TGAAGCTATCAAACCCCTGGCAGAACGTTATCCTGACATTGAGTCGGTGTTTTCTCGCACACCTTTACCTATACAATTTGCTGGCGAGACTGATCATCCAATGCATTCGTGTTGGCTAAGCTTATTTGACGAAGCTGCCGAGAGTTTATTATATTTGGTTACAGAAACTGTGTACACAGGACGCAGACATCATTTGACTGAAAAAACATTCAAACCCATAGCTCTGAGAATGCCGTTTGTGATTGTGGGTACCAAAGGCAGCTTAAAGTACTTACGAAGTTATGGGTTTCGCACATTTGAAGGAATATGGGACGAAAGTTACGACGATTCAGAAGATGAAGATAGGATTAAGCACATTGCCAACCTATTGCGCAACCTTAACGAATTACCGCTGTCGGGCAAACAGGATCTATTTAATATGGCACAGGAAGTTATAGAGCACAATTGGAATCACTTTTATAATGGCGGGTTTGAAGCTGTACTTTGGGCAGAGCTACAAGGAATGTTAGCAAAAATAAAAAAAGACTTTTATTAATGATAAACTTTTGTTACGATGAATTGTCTACTCCAAATATTGGATATCCAAATCTAGCAACTCTTAAAGCAGTTCCTTACACACCCAGTTGGAGAAAATTTGATAGCCAATGGCCTTATACTGTGCCATTGCGTCTTTTATATTATTTTCATTGCTATAAAATTCCTTACAACGTACATCTAGTGTCTAGTGCTCCACAGGGGTCAGTATACCCAATATCAATAGGATGGTTTGATTTTCAATGCGATTATTTTTCTTTAATTCCTGTTAATACATTAAAAAAGATAAAAGACAAAGAAATACATGTTTTATTTTATTATCACGAAGGCGATAACCCAACTAGAATAACACAAAGACTAGACAACTTGTGTCATCGACATAATATTGATATAAAATGTTACACATTTATAAGTGCTAATTCAGCGGCTGAAAATTACTTTTCAGACCATGAGTTTTTCTTTCGCTACATCAATAGAGATCAGGTGGCCGTTCCTATAACCACAGAAAAACGTCAGTATACATTTACTGCACTATGTAGGACTCACAAGTGGTGGAGGGCCACCTGCTTGGCAGACTTAGAACGCAAAGGATTATTAGAAAACAGTTTATGGAGTTACAATACAAAATGCGTCATCGATGATAACTTTGATGATAACCCAATTCAAATTGATCACATAGAAATAAGAAATGAACTAGATTTTTTTATTAACAATGGTCCATATAGTTGTGACGATCAATCAGAAAAAGAACACAATGATCATCACATTGTCAATGCAAGTTTATACACACAATCCTACATACATATTATACTAGAAACACATTTTGATGCTGATCAGAGTGGTGGCACATTTTTAACAGAAAAAACATGGAAGGCAATTAAATTTGGTCAGCCTTTTATAATTGTTGGTCCACCAAATAGTCTAGCAACTCTTAGAGAACGTGGTTATAAAACCTTTGATCATTGTATTAACAACAAGTATGATAGTATACAGGATAATACTAATCGATGGATGGCAATTGTTGATACACTAACACAACTCAATTCTAATCCAGAATTGATTTATCAACAATGCATAGAAGATGTCAGACACAACCAGAGATTGTTTTTGTCCACAGGACATGAAGAGTTAAATAGAATAATAGGAAAATTAAATGTCTAATATTATTAATAGTTACACCAGTTGGCAACCACTTGAAGAAGTAATTGTTGGTTGTGTTTATACGCCAGAATATTTTAACTTTATCCAGGATGAACAAGTTAAAGGTCAAATGACTAAAATACTCGAAGAGTCGGCTGAAGATTTGGATAATCTACAAAAAGTAATTGAATCGTACGGAGCAGTAGTTAAGAGGCCAGATCTTCCAAAAATTAAACAATGGCAAAGTTTGCAAATAACAGATCAAGGTGTCCCAATCCCACCACTAACACCTAGAGATTGGCAAATTACCCTGGGTGAAAAATTATTAAGAGTATTAAATGTTGCGGAAATGAATACTATATGTCGTGACTACGAACAGAAACAACCAGGTAGCATAATTGATCCGCACAATAAAAATTCTGAATCACGCAATAACATATATGACCCTGACCACGTTATGGTAGACGCAGTGGCCAGTTGTATTGTTCGTGTGGGCACAGATGTATTCTTTGACAACAGCGAGTGGCTAACTGACGGTCAGATGGAATGGATTCGAAATAATGTACTAGATAGTCGATATCGAATTCGTAGAGCTGTCACAAATGGGCACGGGGATAGTGTGTTTGCTATATTAAAACCGGGGGTAATATTAAGTACCATGCACGATGGTGATATCAACTACAAAGAAAATTTTCCCGGATGGGAAGTGTGTAAGATTTGGGACGCAAGTATTTTTGCTGCCATGGAGGTTGGAAAATTTCGTCAAGAAAACTTTAATGGACGCTGGTATGTACAAGGTCAGAATCCAACTACTGAGTTTGCTAAGTTTGTTGACACTTATCTGACCAAATGGACTGGGTATGTTAAAGAAACTGTGTTTGATGTTAACTGTTTGGTGTTAGACGAGCAACATGTTATCTTTAGTTCTTACAACAAGATGGTTTTTGATTTTTGCAAAAAACATAACATTGAACCAATAATTTCAGAGTTACGACACAAGTATTTCTTTGACGGGGGCATCAGTTGTTGCACTCAGGATATTCGTCGTCGAGGCGGATTAGAAACTTATCTATAAATTACAACAACTCAAAATGCTTGGCTTTGCTCCACCAATTAAAAGGTGAAAACATTCTTGTTAGTTCCCAGGCACCAACATCGGGTTGGCTGGCCCAAAAACGTGTTAGTTCTTTAGTGTTTATTCTGCGTTCAAGGTCCTGATAATACTGCCAATGCTCAGTGTCGTTGCGTTGAGTCAATGTGTAATTGGTCAATACAAAATCATATAACTGCTTGGTTAGATTCAATGTTGCTTTGTTGTAGACTTTTGGATCTCGGCCAGTGTTGACAAATCTTGCAAACGCTTCAAGATAGTATTGCACAAGATATATGCTGGTTGCTTCCAATGGTTCCATAAATCCCGATGACAGCCCGACTGCCAGCACATTCTTTTCTAAAGGGTTATGTGAATACATGCTGTCATACTTGATAACTCGCAGTTTGTCCACATTTGTGTTAGGAAAATATGTTAAGTATTCAGCACGAGCTTGTTCGTCTGTGATAAACTGACTGCTGTAAGTATAACCACAACCTCTTCTATGAGCTAGCCCTGTGTCCCAGAGCCAGCCAGCTTTGCCTGCATAGGTAATTGTATACTGCGGTTGTGGGCCTGGATCAAGTTGTTGTGGACAAACCACAGCACGATCATTGAGTATGTCTCCATACTTGCTGAATTTAATTCCAACTTTATCTGCAAAAAGTCTAGCAGGACCTGAACAGTCAATATAAAAGTCTGCGCTTAATGTTTGCCCGTTGTCTAATAGCAAACCGCTGACATACCCATTTTCGTGTTGTTTGATATCAACAATGTGCGCTTGTAGATATTTTACTCCGGCTGGGTCAGCGACTCTGCGCTTTAGCATTTGTCCAAACGCTATTGCATCAATATGATAAGCATACTTGCCTTCTTTGACTGGCGGCAATATTCCCGACTCTAAATAATATTGTCCATTACAATTATTACGATCATAGCAGAAGAAGTGTTTCCATACAGTATCTTTTTCTCTAAGCCAATTGTAATGGAAGATCCCTATTTTATGTCTGGCATTTGCTTCAGGCATCCATTCCTCTTCTTTTAATCCAAGAGAATCACAGAAAATACCGATTGCAGGCAAACAACTTTCACCTACACCAATGGTAGGAACATCAGGACTTTCAACTAATGTTACATCAAATCCTTGCTTAACCATATAGCATGCACTCATCCAGCCAGCTGTACCACCGCCTACAACCACAATGGATTTGATTTGATTGTTCATGTTTGTTCTGCAGGAATCAGTTCATAACCATTTAACATTGCCCACCAACTGCATGGGAAAAATAAATTGGTTGAATTCCATTGTTCGACATCTTTTTCTGCCGCTTTTTGTTTGACATAGTTCAGCGTGTTGATCTTTTTCTCAAGATCATTGTAATATCTCCAGTACTCAGTGTCGGTTCTGCCCGACAATGTATAATGACAAAGAACAAATTTTGCTGTGTGATCAAATACTTTTTTCTGGGATCTGTTAATAGCCCCAGCAGGACGTTCCCCTGATGCAAACATTTCTGATTGTACAATCATATACTGAGTTAAAAATATACTAGTAGCTTCTAATGGTTCAATAAATCCGCCAGCAAGTCCAACACAGATAACATTTTGATTTATAGGATTTAAACAAACTTCAGGTACAAATTTTAAAAAATTAATTTTGCTCTTATCGGTTCCTGGATAATGTTCACAATATTCTTCAACGGCCTGCTCATCAGATATGTGTTTACTTGAATAAACATAACCACAGCCTCGTCTTGTGGTCAACGGTATTTCCCAAATCCATCCAGCTGATTTAGCAATTGTTGTTGTATATCTATTAATAGTAGGTAGACTTGGCTGTGCTGTTGTAACTGCACGATCGTTGAGCAAATGTTCGTAACGATGATATTCCATGCCAACTTTGCTTGCTAATAATTTGCGCCAACCAGTACAATCAATGTATAAATCAGCAGACAATTCAAGGCCAGTGCTGGTTATTAATTTTTCTATCCCTGATTCAGGGTTTCCAATAACATCAGTCACGTGACCAACAATGTGTTTACATCCGTGCTTGAGTGCAGTTGTTTTAGCAATAGTGTCGCCAAATTTAAATGCATCAACATGATATCCGTATTCTAATTTTTCACGAGGGGGTAATGTGTTATTTTTTAAGTGCTCAAATTGTTCTTCATGTGTTGTACGATCATAGATAAACCAATGCCACCAGTTTGAGTCTCGATTGTTCCAGCCTTCGTGCTTGATTGCCATTTTAAAAACTGAATCACTAAGTGGCATCCATTCTTCTTCTTCCATGCCTAAAAAATTTGCAAACCAGTTCATAGCAGGTAACGTGCTTTCTCCTACCCCTACTACATTAACGTCGGGACTTTCTATCAGCGTAACTGGGTATCCTTTTTTACTATAATATCCAGCGGCCATCCAGCCAGCTGTGCCGCCCCCAACTACTAAAATTGATTTATTTTGATTGTTCATATGTTTCATTTAGCAAGTACCTTTGTATTTTTCCATTGGTATTTTTGGGTAATTCCTTGGTTACACGAATGTACCTAGGGCACTTAAAATAATCCAATTTGTGTTTTATCAACGATTTTAATTGGTGATCAAAATTTTCTGGGATTTCTACATCGGGTGCTAGTACAATGTATGCAACGATTTCTGTTAACCCATCACTGTTCTCAATACCCGACACACCAGCTTCAAATACCAATTCGTGCGATATTAATAAATTTTCTATTTCTACTGGGCTGACCCAGTTGGCATTCACTTTTAGCATATCTTTAGAACGCCCAACAAACTGATATGTATCACCTTGTTGTATAAATTTGTCTCCTGTTTTACACCATTTACCTATAAAAGTTTCCTGGGACTTTTTGGTTTCATTTTGATATCTAAGAGCCATCGACGGACCATCAATATACAATTCTCCCACTTGATTTTGTACAACACAATCATTGGCATCTTTTACCATTCCTGAAAATCCTGGTAATAATTTTCCTGACACAATAACCGGTGCTAGTAATTCGGTACTACCGTACCCGTCAACGATAGGTAATTTTGTTAACTCCTGCCATCGTTGTTGCATGGTAGATGTTATTGCCTCACCAGCACTTACGCACAATCTTAAAGACCCATAGTTAATTGGTAAATTTTCATTTAACAATCCAACATAAAAAGACGGAACTGATCCAAATAACGTGGGTTTGTGTTTTTTAAATATCCTTGCCGCAGTACTAGGAGTATGTAATTTACCATGCAATATTGTTGTGGCTCCCACAGTCAATGGAGATATAAATGCACTACTTATTCCCCAACTAAAAAACAATTTTGATGTGGCAAAAACAATATCGTCGGACTTATAACCTACATCGATCCCGTAGCCTAACCCTACACCAATCATTGATCTATGAGAATGTACAACTGATTTAGATTCTCCTGTACTGCCCGAGGTAAACAACCAAAATGCTTCGCCGTCTCTTAGAGTTGTTGGGGGATCAAAACTTGATGGAGTACTCAATATATTTAGTTGTTCAATAGATAACACATGCTTGGGCTTGTGTGTAGTTTCAGCAAGGTAACTGTCAATGGATTGATTTTGTGTTGTTCTATTATTTGCAAAAATAATAACTTTTGCGGCGCTGGATTCAATAAAGTGACAAATAGTTTTTTTAGGCGACCACGGATTTCCGATAACCGGAACAAATCCTCCTAATATACAGCCTAGTATTGCAATGCCGCATTCGATAGTGTCCGGCATTAATATTAACACACGATCTTCTCTTGTTAACCCCATGTCTGTGAGACTTTTAGCAAATCCCCGAGATCTATGCTCAAGCATTTCATAACTAATCGAGCTGGTATCATCAATTAATGCAATCTTATTTCCTAATTTTTTTCCAAAAATGTGTTTGGCAAAATTAAATTTAACAGGTATATCTGTTAACTGCATACAGTTACTCCATATAATTTTTCAAATCTATCAGCATCGACTCTATCATTAACCATGGGCTCTCCACGTATGTTTAAGCTGGTGTTTAACAGCATTGGGCAACCAGTCATCACGTACCACTTTGCCAACAATTGTCTAATTCCCGATCCATCATTCGGAACTGTCTGAACACGACTAGTGCCATCAACGTGAACGATAGCAGGAAATATGTGAGGATGCCTGCAACGAGCGATGACTTGCATATACCTACTGTCACTGAAGCCACGAGGCATATCAAAATACATATCAACATGCTCCTCCAGAATGACTGGCGCAAATGGTCTGAATTTTTGTCTGCGTTTGATTTCATTTACACGATCCTTTATTTCTGATCCTCTTGGGTCGGCCAATAAACTGCGGTTGCCCAGTGCTCTAGGACCAAACTCTGCTCTACCGCTAGCCACTCCAACAATTTGATTTTTAAGTAGCTCATCAAGTATACTGTTAACTGGATACGGTCCAGGAATGTCATGCCCAAGAAAAGCACTAGTCCAATTAACTCTGTGACCGTATGCCAAAGCGGCAGCGCCAAGACTGCTGCCTGCGTCGCCAGGATTAGGCATAATCCAAATATTATTAAAATAGTTTCCAAGATGTCTATTTGCAAGGCAATTTAATGCCACGCCTCCCATGTATACAAGATTATCGCTCCAATTTAAAGACTTGGCACGTTTCATTACATTGACAATTAATTCTTCTACTAGCTGTTGTGCTGATGCGGCAATGTCTTCATTGGTGGCAGCTTCTAAGTAAGTTGCATCTAATCCAGTGTGAAGATTATCTTTAAACTTGATAGTATCAAGATCTTCAATAAGACCCTGATTCATTTTTTCATACCACGAGGATTTCCCCCATCCCGACATGCCCATGGTAATGTATTCTTCGTCCATTGGGTGTAGTCCAATACGTTTAGTTATTGCACTATAAAACAACCCTATACTATGAGGATACCGTTGGCTCCACAACTTTTTATAAGTTGCTCGATGTGTAGAATCGTACATTGCTCCCCAGATACTAATAGTATCCCATTCACCTATTGCGTCTATAACGACAACGGTGGCCTTGGTAAAGGGACTGGTTTGGAATCCTGCGGCAGCATGGGACAAATGATGTCCAGCATGTAAAAATAATGGCTCTTTATGAAAAGATACAGGTACATGTTTATGCAAATACTTACGAACAGTAATATCGGTAAAATCCAACGCTTCATTATATTGTCCTGCGTAAAAGTTTCTTAGCTTTTTAAGCCAAGGTTTTTCGTAAAAAGCAACAACGTCTGGCTCGCCATACGATAATGCCTCTGCTACCAAGTCTTGATTGATATGAGGATCATGCTTGCTTTTACTGTAGCGTTCGGCGTGGCCGGCAAATAAAATATCGCCTTGATTAGCAATTACCGATACGGCAGCGTCATGAAAACCAGCACTTATACCTAGGTATTTTTTCATTTGTAGATAAATGGATCTCGTTTACGTAACTCTTTGAGTTTTTTTCTATATCTTATTTCAAGTTTAATTCTATTGATTAAGTTTTTTAACCAGTTCATATTAGTTCTTTCGATTGATTATGTTTATCTGACGGTCTATAAAGTCTGAGTCTGACCAATGATAGTCGTATATAGCACAACTACTGCTGGTACTCACGCTGTATACATCTAGACTATTATTTAATTGATTCCAAACGGTCAGGTAATCTTCTGTGTTAAAACTACGTTTTAAATCTACTTGTCCCACTTGAGGATGCCCAATGGTTAATAGTTTATCATTAGGGTCAAACCCATTGACTATTAACCATTCTTTAAATTCAGCTAGTTTAATTTGTTGCCAGCTGTGATTACCTGGATTATTTGCCCACTCAATATCAAAATCTCCAGCGGCTTCAGTCTGACTGCGCATAGAGGTAGTGACTAATTCACTAACTCGACTGTCACGGCCTTCGTCCATGAATACTTCCCAATGATGTTTTCCAATTGCCTTGTTAACTCCAACAAACACTCCTCCAAGACTGCGGTTTATTGTTTCAATACCAAATAAATCATAGTCATTTTCGTCAAGAGTAAATCTTGGCGCATTTAACCAACACATTAGTTGGCTGGGTCGTTGCCACTCAGGTGCTTCTATTTCTTTACGATAACTCAATGCCCATGTTTCAAACTCATGACAGAGTAAATTTAATTGTCTTATATGCCAGCGTATGTCAGCACTGGCGTGATTAAAATAAACCGACATGCTACCGCTTACGCCCTGAAGGTCTTCAAAATAACGATGCAACCAATTCAAGCGTTCATGAATCATATTCCTACCAACTGTTCTTGATCCTACAGGATCATCAGTGATAGTGTTTTCCATTGTAAAATAATCATCAATGGTATATCCAATATTTGCTTGATTAATTGCATTTATTGATTTGTTTACCTGTTCAAGAATGTACCACCCATTGCGCTGACTTTGAGTAAATCCTAAAAAACAAAAATTTTTTTCTAAATGAGAGTCATTTGTTAACAAACCGTTTAATGCATTTAACCATTTACGAGATAATGAACTATCATAGACGTCAATATAAACTGAGTGAAGATTATCTGTATTTCTATTTTTAAGTTCAATTTTAATCTGTTCTAATATTTTTCCACCAGCCATATATTTTGTTATCCTGTTGTAGTATTTGGTCTAGCCCAAATGTATCATTTCTAATAGATTCCAATTGTAACATTCTGAACTTTCCTCTTGCAAGACCTTTTTCCCAGGTGTCGGGCCATTGTTCTGCAAAAGTTGGGCGTGATTTTAGTTGTAGTAACACATCCTTCAACGCACCTGGAGGTAAGTTAGTTACTAGACGATCTACTGTGCTGTCTAATAACTCACGAGGCAATGCCAATGGACTCATAATGATGTCCGGGCTAAAACTAAAAATCACCTTGGCTAATATATCAACCCCAAGCTCATTTGATAACTGCTGTATATTACCAACTTCAAATAGTCCAGGTAATGTGAGAGTAAAATCAATTCGCATTTGCCTGCGATGTTTTTGTATCTCAATTCCCTGTTTAAAGTTTTTTAGAAAGGTGGAATATTCAAGCCCTGTGCGGATGTATTCTCCTGTGGCTCCTGTTCCGTCGAGGCTGGCACAGATTTGCCAATCGCGAACATTAGATAAAATATCACGATATAGATTAATACCCCGAAAATCAACGCGACTAAGATTGGTGTTATACCTGGCATATAATTGTCCTCCATCATTTAATTCAATAATACGTTTCATATACCGCCAATGTTGTTCATACATTAGAGGTTCACCGCCTACCCAATAGACTTCTTCAACTCTGTGTTCTTCTACTGCTTCTGCAAATTCTTTTTCAATTTGCGTGTCCTGGAATTTACTAATTTCTGTTCTTACTGCTGGTTTCATCCAGTTATTTCTTGGATCCGAATAGTCAATAAGATTGTGTTGACGTTCTTCGCTTTCCCAACTACTAGACAACATATCCCCACACATGCGACATTTGAAATTGCAAAGATTGCTAAATCTATAATCCCAACTTATTGGTTTCATAGTTGTAGATCCGTTAGGCTGTGTTTTTTCCATGGCCTCTTCATAACGATGTTTGAATAGGTGCCAGAAATATGTTCGATAGACATCAGTATTTAACAGTTTACTGTTACAAACATCACATTCGGGCAAAATTTCTCCTGCCATCATACGTTGTCTAACACTTTTCATATGATCGCTATTCCAGTGTTGATCTAGTGTGAGTGGAATATATTTTCCTGTGCCTGCTGATGTGTCAATGTACTGTTGAAAATTTTGTGCAGGTTCGCGGCTAGCACAACACATTCTGCGTTCGGTTTGAGGACTTAGATAGGTATGCACCCAGGGTGCCATACACAAAGATTCAGGTTTATTCATAAGCAATTGTTTTAGCCAACTCTGAATGATGTTGATTTAAATCTTGGCTTCTTCGTAGATCTATTTCTTTAATTTTTTCACGTAGTAAAGAACCATCAAGACTTGTTCCTTGCATCATAAATTGAATAATTTTTTCAAACTCCTGTTTTGTATTACCTAGAGTTGCTGTACTTTCCAATTTTTGTTTGACATATTGTTTTGACAGTTCAGGCAATGATCCTATGCTAAAATAATATGCTTCGTGCAACATATTCCAATAGATAAAATCAAAACTAGCCAACTTGTGCCAGGCCGCAAGCTCTTCAAGATACAGCACATTAAAAACATTAACAGTACTACAACATTGTAACTGTAGGTTAGGCATTGTAGATTGTAACAATTTAAACTTGTTAATGTTTTCGTTTACTTCTTTCCAACTAGCATTCATGCGTTGGTATTCAAATCTTGGTCCTACGTCATCTATGCTAAATGCAACTTCAACTGTTTTAAAGTGTCGCCAAATGTCAGGCGCACGTTCAGGAACTATGGTTCCGTTTGTATTGTAATGTATCTCTACTTGTCCAGCAATTCCTCTGTCTATAATTCCTTGTAACATATCAAAATGTTCGCTGATCATAAAAGGTTCGCCACCGGTGAATTCTATATAGTGTATGTCAGATAGGCATTGATCAATTTGTTGCCAAAATTGTTTATTTTCTCTTGGCCAACTACCAGCACGTAGCATCTGATAGGCAAATGTTTTTTTACGATCTTGGTGTGGTACAGCCATCATTTCTTCTGTTGCATACGAACTTGATGACCACGAACCACATATACGGCATTTAAGATTACAGATATTTCCTAGTTTTAAATCCAAGAACATCATTGGTTTTTCATCTTCACTCCAGGACTGATTGCCAACAATATGTTTTAATCGATCAATAGTGTGCATTCGTTTACTTGTTCTACCTGAATCTTCTTCGTTCCAACACTTCTTACAGGTATTAGGTTTTTGTCCTGTCAGGAATTGCTGTCTAAGATTTTTCATGTAATCTGAATTTCTTATTTCAACGAAGTCGGCTTTGGTCAATTCAAATTTATTGCCATCATTGTCAATTATTTCATCTTCGGCAAGACAGCAAGGACGTACAGTCCCGATGGGACTAGCTTCTAAACTGATCCAAGGCAGTACACAAAATTTATCCTGTGGTAATTTCATTTTAATGCCGTTAATTCTGGGATGATATCCAAGATGTTTTCGTTTCTAATACCGTCCAGATCATGCGTCTTACGCCAAAATTGATCTATTAACTGTGTGTTATCCGTGGCATTCATAAAGGTGATTGCACTTTTAAAACCTTGTGTGGCACGACCCAACGGATCTCCTACTTGTGTCAACCATTCGATATGATCATAATACTGTGCTGTGAGTCTCTCTTTGTAGTTAGCAGGAGCAATATCAATTCTATAATGCACAGGATCTTGTAAAATGTTTACATTAAGATCCTGTGGTTTTAGTAGGCCTTGTTGTACCCATGCACGATGGAATTGTGTTAAATGCATGGCATTCATAATACTTAATGTAGGACTGATATAAAAATCCACGCCTGGACAGATTTCAATCATGTCTCTGCGATTTTGTTCTACCACTGCCCAATCAGTGCCTTTGCGTATGTATTCCGCACGTGGTCCCATTGCATCTAAACTTGCGCCAACTGCAACCGAATTAAATTGTTTCCAGTACTCAAATACGCTATTACCTTTAAGGTCTGTGTGCGTGAAGTTGGTGTTGTATATCAGTCTAACATCAAAGCGGCCACGTTTGACCAGTTCGTCAAGAATGTTATAGTGCTCTTCCATCAGCAAGGGTTCGCCGCCAGCAAAGTAAATCTGCTCCACATAGTCCAGGTGTGGCTCTAGTTGTTGCCACATGTCTGTTTCGGTGCGGCCGGCATAGTTGAGTACTTTATTACGATCTTTCCAATCACCGCCGGCCAGTTTGGCCTGGTCTTGATACCACTGTGAACTAAAGATGTGTCCACATGATCTGCACTTTAAGTTGCACAAATTACTAAAGCGAATGTCCCAGTAAGTCATTTCAAAGGGATTTTCTTCCAGTTTCTTTATCTGATGTCCGTGATGCTTGTTGGCGCTTTTGCGGCCACTAAAGAATCCAGATTCTTCTTGTTCATAACAGCGTGTGCAGGCGGCGTGTGGAGTTTCGCTCAACATGTCTGCACGTAGTTTCTGCATGGGTTTGTCGCGCCATATTTCTTCTAGTGTGTTTGTGCGACAATTACCCACAACACCGGGCTTCATTTCAGCATGACAGCAAGGATATGCTTCTCCGGTGGGATAAGCGTGTAAATGTATCCAGGGATAGATGCAGAACGTTTTAGAATCTTCTAATAGAAAACGCTCACGCTCGGTGAGTTCTGTAGAACGCACTAGGTCTGTACTGTTATACTTGTATTGAGTCATACCATTCTTTAAGATTAGGAAATGCCTGAGCAAAATCTTTACCGCGGCGCTGATCATATTGTGCATGAAACTTGTAAAAATCATTCAGCAATTTAGGCATGTCAAACGCATCCGAGTGCGGAGTTTTTACCACGTCTAGATAATCAATTAATCGCTGAGTGTGATTAATTTCGTGTTCGTGCAAATAGCTGTGACCTTTGTGTTTACCCATCCAGTCAATTAAATCTTGTTTGTATTGATTTCTTAAAGATTCACCGAGTACCAATGCACTTTGGAAACTGGGGAATCGCAGGATATTCAGTGTAAAATTAATATAGTCACGACCGTAGATTTTTTTCCATTCAATCAGTTGGTCTAAATGTTTAGGAAGGCTATCCAGGCACAAAGCATTAATAGTACACATACAATGTACCACTATACCAGCATCCAATAGTTTCAGCACATTAGCACACCACGCTTGATAGTCTAGACCGTCTCGAATGTATTCTGCTTGTGTACCCACTGCTTCCATGCTTGTGTATATTTCTACTTGCAAGCCTTTAATACTGTCTAGTAAACGATCTATGTCTACTTCAGCACCTAAATTTGAATTAATTGCCAATTGTGTGTGGCTACGCCCGGGATTGTTTTTAAACCAGTCAATCAGTTTCCAGGTCTCACCTGACATCAATGGCTCACCACCGGTTATTCTGAGCTCCTGAAGAGTTTGGTGGAGGTCGCTTTCCCACCAAGCAAAGAATGCGTCCACATAAGGATTTTGTTCTCCAAACTTGTAAAGTTGGGAGGCAGCGTGATCATGAGTAAAATGATTCCTGCCATCGCTAACCAAGCCCTGGTAAGCGCCGTTGTTTCGTATATCTTTAACCCATGTACTACTAAAAGCAGGATTACAGTAGCTACAAGCAAACTGGCAAGTGCGATCAAACGCAATCTCTAGTGTTCGAAGATTGATGTCATTGCTGGCCGGAGTGCGGAAAGCATGATTTAAGTCCTCTATAGGGTAAATTTTACTTTTGTATACACGGTCACTGATTGCATCTCGGCCAATGTCTTCAATTTTCCAGCAGTATTCACAACCGCTAGGACGCTCACCTTTCTGCATCATTTCTCTATCGGCTTTTTTTCTCTGTGTGTTATGTAACGCTGATGGGTTGCGTTTAATATCATCTACATCAATAGCGTGTGCCGGTGGATGATGACAGCTAGTTGTTTGGCCTGATCCTAGCCATATAGTAGCATTGTACCATTTGGCCGCACAGAAACTAGAACTTTTGGTATCTAATATTTGTTGTCGGAATTCTAAATCATTCATCGAAGTGACTTTGTTTAATAAATTGCAGGAATCGTCTAGGAAATTCTTTACGCACAGTTTGGCGCATTTCAAGCAGATGTTGTTGATTGTATTTACATACATTATAACACGATTTGAGGAATTCATCAAGATCTTGCTTACACAAATCTTCAACTATTTGTGTAATACGTGTGAGTCTATCCTGCGTATTGTCAATTTCATCAAAACTTTCATCAATCACATGTGAAAATGTTTGAAATCCTAGATTGCGCATGTCTCGATAGTATCCTCGATTGGCTGCCGCTATCCACGGGTGTCCAATAGCCACAGGTTTCCAAATTTTTTCAGTTCTAAAACTATACGGATAGTCACATACTGTTTCGGAAACTAGACTAAAATATGTATCAATATAAGGTTCTGCTTTGAGATAGATTTCTCCCCATTCTTGATCAAACAGATTGTGTTTAATAAAGCCTAATTTGGGCACTAGATCAATGTTGTTACAATAACGATCAACTTCGTATTTGGATGGCAACAGGTGTGGTTCTCTCAAAGTAAACATCTGATCCTGCCCATTAAATGGCACAGATAAATTTGAGTACATACTTTTTCTTGATTCAAGACTAGTCCACAGACTTTGATCTAACAGTCCCATTAAATCAAGTTTTTCTATTAGGAATTTTCTATGTCCTCTCAAGCGGCCATTTAAAAACAAAAATTTAAAAGGCTTGTTGGGCGTGGAGTACAAGGCCTCTGACCGATTAATCTCTATTAGATTTTGTTTATAGTCATGTATCTTGGGCAAGAAACTATCATAGACTAAACACGGCCAGTCTGGCTCCATGTCTCCGCCACCGATTAATAAAATACGCCCTTGCACAACAAGATCGGCAATGTTATGCACACTCTCACAATGTGCTTTTAACGTTTCGCTACCTTCAGCTGGATTGCTTAATACAACACGTATAGTGTCAGATTCAACTAACTCACGAATTCTCTCTTTATTCAAATTAAATTGTGTTCGACCTATAATATAAATTGCACCCGGAACAATAGTGTGATTACTAAAATCATAAAAAGACTCATCTTCCCAGGGTAGTAGTTGATCGTAGACTTCGCAAAATGTATCTAGAATAAGTTTACGTTTGTCTAGCATGGTACTCACATTCTTTCCACCAATCTGACATTTCAGGAAATGTTTTTAAAAAATCTGTTCCTCGTCGAGAGTCGTGTTCGTTAAAAAATCTATAAAAATCAGCACGATTTTTATTAACGTAACCTTGTTGCAACTTCTGTCCATCTTTCATCCAGGCAATATCTCTGCGCAGGCGTTGTACTTCGTAGTCTTTAAATCCGTGAAATGGGTTGCTAGGGGTTTCTAAATTAATTTCCATCCAATCAGCAATTCGTTCAAGTATGCTTGCATAGGCTGGTGGAAGTATTTGTAGACTTTGCCAGGTTGGTTGTCTAAGAAGAGGCGTATCAAACCAAACACGCTGATAGGTATGGCTATGTTGTTTTCGTAATTCTAATATCCATTCCAATTGTGTTTTTAACCCTAACACACTTAGATTGTTCATGGTAATAATAAATGTCAAACTATTACGATTAGGAATGTCCAACAAGAAATGATTTACACGGCTTTGCACACGATAAAAATCCATGCCATGGCGAATGTATTCAGCATGCTCTGGTATGCCTGAATCCAAACTAACATACTGCATAAAATGTTCAATGTTGGTGTTACATAACTGTTTAACATAATCAAAATACTTGTTCCATAACTGCGGTTCTACGCTAAAGTTACTGGTAACATTTAAATGCAACTCAGGGTTGGGTAGTGCTAGCACATAGTCAAATACCTTGTAGGTATTTTTATCCATTAGAGGCTCGCCACCAGTCATGCGAAAATGTTTTAGTTTAGGATATAATGTAGGCCACCACTTCCAGAACGCTTCCACATAAGGGTTCTCGTGACTAGCTGGTATAGGTCGATTGCGGCCAGTGAAGTGGCTAGGATCATTATGGATAATACTAGTAGGATATCCGCCTGAGCGTTGTACTTCTGCTTGCCAGGTGCTACTAAATTGTGGACTGCAATAGCTACAAGATAGATTACAAGCGTGATTAAAATTAACTTCGACATAACTAGGCACAACATCTTCATTGCCTGTTGAGTTTTTTATTTGTTCAAAATCCATTGCGGCCCAAGGTTCACCGCTACGATAGTGTCTATCACTTAGTTTTCCTAGATCCTCCATGGTCCAGCAATAACTACACTCCGAAGGTCGCTCGCCGTTGAGCATCATTTTACGCTGTTCTTTTTTATATGGAGTATTGTGTAATGCTCCAGGATTATGTCCAATTTCTTCTATGGGTATTCTATGCAATGGTGGATGATAACAACTGTTGTTCATTCCGGTGGGCAGATGAAGGCTAACTTGTTTCCACTTGGCCAAACACAAGCTAGGTCCTAGCACAGTTTTCATATCTTCTGCAGAACTTAAAAATTCAGATTTAAAGTCTGTTAATTTTGTGTCAACTTTATTATTCATTTAAAATATTTTGTAAAAAATCAAAAAGTTGCTCGGTACCTTTAACATTTAGATGTCCGTCATCAAGTCGACCATTTGGACCAATCATGGGATATTCTAACTGGCGAACCGTTTTTCTGTTTTCCCAGGAAAATCCAAGAACTTTTTTGTTACAAGAATTTAAAAAACTAATTGATGTGTCGATTAACATGTCACTTAAATTTTCACTATACGGAGGACCAAAAACAGAATAAAAATATTTGTACATCTCAGTGTGTGCAATATCAAGTGTTGCTGGCTCAAGAGCCAGTCCTTTACCGTGAAACCCTGTAAAAAAATCTAAATTCTGATCGTTATATTTTAATCCAAATCTAGACGAATATGTAAAACCTAATACAAATATATCGGCATTTTGAAAATTTTGATAAGCATCAAATGCAATAGACATATTACTTTTACCTTGCCTTGAGTTGTCAATTACTTGATACCCGCCGCGAGTATTAAATAGGCTTCCTAAAGAATCTTGTCTTTTAAGACCTTGCCCGTAGGTCAAACTACATCCGTCAAGGTATAATCGTGTTACCATCCTTCTTGTTCCCTTATTACATCTAGTTCGCGTGTCATTATACCTCGGTTGTGCCAGTTGCTCAGATAATGATGTTTAAAAAATTCACTTTCTTCTCGACCCAACACAATGACAGGTAAATCCAGTTGTTGATTTAGATCGGCAGCAATTCTATCAAACACGATTTCTGGAGTGTGATCTTTGACAGTATCCCACAAAGTTGCTAACGCATCAAAATTTTGAACTAGCCGATAATCCCAGTCGGTTAGCATGGTCATGTAAGTGCCCATTCTGCTGCCGGCAATGGCCCAGGCACCGTTTTCAGCATCAGTTCCTACATTATGCCAAATTGTAAGATGATCAAAATTACGTTTATGCACACGATCTCTAAATTCAGCCACTGATGGTTTATGACCTTTGTCTAGGCACATCTTGACACCTTCTCTAAATCCTGCTCGCCAGGCCTGGAACGGTGTTCCGTTTGGATAGGTAGTACTGTAACAATCATACATGGCAAAGTAATTAGGCTCAAAACAAAACTCAACAAGACTTTCATCTCGTCCATCTGTGTTTTCATGAGTTTTCATATTCCACACAAACTCTCGAGTCCAAGAACTTAATCCTCCATTACCATACATTAATCCGTTGATATGATTACGTGCTCTCCAACGAAACACTGAATTGTGTTTATCATCATCTTTAAAATCTAATGTTAGATTAAAAAATTTCGAATCTGGCAAATTGTCGCCGTCGATTAAAATAAATCGTTCTGTTTCGCTGACATCACCAGCGGCTTTGTGTGCGGCATCTGAGCCTTTAACACCATCCACACGTTTGGCCCAGGGAACCATGTTTTTAATCTTGACCCAGAATTCTTCTTTCTGTGGTTCATCATAGCTGAGGTAAATCACATCAAGATCAGCAATATCAACTTGTTTCATTAGTTCTTAAACTCCATTTTATATTAGGTATAGAATTATCTACAACAACACAGATATCCCTAGGATCACAGGGTATTCCTGTGTCTCCTGGCACCAATTTATTAGTGATAGTGTGTTTTATATAGATTAATTTATTGTCGACTACTCGAACATTACTTGGCAACAAGGAAAATGTTTCTCTGTCGATTTCAATATAATTACCTGGCACATCCTCCATGCTATAAAATAAAGGAAAGCCTGCATCATCATGATATAAACGATAAAATATTGGTTTTGGTGTCGGTAGATCCCATTCGTTGAATGCTTTCCAAAAATTTTCTGTAGTTTCATTCATTGGCTGTGGCCCAATCTTTTATATGATAATGAAAGAATCCACTTTGTGTAATTGTGTGTATCCTTAATCCAGGGTCTGCATTTTCCCAGACTAGTTCTTTGCTCCAATTGCCGGTATGTGTGGGTATAATATAACGCTTCATATGAACAATTGTAGGACCAAAATTTGTTGGTAATACACAATTCTCAATGCCGACTATTTTGGCAGCCATGGCATATACTAAATCAGTTGTAGGGATATCGTCGGGGAATTTTAATAATTTTTTAAAGGACTCCCAGTCAGAAAATATTGCCCTTACTAAATCAAAAAATTCCTTGGCTGTTTTACTCACACGCCAGTAAGTTATAGCATTGTAAACATCAGGCAAGTTGTTAGAATCAAAAACTTTTCTGTAATATCTTGACTTACTTATCTGTCCGTAAAAATCTCTACAGCCTTGACTGATTGCCACATCTTGGTGTTCAAACAATGTCCACCAGTGGTCCACAGCACTTGTGGCAATCATGTCTGCTTCTAGTTTAATAGTTTGTCTATAAGGACTAGCGGCAAATACTTGCCAGTCGTTGGCATATCCTCCTAGGTCACCGTGTGGCAACGGAATCACATGATCGAACACAGGGTCACTGCATTGTTTTACTGACAGTACAGAGATATTGGCATCTGGATGCCACTGGCGAATAGATCTAGCAAGTTGTACAGCACAACCCAAGTAGTCAACAGAGTCAGTGTCAATTGCCGGAATAAGATAACCACGTTCAGCAAGGATTGGCAACGATGGCTCCTAGTTGTTGTTTGCCCATGGCGTGAAAGTCACAGTTTTTAATATCCACCCAACGAGGTTTTCCTTCACTGTTATTAAAATCAATTCTATAATAGTCTTGACTAACTTGTGACAGTTTATGTGAAGGTGTTACACTGGCCAAACTCCAGGGAATTGCTGGATGATCCGTTGTGTGTCCATTTAACATGCAAAGAGAAATACTTAGTGCATGGTCGTTACGATAAACAGACCTACCTGTTCCGTAGATATTTTTATAATGTTGCCAATTTTGTTTAATCATTGTCATTGACTCAAATAGCAATTGTGATTCTTGGCTGCGTTTAAAATACATCACTGTGGCCCACCACATGGGCATTTTATGTCGACCGAAATAATTTAAATCTTCAAAGTCTTGTGTGCCTGTGAGGTCGTAGGCCCACCGATGACATAAAAAATTTTGAGTTGTATTCAATGCACATTTTAATTGATTACTAGCTACTACATAATCGGCGTCAAGCACTAATGTGTTATCCCAGGGACTTAGACTATATGCATCGGTTCTGTTAGAATTAAACCACGGTACAGACTTACCAATGTCATCAAAGAAACGATAGCCGCCGGCATCAGTTGATGCAGTGATCACTTGATCAAACTTATTAAGATAACCCGAATCGGACACGTTGGTGACCACTGCTACCGGAATACCCAGGTGACGTTTTATATTATCAGCTGACCAGGCCGCTAGGGCAAGATAATCAATGTTGCTGTTGTTGAATGCAAAGATCAACGCACCAGTTGTCATCTTTTTTTGCCTAATTCTTCATACTCGAGTAACCATGCATTCATTTGTTCCTGCCAGCGACCAAGGGCCAAGTATTGTAATTCTGTTGGATTGATTTTTACAGGATTACCATACAAATCTAAAATTACAATATCATCGTCCACTGAGCAGGCATGTAACAATGTCAATAACTCAGGACCTGCCTGCCACATTCCTCCGTTATAAGCAAATATCATTTTGCCCTGGTACTTTTCTTTAAGGATGCGTTTTGTGGCCGCATGTTCAAAACGGGCACGTGAGTGTGCAATCAAGTTGTCATTATTCATATAGTCAATTATACAGGGTATATTGAAAAAAGTAAAGGGCCCAGAGGCCCTTTTGGTAAGATCGTTACAATATTAAGATACTGTTGCAGCCACAGTTGGGGTTCCCCAGGCGGCCGTAGTAAGATAAGTTGTTGATGGTGGAATATACGATACCAGTGTAGCCGGAGCAGAGCCAAAAGATACACCAGAGCTGTCAGTCCCGCCACTGATGTTATCAGGACCAAAGCTACTGCCCGGATCAACCCAGGTTGTTGTTAATACCAACTGTGTTCCTGATCCAGCTGTTCTAGCATTAAGTTCAATATATTGATTGGTATATGGTGCAGTATCAGCAAACTGTTTATATAGTACAGTATTACTGGTTGTTAATTGATACCATCCAGTGGTAGTTGCTAGTGTAGTAGGCGATCCTGATCCACCAGATTTTGTAGTGCCAGTATAACTTGTGCCATTGATAGTCTGGGCGGCACTATTAACTCGTCCTGTGATAAAAATACTACCGCACAGGGTTGAAGCCAAGTCATTCCATTCAGTATCAGCAACTGTGCCAGTTGACGACTTGCCAACTTGCCATTTAACTATGCCGCCAGCATTCCAAAAGTAACGTGCGGCATCTGCTGATGCAAATGTAACAGTATTAGTAAATGTAATTGTCCAAGCAGACGCACCTGAACCAGTTCCTGAAGTTTTTGCACTTGTGCCTGTCCAGGCAGTATACTGAGTTCCACTGCCGACTGCATTACCTCTGTTGGTGGTTAAATTGGTCAAGTCTGTGTTTAAATTTGATAAGATGTTAATTGTATCACCAGCAGTAGGCGCTGATCTCGATGTAATTCCTGTGCCTTGGTGGCTGGCCATGCTTGATATGTTATTAACCAGTGTTGCCCACTGAGTGGCTGATACTATTCCCAAGGCACTCACTGTTGACACAGCACTCTGACCGTATCCCTTGTCAGTTGACCCTGCCGCCCAAATATCGTTAACGTTGGCACCTGCTGTAGTGCTAACAAAACCGTTGTAGTCGGTTGCCTGAATTAATCCACCTGATGAGTACGTCATTTTCTGTTGTCCTAGTTATTTTTATTTGGTTGCAACAATGGCTTCCACTGTGCCTTCGTTGATGTCTAATTTGTCTTCCAAGGAACGACCGATAACATTAAATGCTGACGCTTCTCCAGGTTTGGCTGAACGAGCTAACCCAAAACCTGCTGAAACTAATCTGTCGCCTTTACGAACCATACCAACCACACGAACCGGAACTCGACCTGTCATTGCAATTGGTGGATGTGTTTCGTCTGTGCCGGCAGCTGAATTCATTAGATAGGCTGCTTGTGTACTTATAACACCAAACACATTTTCTGACAATTCAGTAAGAGAAACAGTGATTTCGGCAATGCCGCCGAGCTCAACAACTGTTCCAGCTGGGTAGGTAGTGTCTGAAGCAAAACGTTCAGCAACGTCAGCATATTGAGCTGAAGTAGCCTTGGCAAATACAGTATTAAAGTAACCACTGCTTGAACCAATATTGCCAACACCGTTGCCGGCAGCATTGACAATGCTACCAAGCGTCACAGAACCAGTGGTTACACTTAGGTTTCCACCAGTGACATTACCTGTTACTGCAAGAGTGGTTGGAATAGACACAGCAGAAGTTGCACCATTTACTGCCAGTACTGTGGTTACTACGCCTCCATCATTGACTTTGAGTGTTAGGTTGGCATCTTGTGTTTGATTCTGAAGAACAACTTCTGAAGTGGCTGTTGTAACAGAAATCTTTGCATCCTGGTCAGCGCCGACAGTTAACCCTGTGTCATTTAAGATACCCAGTGTTCCTGAAGTTGTATCATTGCTGACGGCACTTAAAAAGTCTGTGCTGTCAAGTCCATCTAGAGTTTGTGCATTAGTAGCACTTCCACGGAACAATGCGCTTGTAACAGTGGTGCTTAGTTGTATACCTGGACCAACTGTGCTGAATCCAGTGATTGCAACTTGGGGAGTGAATGTTGCATCTTTTGAAACAATACCAACAACAGTATCTTCAACGTATAGTTTAACAACCACGTGATCTATTGAAACGTTATCTGTTACTGTTTCGACCACAGCACCCGACGTTCCTTGGCCAGCAGTTGATGCTGGACCAATTAAAATAAAGGCGCTACCGTTGTAGGCTTTAAGTTGTTGATTTACTGTGTCAAACCATAAATCTCCAGCTACGTTACTAGTTGGTGCTGTAGAACTTGCAGTTGAAGCTGAGATAACTTTAAATGTTGTACCATTGTACACTTTCATTGTGGCGGTAGTTTTATCCCACCAAAGTTGTCCAGTTAAAGGTGCACCTGGTGCAACAGTATTTGCTCCACTTTCTAACAAGTGTATAAAGTTTTCGTCTAAAAACTCACCGTAACCAGCATAGTTTTTACCCACTAGGGTCATGCTAGAACTAGTATTGATGGTACCATCTGCAATTGTTGCAAAGATTGATCCATCAGTTAAATTGATTGTATATGCCATTTTTAATTCACTCCATCCTGATAATAGTATTTATAGCAGAATTCTCTACTCATATTTATGCTGAACTCAAGTTAGTTAGAGTCTGGATTCGTACAGTATAGTCGATTTGAATCTGCCTATTCAAACTCTTTTGTACTGGGTGAAAAATAACATGAGTAATTAACATCAAGTTATCATTTGCACCTTCCCAGGCTTTTAATCCTAGTTCGTCAAACACAAATTCGCCATTGAAATTAGTTGAATTATCAAAGGCCTGTTGTCCAGCTGGCTCACCGTAGTCTAGTAAACAAGTTACTAAAACGTCGGTATAAACTTTGCCAGATGTATGTAAAACTGTTAAATTGTTTCTTGTTGGATCCGTGTTAGCAGGAGAATTATTATCTACTACTTTTAGGTATGTTTGATTATATAAGTCAGCATTTTGTCCGGTGGTATTTGGCGGCAAATATGTAATTACACCTGTGGGGTCTACGGATGCTCCACCATTACCAAATGCCATGGCATAGATGAAACCAAGATTTTTATTGGCAATGCTCTGTGCCAGCGCAATACTCATATTTTCATAATGAATAGCATTATGCTTGTCTACAAATATTTCTTTAGAATTAGGATCGTGGATCTTTAAGAATCCTTCGACCAAAACAGGACCCAAAGACATCATGCTCGTTTCTCCACAAAAGTTTCTTTAGTGTTTGGGTCAAATATTTTGATATGACCTTCTATGCTGAACGCCCCGGTTTCGTTGGGTTTTGGAGCAGGATTTTGCGCCTGCTGTCCAGCGGGTTTATTTGGTTGCGTTTGTTGAATCATACTTTATTTACCACGTTTATTCACCCATGATAAACCTTGCTGCCTGCGTATTGGTAACTTGTAGTGCTTGCCCGTTGCTTGCAGTAGTTGTTCCTGGTTCGTACCAACTCTTTCCTTGACGTACTCGTATAGAAACTTGATAATTTTGCACAGGTGCGGTATTGAACTCAACAGTAACCGGCGCAATAGAAGTTACTGTGTATCCACCAGCTTGTAGTGTTCCTGCAACATACACCTGTACAGCATTTTCAAGTAAGTCTATATCTCCAGTCAAGCTGATGTTTTCTGCAACAAACACAGTTTGGGTACCAGCAGATAGGTAATTTTGATAAACTATTTTATCTTGATATTCCAATGGCAGGGCATTTGAAAAACCTGAATTAATTACATCATCTCCAACGGAGTGACTGGCAACAGCAGTACCGGCTGTGCCTCGACGCAGACCGCTGATGGTGTTTAATCCTGTGTCTTTAGATCTGTAGGTAATTCGTTCACCTTCGATTATTACAATACCAAAAATACCATTTGGTAAATCTGGATCACTTAAATGTGACGCATCATCAACATAAATTATGTCAGCATTTTCCTGTACCGACTGTACTAGAACAGTTGACGTGTTGGTAGTGACTCGATAGGTAGTTTGTAGGCCTCTCATGTCTTGGAATATACGGAATTCAGTGCCGCCTGGGATAACGCTGTCTGTATAACTAGCAATAGTCACAACTGAGGCAGCGCCAATTGGTGGGCCTGCAATGATAATGTATTGTCCGTCAACATAATAGTCATTGTTTTCAAACAAGTATCTTCCGTCAAGTGTTACGCTCACGCGGGCGCCGTTGGCAATAGGTCTACCAGTATCAAATTTATTAGTTTGAATTAAAATACCTTGGCTATAATCATACGACCCTGGATCATTATTAATTGTTCCTAAATCATAGACTGTTTCGTCATAACTTTCTGTTATCACTGCGCCTTGTGTTTCAGGACCAACAAACACCTGAGTTAACAATTCTTGTTGTGCTGTATCGTTAAATGTTGTAACACTGATTACATCGCCAAGCACTGGGATAACTCCACCATTGGGTTTGAAGATCAGTTGGTTGCCGTTGAGGTAATACGGAGATGCAGTTCTGACTGAGATTAACACCGTTGATCCTATGGCAGGCAATGAACTCAGAGTAATAGTTCTATCGTTTCCAGCAACATACGGATCAACTACATAACCAACTCCAAGAATTAACGGTACTGTGTCAATGTAAACTGCTACATCGTTGTCAGCCACTAGTGATTGACTATATGCTCCTCGACTTGGCAAATAATACTGTAGACTTGATCCATCTGAAATATATTCGGCCCCTTCGGCTGGTCTTACTCGAATACCATTTTTCTCAACAATGATGTTTGCTGGATTAGTTCCTGACAAACTCTCAGATAGTGTAAACGATAGTGCTGTTCCATTAGACACAAAATATTGTGTCAGTGGAGTGCTCCATTGATATGTGTAGTTTGTGGTACCAGCTGTGTACCCCATTGCAGTTACTACCACAAGGTCGGACACTTGATAGGTATTGTTCAATGTCAACAATGTTGATGGCAGACCGCGAACATCTGCTGTGGGTGTAAATGTAAAGTCTGTGTCTAATTCTCCATTGACAAAAATTGCAAATGTTGCTATTAAACTATAACCAATTGGAATTACAATTCCGTTATTGACCACTGCACCATTAAATGCATATTTGTACAATTGATTGCCGCCACCAATGCCGTATACGCTGATAGAAACATTATCACCAGTGGAAATATTTGATGTAACTGTTATTGTTCTTGCTACCCAATTAACAATATAGTGGTCTCCAAGAATCAACTGTTGCCCAGTTGTTGCATTCCACACACGTACTTGATCTGGATAATCAACCAGGCCAGCAAAACTGAAGTTATTGTCAATGCCGTCATATGCGTAGGCAACATCAACTTTTGGGAATCCATGCCCGTTAAGGTCCCAGTCTGATCCAGGCGTAGTTACCACACGAATGTCCAGAGTGTCAAAAATTGCACCTGGTACTAATTCTTCTGGGGCATAACTTGAATAAGTGTCAATAAATTCTCCGCCAACTACATTGACATCAGTTGGACGAATGCCCAGATAACTGTCTATAAATTCGCTTTCATAGATTGCATCAAGTATAGAAGGGTCATAACTTGGCTGTCCGTCAGGTCCAACTGAGATGTTATCAAACGGGTTAATATCATAATTACCAACATCGTACCCTGTATTTGATGCAAAGCTGGGCGCGGCAACTTGTACTCCAGGATACGTTACTCCTGAGATTAATAGTCCAAGATCAAGTCCTGGTTCATTGGCAGTTGGAACATAATATCCCATGGTACGGTCAGCACCTTGCAACTCACCAGCTGGTCTTATCTCCCACTCTGATGGGTCAAATGTACTGCTTTGCACTCCTGTGCTGTCGCTTGAATCAGCTATCCAAACACGATTATCATAACGCACTAATGTGCCGTTGCTGTAATTAACGTTGGGTTCCCAAGCAACCACTATACTGCTGTATTGACAACGATCGTATTTAATTGTGGTGGTTAACTCACGCACCATTGCGTTGCCCATCACAGCAACAACAATGGCACCAGATCCGTTGCCGCCAGACAAGGTAATAATTGCAGTGGTTTGATATCCAACGCCTGGATTGATAATTTCAATTGCAACCACTTGACCGGCACTATTGATTAATGCTGTCATCACTGCTGGCGTCTGGCAATCACCTGTGACAATTACATCAGGTGCAATGGTATAACCCGAACCGCCATTGACAATGGTAACATCTTCTATGCTTAATAGATAATTATTAACCCACTGAGTAAACGGCCAGGTTGACCACACTGGGTCAGTAATAGGAGCCAGTGATTCTGAGTCAGAATAAATTAGGCCGTTGTACTCGAGTATTGGACTGATAAATTTATTCAGAGCTGTGTTATAGTATGCTGGAACGTCAAAGTCAGTCAAGTTGCCTTGGAAAATATCGTCTCCTTGGTAACGCAGGTTAAACTCTCTGATCTGTGTGTGGTAGGGTTTTACTTCTTGAATATAGTTTAACACAAAGTCTTGATTGTCCGCACGGTAAACCTGGTATGGTTCAAGATTACGCACAGTATGATCAACGTCAATTAAACTGGTCTTGGTTAGCCAAAGTGGTGCTTCTTGTTCAGATAATATATAATTAAACATTAATATCAATAGACGATTACGTTCAATTAATAAATCACCAACAAATAATTCTTGATTTATACTCTGTATAATTTTGCGTGTTTCGGTAACTGGTTCTTGGTCGTAATATTGAGCATCAAAAACCTCAACGTCAAATCCAAAACGTCCAATTGAGTAATTCCATAGCGTGGCTGAAAATTCAATTGTTCCGTCTTGCAATCCAACTCTATTCCACACTCCATTTTCAAGCAAATAAATTTCCCATTTGCCCTGAGCATTTGCAGTAACTTTAATACTACTTCCATTAGGAACTGAAATTGTTGTTAACGCAGAATATGTTGGGACTTCTATTAAAATTCTAGTCAACGGGTTATAACCCGGAAGGTACCAGTCGATATAATTCCAATATTTTTTAGTATTATAACTTTGTACACGAACCAACGACAATACTTTCTCTCCTGGGATAAATCCCGGAGTTGTTTCGTAGATTGTCCATAAACCATTGTTGGTACTATCGCTGTCTACTAGATACGTGTATCCATACGGTACTTCGGCCAGATTCTGATAGCTTAATTCTTCAATATTGGCAACACGTTTATCCCATGTGCCAGAAGCCACCGACGGCTGTGGTTCTTCGCTGTTTAACAAAGATAAATTTCTGTTTTCAGAAATTGGATACTGAGCTAAAATTATATTACTACGTTGCAGATAGTTTTGTAAAGCCAAAAATCTGTTGACAAACATACTCTGGCGTGGGCGAAACTGAACGCCATATTGGTCGCTTGGGCTCAAGAACGGGTCAGGTACAGGACTACCTGCGGTGTCTTCTCCACAGAAACTGTCTTGTAGTTTACGATACAGTGAATCAATCAAGAAACCATCAGGACGATCTTGAGGGATCAACTGATACTCAATGTGAATTTCGTTTTCTGTTCGTTCTCTGTCAAATTCAACGTGTAGCACAGTATCTTGTGCTGAAATAAAATCCAGGCCGTTGTAAATTGCAATAGTGCTTGCATTAATTGGAGCAATGTATGGAATTCCACTGGCACGTGGATTTTCAATGTATCGTGTGATTGCTTCAGGACTTAGTGTTTTTCTTGCAGTCTTACTAACTGTGGTAATTCCTTTTACCCAGAAGTAATAAGTTGTAACAAACACACCTTGCTCATTCAACGAAGAAGTGACTACATATTGGTCAGTGGCATACACAGTTCCTGGTCCTGTATAGTTAACTGGTGCTACATCAGTGGCAGTCCACTGGTAAACATCAACAGAGCTACCTGGGAAAATCTGTCCCCATCGTCGACTTGCATATACAATATCGTCCTGGTTGGGGTCAATGAATCGAACATTGGTTGTGTTCCACCAGATTTTTCCAACACGTTCCTGAGCCCAACTACTTCCATAATTATTCACTGTGCCAACATTATATGCGGCAGGATCAACTGCTCCTGTGTAATCAATGTTCTGTTCAATTACTCCCAACATTCGTCCCTGCAATGGATTAAAGTAGTCAAAATAATTCTTGGCAGCACCAGTCACACGATCATACATGAATACTGTGTTCATTGATGCTATATCAACCATTGGTTGTTGAATATGTTTAACTGCCCAGGCCTGTGATCTTGTTGGGTTTTCGATCTGCAATACTTTACCATAGTTAACCTGGCTATCGCCTAGATCTGCACCGGGTGCTCCAATAAAAATATGCCCTGAAGTATAATCGACTGCCGCTCCTAGTGCATCTAGTGGCTGAATTGTATCTTCAAATATCTGCTGACCAAATACCCATTTTCCAGGATTTGTGGCACTTGGGTTGGCCGACGGCAAGAAATCATACTCGTAGACAACTCCGCTTTGTTTAACAGGATCAAAGAAATTACTGCTGTAATCATCAAAGTACGTGGTGCCATTATCAAATGTTGTTGGTGCAACAATTGATCCATTTGGTGCGCCAATGATTAACATTGTACTTTCGGTGTTGATAGAAATTGCCTTGCCAAAATTAGCATAATCTTGTATCACTGGCGGTGAGATATCTTGCAACCAGACATACGTATTAATTCCAAGACTATCAAATAAAGTACCATGACATGGTAATACTGTTAGTCTATAAGAAGGAGTTGATGCTTCAAAGTTTTTAACTCCAATGGTTAATCTTCCTGCTACAACTCTGATGGGATCGTATAACCCAGGAGCAAGCATGAATGTAATCTGTTTGTTATCACTGCTATAAGTGTAGTTAACATTCAACGTTTGCAATACATTTCTTACATACACCACCGGGGTGTACGAATATGCGTCTGAGTATATGTTTCCAACATCAAATATTTTTGTTGTTCCATCTCCAAATAATTCAACATCAGGAATAGTCAAAACTGTCACATTTGGAATGTCAGCGGCAATAATATCGTCTGCTAACTCTGCAACAGTTGTTCCTGAGCACTCGACCACAGTATTGTTAATACGTATAGAATCTCCCGGAGTCAATGTTGGATTGGCCACAGTAGTGGTGGTGGTTCCGTACATTCCGCTCTGATTAATGTAATATTCAACTGCGCCACCCTGTGGACTACGATCGCCATTTAATGGCGCTCCCACAAACAAATTACAACCACTTAAACATTGTTCAACTGTGTATCCAAAATTAGCAAATGCTGGTTGATCTTCATCTTCAACAGTTTGGATTAGATTAAATTGATTTGTATCAATTTCTATGATGTCACCAACATTTAACGCGGCTGTGATTGTTACAGTATTTCCAGCCACTGAGAATGTTCCGTTGATGTTTTCGTCGGTGTTTAATAAGAACGCACCATTTAAAGTAACTGCGGTTGGACCAACAAGGGTTTCTGCAGTTGTATACGAAGTAACTGCTGAATCAGTAACAATAAATCTTTCCACTGCTCGATCAAACACATAGGCCTGGCCAGCATTGGTTGCATTTGGTGCTCCGATAATCACAGTACCACCTGTCTTTGGTGTGACCACACTCTGGCCAAATCTTGCTGTGTTGACTAATCCAGGAACAGTAAGCGCAGTTACAAATGTATAGTAAGTTTTACTTGTTACTGTAATCGACGAGTCTGCAGGTGGAATGGTGTTGAACACCAAATCCAGTGAGCTCAGTGCGCTGTCACTATTGAAATCATAGTCAATGAACGGTCTGTACAGTTGTCCGTTAACTGTGACAGTGAATGAAAAGATATCTGTAGCGGTGTACAAATAAGGATCAAGTGGAAATACTGAAGTATTTGAAACTCCACTGCCTGACTGTGTGAATGAGACTATGCCTCCTGTTACCACTTCAGTTACGGTGATTGTCAGGTCATTGGCAGGGCTTGTACCACCACCAATGGTTGCGGCATCAATGACAATTGTGTTTGCAACTGCATAGGCTGTACCCGGTGAAGTCAATGTTACATAGTATACACCGCGATTTCTCCAGATGGTAAATTCAGCTCCTGATCCTGATCCTGAAGTTACATCTTGTGTGACATTATAATAAACCTGTTGATCAAGATTAACCGAACTATTACGTGTAACAACTAGTGGAAGACCAGCAGTTGGAACAGTACCAAGTACCACATTTTCTAGCGTTACTGTATAATCATCACCGTACACTAAAATTTCATCGCCAAGGGTTACTGTTATTTGTTCGTCGCTGTCAATAATAATACTGTTACTGTAGTTGTAAACATAGCTCACGCCGTCAGTGACATATCTGACTCTTTGTTCTGGTATATCAACTTGAGTAAACGCATATACTTTATTGTTGCCCGGGGCACCAATGTACATCCATTGGTCGTTGGCGCTGACTACAACGCTGTGACCAAACTCGCCTTGGCCAAAATCCTGGTCAGGTGAAACCAATAGTTGTCTCTGTTCAAATACATTGCTAGAAGGATATTGATAAATTACACCAACATAACCTTGATTGTTATTGCTTTGACTGGCGCCGGCTGCGGCCCAATTTTCTCCGCCGATGTCAATGGCATTTCCATAGCCAACAGTTCCGGTGGCTCCTAGTTGAAGTAGTGTGTTCTGAATATATTGATCATTTTCAGCTTTGACATAGCTGTACACTCCGCCCGGGGCATCAACATTGTTGTTGGGATTGTATCCTGGAGCACCAACTAGAGCACCAATATTTTCAAAACCTTGGCTTACGCTAGCACCGAATCGTGAATTTTCAACGCTAACTGCTGGTGTTAAAATTGTCTTGAGTGCAAATGGACTTGTTTTTTCAATTACTATCCAGTTATTTTCAATTCCGTTGTCGTCAATCCAGGCCATGGCACCCGGTACCAGTTGAGCTGATATTGGATTGTTGGCCAAGTCAGATGCTTGTTTAAATCGTGAGCTCACTAATGTAAATGGTATTCCTGTGCCAGTTAGTGTGGTTTGTCCTCCAACAAAGGTATACGAAATCAGTATTGTGGTTAGAGTAGGAACTGCTAAAACGTTGTAAACTCCGTCAATTGCTGTATCAAACTCTTTGATAATTATAAAATCACCCACAGACAAATTATGTTCTTTAGTAAATGTGACTGCGGCACGATCGTTTAGGTTATCTGTTACTGTGGTAACTGTTCCTGGAACTTTGTTAACACGATATATGTTCCAGTCATAAGAGTTAGTTTTGGCAACCCAAATGGTTGTACCAACTCCAATGGAAGGCAAGCTGTCAGCAATCTCTTGCGGGTTTTCTAAGCTGAAACAGATAATATCTGCATCATCAAAATTTACATAACCAGCAAATGGCAAACGAGTAACCTCAAAATTGTCTGTTGTTGTTGGCAAAATATCAGGTGATGTTAGTTTATAACTTTCTTTCCAGACATCTTCTAACAGCACTTTTTGATCTGCTGGCGATTCTTGTGTTGGTAAAATAATTTCAATCAACGAAGGATCGCTGGGCAACAATGCCTGGTTTAACAATAATTCAAAATAGCTACGATTAGCGTTGGCACCGTAGGTACTGCGTTGTAAGGCCCAGAATTCATAGATGTCATACTGTGCAATTTCTTTGCCTAGGTTAGCAAAGGTAAAAATTTCTGCGGCACGTGGAGTACCTTTTGTTCCCAAGAATGACTGGTACAAGTTAACCTGACTTACGTCGGTGAGATTAAGGGCCTGCATGTATTCGCGAGGACGGAAACCAATCAACCCGTAGCTGAATAAATCAACATCACGTTCTAAGTTTGCATTATAAACGCTGTATGCTTGTGCAAGCTGATTGCTGTCATTTGCGGCATTTGGTAACAGACCTTTTTGTATTGAGCCATAGTCGCTCTTAATCCAGGCGGAATAGTTAAATTCCTGTGACGGCTGAACAATTGTACCTGCACTCCAGTATTCATTTTTAAACAGTACAATCTCGCCTTTGGCGTATTTTTTGTTTGGTATCCAGGCCACAATGTTGTCCTGGTTTAAAACAAATCCCGGAGCGTCAACTGTACCGTTCCAATCACCACTTAGTGTACCAAATACACGAATACGGCTTTGACGTGCTCCAGTTACTGGTTGATAAATCAGGTCAGCAAAAATACTAGTGTTGTCAAGAACTGCAAGGTGTTCGTAAGCGGTAAATTTTAAATTTAAAAAGTTAATGGTGTTTGAAGTTAAACTAGAAACTTTAAATGTATTACCAAAACGATCAATTTGTAAATCTGTTCCAGGAACAGGTGTGCGATTTTGATTTAAGATAATGTTATCAATGGTTACCGGCACTAGGCTTTCTACTACTGCACCTGGACGTGTGACAGAAATTGATGTTGCTGCCGGGTTAAGATTGATAATTGCACCTGGTGCCCAGCCCTGATTGCTCCAGTATACAAATTCCTGGGCCATTTGCTGCCAGTTAAGTGCAGAACCATTTTCTCGATTTTCAAAAATCAAGCCTTGAGTTTCAAGAAGTTTACCGTAGCTTAAAATAAAATCGCAAACTGCGGCCTTGTTAGTAAACACATATCCGTATGGAACTTGGGCCACTGTGTCAGAGTACTCGACTGGAACACTGATATTGACACCATTGGCAGAAATAGTTAGTGTCTTTCCGCTTGGCTTTGATACCAATATATCAAAATAAGGGGAGTTGGTACTGTATCCATACACGGCCCACCCATCCTCGGTGCTTTGAACAACAACAGAGCTGTAGATAATCTTGGAGAACGGTTGATTTTTGTACAGCAGTAGTTGATAGCTTTCGTCGGGTAACATTAAACTTGCATTTAAACTGTTTGGTGTAGAGCGTTCAGTGTAAATTTTTAAATAATTTTTGTCGCTGAATGCAGCCATTCTCCAGCAGAGTCTTACATCAATGTTATATAATGCATCAGTTAATCCTGTTGTGCTGTTGATACCTCTCTGACGATTGTAGTCAATGATCCAGTCAATATAACTGGCTTTGCTGACTCCGTTACCATACAAAGGCTCTAGATGTTTAGCGTCAAGTCGGTAACGATTGTCCCATAGATATTGCTCTTGCGCAGAATCATATACATAACGATCTCTGTCGGCAAATAATGCAAAAAACTTAGCAGGTTTAGTTAGTGCCAATAATCTCATCACAGCAAACGGCCATGAACTGCTGGTACGCCAAGATGATTCCACTGGGCCATCATCACCAAACACCCAACTACGTCTGAAACTGGTTTGATCAAAATTTCCAACTATTGAATTAAACGGGCTGGTTAACTCTCCTTCAGACCCCGACGGGATAACCTGAGTTAGTCCATTACGTACATACAGTGGATTAACATAGTGACCAACTGGGTCTTTAATTAATCCTTTTTCAAGATCTTCCCACAGAACCAAGTTTCCTGATGTGTATGGTGCAGGACCGTATTCTGCTTCCCACCAATATGGTTGCTCACTAAACCCAAGCATTTCCCAAGGAGTGGTATTAGGAGTAATTGTGTCGTAGAAATATAAGTAGTTGCCGCGCCAGCCACCCAGCAATGGTTTGTTATCTAACTTGTTTGCACTTTGGCTGTAATTGTATGTAAACGGATCCAATGGTACATAAAACTGAGTATTGTAGTCAAGTTTATTCCATCCTACCCAGCTTAAAAAATCTTCGCTGAGAATCTCATTGATCTCAGTAAGAGAATATTGTGTGGTTCTAAACTGTCCAGGCATGACTTCATCTAGAACCATTGGGATTTCACTAATAATTTTTAGATTATTAAAAATTCGTGTTTCAAATTCTAACAAAACCTGATCTCGAAAATCCCCAAATGCCACAGTGATACTGCCGTCATGCCCCTGTATTACTTCTGTTGGATTGACATAAGTGTCCGACACAAACATAGATGGTTTAAATGACGGATACAATCCAATCTTTGTTGGTGTGTTTGGAACGTAGCTACCATAAGTTGTATCATATTCTCGAATCTTGATAACATCTCCAATTGCCAGAGTTGCTGTGATTGTCATTGTAGGAGAATCAGCAGATACTGTATAATCATAACCGCGAGTTAGAATGTTACCATTCAAATAAACTAGCAGGCTGTGGTAGTTTGAAGATGTAAAACTATAAATTTTTGTTAGATCAAATGTACTGTCGCTAGTGAACGAATATGTGTACGTTGTCTCAGTATACGTTTCTCCGCTGGGGATCATGTCACTCCAGTAGAATGGTGACAGGTTTGATCGTCCTATTGAAATTTCTTGTAATACAGAATCCAGCACCTGAGTCGGTGTTAAATTAATATAATTTCCTTTGGCGGCCAAGTCCAGCAACAATGATTTATATTTTGTGTATTCCTGACTATTAAATCTTAGAGAATTAAACAACTCATATTGTTGTTCTCTGAGAAATACACCCGTTAGTGCCAACGGAGAGGAGTGTTGCACAATATTGGCACCGTAGGGAATTAAATCTCCGAGATCTCGAGTGTTATTTGCGCCATTGATTGGTCCAACAAGATCTTTAAGATTTTGTCCAATAGTTTCATAGTGAGTTCTAATTGTGCCAAGAGTGTACGATCCGCTATTTTCGTTAAGAGGATTGTTTTCAAGATTTAACGGAACTTGATAGAATCCAACTTTACTTGGGTAGTTACTCAGTGCTTGTAGTTCAATTATTGTGCCAACCGGCGGCGGCGCTGCCAATTCAATTATGGTATTTTGTCCGCTAATAGTCACTGAATAGTTGCCTGGGTCAACAAACACGCCCTCAATAAACATCTGTACTGCTGGAAAAACCGACGTAGTTGTCACGGGCACATCGAGTTTTAAGTTTTCACCGTTGTACGTAAATCTAAATATTTGGCGGCTTTGATTTTCTGCTGCCGCTTTTTGCCAACCAATTACTTCGGTAAACGACACACGGTCAATGTATTCTCTAACAAACCCAGTGCTTACTTTTAATTCTGAACTTATATTATCTTTGACATAGATAAAAGTATCATTGTACAGGTAGTTTTCAAATACAATGTCACCAAGGTTATTGATATTCAAATACTTTAGAGAAAAGCCAAGCACAACGTCCACTGACGATGTGGTTCCTACTCCGTAGCCAAACAATCTTGACCCTGTAAATGTTGAACTTGGGTAAACTGCGCGATTGCCAAAGCTTACTCCGTTGGAATCAAACACATCAAACAATGGTGGTTGATTAACTCCGGTTTTTTCTTGTGCTTCAAACCAAGACACCCCGTCAAACCAATAGCTCTTTCCTTGCTGTGTATTGCCACTTAAACAAACAACAGTTTGATTTACCAATGCTTGACTGTTGATAACTGGGACCAAATCAATAATTTTAACGCCTGAGCCTGTTGTATCAATAAACTTAACTTCATAGATTCGATTGCGCACAGTTGCATCTGAATCATTGGCAAAAATCACGAGGCTACCATCGATAAATGTGTATCCATCAGTACTGTAGCCTCGCTGACCATTGATGTTGCTGAATGCATCTGTGCTGGCAAAGTCAACAATGTTAACTGGTGGCTTGGCCTGTGTTCCGTTGTTGTATAAATCGATGTTTGCACGAAATTCAATAATTGGACGTTTTGCTCTGAAATTATTATCTATGACCGCTACCTGATTGTTGTATTCAGCAGTGGCATTGATAACATCTTTGTGGAACCAACGATTACTACGGCTCCAGGCATTTCTATCTTGGCTTGCACGATTTATTGTAATATAGTCAGGCACCGTTGGCGCATTTAAACTAGCATCCCAGGGAGTAGAATCATAGGATGTAAAATCATAAGGAATGGTTTCACTTTTGGTATATGTTTCTGGTGTGACTAGGTCGCTGACTGGAATTAAAACAATACCGTTGCCTTTTGGTGCTCCTGCTACTCCGCTGGTTGCCAATGGAGTACCGGCTGGGCCGCCGGCGCCGATGTTGAGCAGACTCTCTTCTACAGTATCATAGATATATTGTTGGTACACGTCAGTCTGGCGTATTGTTCCTGTGATTTTTTGACCATCTTTAAGATGCCAGGCGCCAAAATACGCTTCACCGTCAACAAATCCAACTCGAGCAGAAATACCCGGGCCGGTGCCAACACCTTCAACATAGTATTCTAAATCCTGGTAGCCAGCAGGGACTGTGGGTCCACGAAATTGAACTTTTAATCCATTGGTAAACTCTACGCCATTTTGACTAATGTAATTTTTAGCACCAATAATGTCATTGATATTGATCGGTTCTACCTGTTCAGCATCAATCAGTCGTATTTGTCCAAAAATTTCAGGGTTTGTGCTGTCTTGATACCACAGCGTGTTGAGTACCGCTGTCAGCAAAGGAATTTGCTCAAAGTAACCTGATGCATTCTTATACCATGAAGTACCGCTGTAAGTTACTCCAAACAAGATTTTAAACTTACTGAGATTATTCACAGGCAATATGCTAGATAAGCGAATATACGGGTCTAGTCCGGTTTCTGAAATGTATTGAATTTGCCAAATACTATAACGCTGTGCCTGTGATGTGATGTCTGTTGTCTGATCAAATAAAATGCTGTCATAACTGCCCGGTTGACCATCCAAGGGATCGGGTTCACCGCTGACAATTATATCTGTAAGTGTTTCATAAGGAACGCTATCATAAGGTTGGCCGTTCACATCATAGCTGATAGACGCTCCAACTTGATTGGGTACAGTACGAACCAACGGGTCAAATGGTGTGGTTAATTGCCAGCCGCCGGATTCAGCATCTGGGTTCCTGTTTAGGAAAATAACAGTTTTGTTATTGAGGTTGGTGGTTCCGTCAATTCCATTTGGAAATTCTTGCAAGAATTGTGCAACAGAGATATTATTAATCTGATTAAAGTTTAAAGTTGTTACAAGGTCAACGCTACCAATATCATTTAAGTTGTAGTAAAAGTCCTGAGCAGTTTTCAACGGAACATTAAAAGTGACCGTGCCCTGGTCTTCACCGTTGTTGACTACCCCCAACACATCTCGGCTGCTAATATTTGGCGTTGCTGATAACCGGCCATTGATACCTGGCTCGGCTTGAATCCAGAACTTGCTACCAGGTTGGTTCACAGTGAATTGATAACTGCCGCCACGTGCAACAGTGATGATCGGATCTTTGCCTCGCACATCGCTAAATGTGTAATCGTTGGTTTCACGAGTTACTTCCCAAGTGTCAGTCAGTGGAACTTCAGTTGTGCTAATGTCAACGCTGTCTACGCCTTGCGGTAGCCAATAGTACTGACTATAGTTTGAAAACTTATCAAAGTCGCAGAATGGATCCCAAGAATAATATTGACTTTCAAAGAGTCTATCTTGTTTGGTAACATTGGCATTTTGCAACTCTAACGCATCAACCATACCAGGGTATGTGATTGCATCAATAGCTGTGCTAGTATCTGGCTTTAAGAAAATAACACCTGGTTCAAATTGATAGTTTGTTCGTGTGGCTGTTGGTTCAGTGACATAATAATCTGCCGGATTAACTCCTGGACCAACACGACGTCCTACATATCCTTGTGTTTTCTTTGTGATAGGTTCTTGTGTCAGTTGATCTAATGTAGCAGACAAAAACTTTCGGTTTGTGTCTGTACGAAAAATCTCTGGAAGAAGGTCAATTGTACGTCTGCGTGTTGCCATTAATATTCACCTGTCTGGCTTAGTGTGCTGTTTAATCTTCCGGTACTGCTAACACTAACAGGATATAATCCTGACACCGGAGTTTGACTTTGAATGTTACTTTGTGTCAGTGCGTCAATCACTTGAACGTCAGCCACTGTTGCTCCATTAACAAAAATTTCATTTGGCGCTGATCTAATTTCATATAAATCACCAAAACTTTTCAATGGGTTCAATGGAACAAGAACCACTGAACTGATAATAGAACCCATTTGTGTATGTAGATATGCGGCTAATTCTGAGAAAAAGAAGCTGTCGCCAAAATCCCATTTATCAATGGTAAAATAATTGTTTACATTTGCAATAACCTGGCTCTTGATTTCGCTAACTGTGGCTGTTACTTTTGGTGCCTTGACAACTTTAATTGTTGCTCTCAGACTGGCTGCGGCTTTGGGGCCAAATAATGGCTTAAAGACCACTGTGTTAGGTACTAGATTATCAGAAATCATTTTATAGTCATCTAGTTTGGCGTAGGCTGTTGACAGCTCTGAAATTGTTGGTGGGCTTGGTTCAGGAACAGTACCTGTGGTGTCTTTGATGTAATTCTGATAAGCAGTATAATACTCCGCAACTACCAAATATAAGTCAATGATGTTGGTTGATCCTGGATCAATAATGTTAGTCAATGGACTATTATGTCTATATTGAAATCCAAGTGTTTGTCTGCCAATTCTAGCCTTGTAGATATTTGTTTGCACTAGTGTACGTTGTACAATTCCATTTACTACTGTAAAGACCAACTCATAAAATACCTTTTCGTCATATGCGTAAAATACTTGTCCACCAACAAATTGAGTTTTAACTACCTCAATGTCATTCTTGGTTGCGTATTGAGCATTTACAATGCCAGGTTCAACTGGTAGATATCTTTCTAGATTATCAAAATCAACTGTTTGTTTTAAAAATATTAATTTTGAATTTGGATCAATGTTTGGTGCAACAATTTCATCAAAGAAGTCTGGGTTATCCGCAACGCCATCAGCATCCGAATCAACATAGCTAACAATAACTTCGTAGTCGTTGACATAGCCGTCGCTTTGTACTGGCTGTGCAATAATATCCATTTTAACATCGCTGGTCAACGGTTGGTTGCTGTCAGGTTTTGAGTTTGTTTTTAATACTTTTATGAAATCATCAATTACTAATCCAGTGCGACTGTCATAGATGCTTTCGTTGCCGTCAAAGGTAAAACGTGTTTGTAGTACACTGGCAAAAACATAATCCAACCCACGAGAAACCACTGTGTAAGAAACCCCGTTGGTAATAAATTGGATTAGCCAGGAAGCATCAAGATTTAATCCTTCGGTATTTTGTGCATAAGAAAGGCTAAACGGAGCATCTTGGTGTAGGTTTGAGCTGGTAATCAGATACCAGGTCGATGTTAAGTTATTATAACCCAACCCAAAGTTTCTAAACAATTCAATCTGTTGTAACATTTGTTGACGAATTGTGCTTGGTAAATCGTCAATAAATTTAGGAATTACTTCTACTGCAAGAGCGCCGGTGGGTACAAAATTGTTTAAAATAACCGGCCCAGTTCCATCAGGAAAGTTGCCTAGACCTTGGTTAGTTCCGTCTAACACCACTGCCATGATTGTTGCCCAGATAATTAATTTTTCGTCAGCACGTAATGGAACTCCAGCAACTAGCTTGTTGTTTGCGTCGAAGAAGTATCCTGACGGAGCGGCAAATTTAATCAATGATCCTTGTGTTAAGTATTTGGCATTGTTACTGGCATAGCTACCAATAGACTGTGGAGAGGTTGGGGTGCCAACATAAAAATATCCAGTGGTTTCTCTAACCACAGTTGTGCTTTGGTTCCAGGCAAAATTTAATACAGATAAACTTGGGCGAGGATAATTCGCATAGTAAAACTGTTGCATACTGCGGCCAGGAAGAATTGGTTCTATGTTGTTAGCAATAGTATCAACAATGTCGTTGCGATTGATCCAAGCAAAGTCAAAGCTTGGCAATACGTTCTGACGATATAGTACGCCATCAGATGCAAAAATGTTAGTGGAACTGTACTTGCCGGTGATATCAGTAAAATCTACATATCGACTGGTGCCTGTACTAGACCGTGCCACTGCCTTGCTTTTGATAATGCTATTATACAAAGTAAACGGAAAGTTGTTGTAATCTTCGCCGTTGACCATACGGTTCTGTGTGTAGTAACGAGCAGGCGCACGTTGTTTAATTTCATCAATGGTTTCACGAGGAGCGGCATTGCTTACTGGAGTTGTAATACCGCATGTGAATGTAATTGTTTCCAGGCGCCCTGTGCGGCTGATGTAGCTGATAGGCAAGGAAATACTTTGCATTTCCTCAGGATTAATGATATATCTTAATCCATTGCTGGCACGAACATAGGTACGATAAAAGCCCACTGGGACTTCGCTGAATACTCCGTCACCAAATGTCATGGTGATTTGATCATTGGTTCGACTTGTAATAGAATAAATTTTGCGTTGATCAGGAGAAAGCTGTTCAAGTGCGGCAGCATAGACACTTTCAACATATTTCCACTCAGTGGCAATAGAACCAATATTATCCAGTTGATATAACCAATAGTCTTGGTTGTTAATACCTTCAATATTGATGTTGACTGTGCGGTTAGGAAGTGCTTCAGCTAGGTTAAAGTCTTGGTTTTGCAATACACCCTGTTTAAATAAGAAAAAGAATCCATTGTTTTCACTGCCAAACCCCAGCGAATCGTTGCGGTACATAACATTGAATACGCCATTAGGACGAGGTGCTGGTTCATAGATGTAGTCTTTGCCCTGGCTAGTGCCGCTGACTGCTTCGAACGGCATGTTGACGCCGTCAACTGCGGTGGTATAAGGAATGACAGGCAAAAACCCAGGTACTAAATTGATTGCATATTCAGAAGTATCAATGCCTAAAAGCGTTTGTTTATTGCCTGGGCGCCCATATTTTTGACTGTCTACTAGACTGGCATTAATAATCAGTGTTAGTTGTTCAAACCAATTTGGGTTTGTTGGGTCGTTCCAATCAATGGTAACATTTGAAAGATTAATTCCGTTGTAGTCAACAACATTTTCTGTGGTCGACACAGAGAATACTTTTAACAATCCTTGAGCGGCTTCGTTACGCTTTGGAGTATAACTTATAAGATTGGCAAGACGAACAACGCTGTCACGACGTTCAGCGGTGTCCATAAAGTTTTCGCGAGTGTTTAGATCATTACGGAATGCAAGACTCTGACCCATAAAGGCCATAACGTCAAGTAATGCAATAAATTCCGAACTTTCAATGTAGTCATTGAATGTTTCTGGATAATAAAGTCTCAGGTAGTCAACGAAGCTCTTGCGTAGTGTTTCAAAGTCGTAACTTTGAAAGTCGGCCTCGCGGTAGGTCTGGTATAATCTTTTCCAGTCCTCAACTCCAAATATTGCGGTTTGTCTTGCTGTCTTTGCCATATTCTCTCACTGTTTTCATATTTATGGTTTGTATAAACTGAGTAGTTTTAGATAAAACTTGCTCTACGAGTTTCTTGGTCAAAGAATATGGCCAATCGTTCTGCCGTTGAACTTCCTACCACTTGTACTGCAACTTCAATTAGTATCCCATTAAGCTGTGGATAAACTGATGCATCTGACAGATAAATTCTTGGGTCACCACCTGCTACACGTTGTAGTTCAGCAAGAATACCACGTTCCGTTTCAGGAGTCTGATTTTCAAATATAAAACTCCAAATTATAGTACCATATCCTGGGCGGCCAGGCAGCTCACCTTGCTGAATGTTGAGAGCATTTGACAGGTCTTGCTTGATTAACTCAAAGTCAACCAGGGTAAACTTTTTGTACTGATTGATAGTACTGAAACCAATAAATGTAGGCATGCTATTATTTATTGGTTATTTTTCGTGAGGTTGGTGGATTTTAGAAATCATCAGCCAAATTTTGGTGTTGGAATTTTTGGATCACCAAGTATGCTTGTTAATGCTTTGTCAAGGCCTGCACGTTTTACTGTGCCAACTGCATTTGTTACCTGTTGTCCAACTGCACCAAGCTCGCCAGCTTTGGCAGTAACAAACGATGCGGCTTGACTAGCACTCTTGGCTAGATTATTAAATTCTGAAGCAATGGCTGCTGGTGCATTACCTTTACTCCAGGCTTTGGTAGCATCAAGTCCAAACTTTGTTGTACTTTGTACAAGAGCCGCTAGCTGTGCTGGACTTTCTTTACCTGTGGCCAATCCTGAAGATTTAAGCCCTGCTAGTGCCCCTGTCATGAGTTCTTGCTGTGCCATATTTTGAATTTTATCGCTGGACAACAACTTGCTCAAGTTACCTACACCACCTTTACCAGTCCAAACTGTTGGGCTTGCCAACACTGATTGTAGTTTAGCAGGGTCTGACAGATATTGCTGTACCGTTCCTGGCTTTAAGAAGCCCGACGACTCCAATTGCTTAGGACTCAGTCCATACTTGCCAATACCTTTTGTAGGGTCAACTGAGTCTAATTTAAGTCCTGACGCTCCTGATGCTGATGCTAACAATCCAGTAACCTGGCTTTTATCCAAGCTACCTAGGCTGATTTCAGCAGGTGATTGACTTAGGAAGTCTGCTGAATTAATTGGGTTTGAAATTAATTGATTGTTAGTTTCTGTTACTGTCATTTCTGCAGGAGTTTCAATATTGCCTCCGCCTGCAATGTCCGTTGTTGTTACAGCGCCAACATCACCACCAGCAACGTCTGTTGCTGTTCCATCACCGCCGCCAGCATCTCCACCTTCGCCATCAAAACTCACATCAGCAGATACCCCTGTATTGTGTGCAGACCAAGGTTCATGTGTGGGTGCTCTAGTGACAATTGTTTTAAGTTTACCCGGAGTTGACGTCCATCCTGAAGGGCCAAACGAAGTATCTGGTAGCTCGTAATCTGTAAACGGTTTTGGATTTTCCGGGGGAGAGGGTGCAGTACCACCATTTAAATCAATTGTGCCTGCTACCAATACCAAACTATCACCGGCATCCCATCCACCTGAACTGCCATTTTTAAGCACCAGTGACCCGTCGGCAGTGATTCCAATATCAGCTTTGCTGTACATTTTGATAGCACTGGTTGACAGCAAGTCAAAGGATTTGTCACCTTCAATTTTGATTGTTCCACTTTTTACGTTGAAATTTTCCTTGGCATAGATGTTAACATCCTTGTCTGCATGAAGATTAATAGTTCCCTGTGTTCTGACGTTTACAGAATTTGTAGCGTACACATCAACTGTGCCCTCGGCCCCTAGCTCGATCCAGGCTTGACCGTTGGCATGCACAATGTAAAAACAATTGCCATCATCACTCATTGTGATTTGGTGGCCTTTGCTGGTCCGAATACGAACTAAATTATCTTTACCTTCGAGGTCTCCGTCATCCATGACAATGCTGTGACCACCACGACGAGCAATTACTTTTAAGTCTTGTGGTCTTACTGCGCCACTTTGTAATTTTTGTTTAATATCAGATTCAGCAAGTCCACCTTGATAAATTGGTCGACCGGGAGTTGTTATACCGTAGGCGCTTGACGGGCTTTCTCTCTGGCTATTGCTATTGATTGGTCCACGTACGGTATCATTAATTAATCCCTGTTGTAGCATTTCTGCGGCAACAACCGAGTGTACTGGCTTGGCTTGATCAAAGAATCGTGGATTTTCAGAAATTTTTAAATTGGTATTGTTGATTTCTGTTACTGGTAACTGTGTAGCTGATCCAAGCAAAGCTTTCTGACTGTCTGACAATTGAAATTTTTTACTAGAGCCAATTGCTGGTAGCATGTGAGTAATTCCTTCTTCAGGAACACACCCAATATAATATCCTTGGTTTGGATCGCCAGCGACAAATATACAAATAACTCTGGTACCAACGTCAGGAGGAGTAAACCACATGCCATAACTTTGTTGATTGCCAGTAAATGTTCCAGTTCCAACATTAGTTCCTGTGTGAGGAGTAACTCCGTAAAATGGCGGAACATAACTTACAGTACGCCAAAGACTTTTATCTTTAGGGTTACTTCCGCCAAACTGTTCAATATAAACTTGCAGTCGTCCTGACCTGGTGGGGTCAACGTTGTTCATAATCCTGCCAATGTACGGCCCAAACTCAGTAGGGGTGCCTCCGCGATCAAACTTATAGCCGGCACCGCGGCCTTTGGTACGTTGAATATTATCAGCCATTAGTACTCTCTATCCATAATTTGTGACGGTTCTTCTGTGACATTTCCGTCTTCTTCCTCAGCTTGAAAATCCTGAGGTACGCCCACATCTTCGCCTCCCGAGTCCGGTGGCTCATCTGCTTCAGCATAATCGGGTTCTTGGTCATCGTAATATTCACTGCCGGTGTCCAATTCATCTCCGGCGGTGTCATCACTTATCGATTCATTGTAAGTGTCATCATACTCCTCAGCTGAGTTGTCAACCTCTTCAGAGTTTGCGCCAGACATACTTCTTGTACGAGATGTGCCTGCTGATGTAGATCTTGCCTGCTGGTTTGACTCAGCGTTTTGGTCAGCAATCTGTTGTGCCAAATTGTCTGGCACAGGAAATGTAACTAGTACACCTTCTAAGTCTTGTGTGAAACGGCCTCGGCTAAAGTTACTGACAATTTTAACTGCTTTGTAAACATAACTGTGTCTTGCATCTCCAGCTCGTCCAATACTGCGATTTGCATTGTAGTTCTGTGTGCCAGGGTCCATTATACCTGTGTTCATATTATAGTCAACTGGCTTGTTAAACGAAACTTCAAACAATGCTTCTTGACTCTCTGTATTGATAGTTCCATCAGGTAAGAAAGGTCCGTAGTTGAATCTTAAGCCAGCAACACCCGACCATAATTCTCCTTGTTGAATCCATGCTGGATCTCCAACAATGGTCAATCGTGCTCTGCTTAGGTCGGCTGGACTATACAAGTAATCGGCAGCGTTGGCGCCTGGTTCATTCACACGACCTTCAATGCCCTGATCAGTCTGATTGCTTCGAGGCTGGAATGCACGTTTTTCGTATTCACGATAATCAACTAATCTAGTGGGTGGTTTTTGTTTAGTGTTAGAAACAATGTAATAGAGATAGTTGTAGTCTTGATTAAAATCTAGTATTTCGTTGTTCTCGCCGGTAAACCAATAGCTATATTTTTTGTGTGTTCCTTTAAATGCACTATTCGGAAAGTAATCACTTTTAACATCGCTGACAGCATAAGGGCTCAACTGATAGGTAATCTTATATGCATAGTCTCTGCGCTTTTCGTCATACTTGATAGGAGTTGCTTCTAAACCAATTCGGTACCAGCCCATGATCTTGCCCGGAACACCTTGTGGTTTTTCTTTGTCTGTAACTGGGTCGATAATTTTAATCTGTTGGTCTGTGATGTAACTGCTGGTTCTTGTTACTTCATCTATGAACTGCACAATACTTTTACCTGCTAGAATACTAGTTGTTTTTCCAGTGGTATTCATGCTTTGTTTTTCTCCTAGCCCCTGTTGATCAGCACTGGTTGCCTGTATCATAGGAGTGTTCTTTTTATTGGTCTGGCCAGGAGGAACAACTTTAGCACTTTCTAAAATTGAATTAGTGATTATAATTTCGTACTGGTCAGGAACATTAAAAATTCCTTTTTTAACTTTTTCTTGTTCGTATTTGTTTAATGCATTGACTAGACCAGACACAATAGTCGGGTTAGGCGCGGCACTGGCTTTTGGCGGAGCTGAATTTTGAGTTGGGCTTGTACCAGCATCCACTGTGCTAGTTCCTTCGACTCCGTTTTCTCCTACTACCATTACACCTTCTTCGGGCTGTGCTTGAGGTAACCCGGCTGTGCTTCCACGGCCAGCACCGGCAGAATATTGAGGGCCAGTGTCTGACCTTGGTTCCCTACCATTGGTGCCGCCTGTTTGATTTATAGTCGAGAAGTTGGCATTGCCAACCAACAGTTCTTTTAAAGAGGTTGACGTTAATTCAACATTATAAGGGATTACTCCACGGGCTTGACCTGAAGCAATTAAATTTTGTGGGCAAACTGCTTCGCACTCATATTCAGTTAACTTGTTGGCAATACGAAATTTGATCCCGGTAAATTGAAAAGGTATAAACTTTTCAATGATAGCATTAGAATCACTGTATCCATCTGGACTCTTGGTACCCGACCCTTTGACTAGTGTTCCGTTACTGTCATATCCATAAAAACGAATTACCATTAAAAAGTTTTGTGCTGAATAGTTTTGTTTGCCGCCAGTCTTTTTTCCAACATACTGTTGAGTTGCCGCATATAAATTGTCTAGTAAACTGATGCCATTGGGTTCAACAATTTTAAATGTCATCTTGGTAGTGTTGTGTGCAGAATTGGTGCCTTTGCCATTTAATACACCTTCAAGTTTTACATCTTCAATATAAAAATCCAAAGGAAAAAATTGATTTCTGCCCAGTGATGCCTGTTGAGGATTTAACAATGCACTGGTCATTTCTTCAACGTCAAACGACAGCGGAACACTTGATGTAGTGGTAAGTCCCGATGACACAGGTGCTCCTCCACTTTGCATCAGTAGTTGATTGCCGGGAACTGTTTTGCGCTTTGTGCGCACCATATTTTTAAACTCTTCAGGACCTAGAATATACATGCTGATACTGTAAGTGTAAGAAACAAACTTACTGAGTTCGTTGGGCTTGGGTGTAATTTTATTGGCACCAAACAAATTGTTTAGTGTTGCTCGTGTGGGGTTTGTTTGGTCGTCACCGGCAGCAAATGGTCCCAATGATCTTGACGGTATTGGTCGACCTGCCATGTCCTCAGCAAGTGTGCCATTGGCTGCTTCCTCGTTGTTTTCACCTTGTAGCCCTTCTTCAGGCATGGACGGTTCAGCAGTGGGAGGAGGTATAGTTTGAGTGTCGCTTATTTCTCTGGTTTCAGCGTCGGTACCAAAGTCTGCGTCTTCATTGTAACTGTCAGCATTGGTATCTGTTAGATCTTCCGGTCCCGGAACAATTTCCCCTTCGTCATTTAAGTAACTGACAGTTGTGTCGGGCTGTATGAAATTGGCACCATCGTCTTGTGCAATCTGTGCATTAATAATAATTTGCCCGGCGCTGTCCGGACCGTCATCTGGTGGTATAGTTGCCATTTAAAATCCTAGTGCGGCACGTAAGGTAGTAATTTTAGGAACGTAAATCTTTTTTCCTGCTTCAAAGTCCCAGGGTGGTGCTTGTAGTGTGTTTGGGTTACGTTGATAGAATACCCACCAAAGGCCGGCGTTTTCATACAAGTCAAAGGCCAGCAAATCTGGTCTGTACTGGTACGTTTGATTTATGCGAAATAGTTTGTCGTCATTTTCTTTTGGCAATGATCTATTGACCATCATGTCCAAATAGAATTGCGTATACTTTGTGTTAAAGTACGGACTGGTTGAGTCGTAAACAGCCATTACCAGAATCCTCCTTTTAGTAGATCGCCATTGGCAAATTGTTTGAGACTAAACTGTTTACTAACTTGTTCTCTACTCTGCATTGGCAATAGCGTGAGGCTTAGGTCAATTTTAGTAGGAACATACGTTGGTCTATCTGTGCCCAATGTTGCTGGTGCCGGAGGACTAAACAATCCGCCCTTGCTCAATCCAGCAGTGGTCAATCTCTGCCAGGCTGATGAAAATGGGTTTGTTGGCAGGTTTTGTCTGTCTCTGCGAAACTGTAAATCAGTGCCGTTGATGTTTGTACTTCCTGCACGAATGTAGTCAACATCTGTGGGTAAATTATATGTAAACTGACTGACCACGCAAGGTGCTAGGTTAAATTGGTATTGGCCCAGACCTTGTAGATATACCAGTGGGGGAGGTGCACCTCGTTCAGCATCTTGACCATAGAACATTTTGGTAACACTACGGAAAAAATGTATCACTGCCAGCAGGTAATTTGCTTCGTAGGTGTCTTGTGCTGTGAATGTTGCTTGTATAGCGATCTCGCCAACGTAGCTGTTTTGATAAAAGTATCCGCGATAGTTGCTGTGTGTCAAATCGTAAGTTGAATAGTTGGCCTGGTAGTTGGTGTTGATCTGTGGAGTGTAAGGAAATACTACTCCGTCTGTGATTGCCAATGGCTGTAATATTCCTGGTTCTTCTGCTTTGTACAAATAATTTGCAGACGGTGCCAGGCGAAGTTTTACACGCCAGTCACCATCGTTGGCCTGTTTTCTTTGGGCCTGTAGTGTTGCTTGTTTTTGCGCAAGAGCTCGTGTGGCATACTCACGCTCGCCATCAGCCTGGTCGGCACCTTCGTCTCTGGCTCTTTCTATTTCAGCATCCACATCAATGCCGGCATTGAAAATTTCAGCATCAACTTCTTCTGGAGACAACAATGGTGGTTCTTGCAAGTCATTTTCATTGGCTGCAATTTGTTCATCAATACCGGCAAATTCATCCACATCTTCTGGTTCAAAGTTGTCAACACCTTCGTCCCTGGCTCTTTCTATTTCGGCATCTACATCAATGCCGGCATTGAAAATTTCTTCGTCGACTTCTTCTGGAGACAACAATGGTGGTTCTTGCAAGTCATTTTCATTGGCTGCAATTTGTTCATCAATACCGGCAAATTCATCCACTGGCTGAGGATCCGCTTCAAATTCAGCAATTTCAAAAAATGATTGGTCAGGCGAATTGTCGCTGGTATTTGGAATAACAATCGGTTCTTCGTTGTTAATTTGTAAATTTATACCGCCAATAGGAACTGTAGTCCCACTGCCTTGTGCAGTAAGCGATGTATATTCAGCATTGGTGACAAATTGTAATCGACCGTCAATTAATATGTAAGGCATATCTTTATCCTTGTACCTTATTTACCGTAAATAAAAACGGCATAGTTAAAGATAAAGGTTGACAAGCGTTGTAAATATGCTACAATACGTGACTTAGGAGGCACATTAGCGAATGTCATTATTACCAACACCACCAAAAAAAGTCAATTATCTCAACAACAGAGATATTTTGAAAGAAATTCATTTGAGTAAGAATACATATTGTTCGTTTTTAGATCCTGTAAACGATCATCAATATGATATTATCTTGCCCAGCGTTAGCAAAATTAATCAAAAAACCATTGTCGACGCAAGACGCAATCGTGCTGACCGTATTAAACGTGAAACTGGCGTGGTCATTGATCAAAAGAAAATCCCCAATACCGATCTTGTATTCAGAATCACCTGTTGGGAACACATACCAATGGCTCCTAAAAAGATTCCAAAAAGCCAGCAAAAAAAGCGCAAGCTTGAAGATATTTTAGATTTAGAAGAAGACGTGGTTGACTCTGTGCTTGATGAAATTGCAGAAGTTATTGAGCCTGTTGGTGACCCAACACACGTTCGTGTTAATTTTCCACCATTCTGGCATTATCGACTCACAGACCAAAAAGTACCTTACGTTGTGGGTCGAAGTCACTGGAAGGGAGATTTCGAAACTGGAGAATACAGTCGAGATCACGGTACTATGACTCGTAAGCTGGCCACAATGTTTATGAAGTTATGTGAAAGATATGCTACAAGGAGCAACTGGCGTGGATACACCTACAACGAAGAAATGCGGGGACAAGCCTTGCTACAACTCAGTCAAATCGGATTGCAATTCGACGAATCAAAATCGCAGAACCCTTTTGCGTATTATACTGCCGCTATCACTAATAGCTTTACTCGTGTCTTGAATATTGAGAAAAAGATGCAGAACATCCGTGATGATATTTTAGAAATTAACGGACTCAATCCATCCTGGACTCGACAAAATTCTGGCAAGGCTGGCATGGCTGCATTATCCGGACCGGTTGTATCTAGCTTGGATGAGTAGTATAATCAATAGATGACTAATCTATTTCGTAAAACGGCTATTTGTACTGACATTCATTTTGGACTAAAGTCAAATAGCCTGGCACACAACCAAGACTGTGAAAATTTTATTGACTGGTTTATTGCCAAGGCCAAAGAGCAGGGCTGTGAAACTGGCATGTTCCTTGGCGACTGGCATCATCATAGAGCCAGCATTAATCTACAGACCTTGAACTTTAGTCTGCGAGCGTTGGAAAAACTGTCTAAAGCATTTGATCAGTTTTATTTTATTCCTGGCAATCACGACCTGTACTACAGAGACAAGCGTGATATTCACGGTGCCGAATGGGCCAAACATCTACCCAACATACAGATTGTCAACGATTGGTTCAAGCAAGGCGATGTAGTTATTGCTCCCTGGTTGGTGGGAGACGATCACAAGCGCATTTCAAAACTGTCAGCTAAATATGTTTTCGGACATTTTGAATTACCACATTTTAAAATGAATGCCATGGTAGAGATGCCGGATCATGGCGAACTACAAGCAGAGCACTTTACAGGTGTTGAAGAAGTGTATAGCGGTCACTTTCACCTAAGACAAAAAAGACAAAACATCAATTACATTGGCAATTGTTTCCCACATAATTTTGCCGATGCTGGAGACGACAAACGTGGATGTGCTATTTTAGAATGGGGGAAACCTGTAGAATATCACGCATGGCAGGACCAACCAAGATACCGTGTTCACAAACTCAGCGAACTGCTAGATGAAAATAACAAATTGCTCGGCGACAACATGCATGTTCGAATTCAACTTGATATTGATATCAGCTACGAAGAAGCCAACTTCATCAAAGAAACGTTCATGCAAAAACATGCCATTAGAGAAATTGGCCTAATTACAGTTAAAAATCAAGATTTAACTTTGGATTTAGCACCAGGTGAAATTAAATTTGAAAGTGTTGATCAAATTGTCACACAACAGATCACAGACATTGAATCAGAATTTTACGATTCAAAATTACTGTTGAACATTTACCAGAGTCTATAATGAAAGAAGTAATCACAAGAGATTTTATCAATCAACGTATTCGTTTTGTTGAATGTCTAAACAAAGATAAAGTCTACAATATTAAAGAGTTCAACGACACAATTAACTATTGGAAAATTATTTTGTACGAAGGGTACAATCTAAGGCCAGGTAACAGAATTTGCATTTATGATTCCACCATTGGATTTTTATATACCAGTTTGTTTTTTGCGGCAGCCGAGCTTGGTCTTGAAATCATTACTCCTCCCGAAAAAGCCACAGACGAGTCTGGATATGTAGAACATTTGGAAATCATGACTCAAGAACAGGGTCTGTTTGATGCTGCCATCATTGATGAGATTAACCAAAAAAGTTCTAATGTATCGGCCATGGCACAACGATATTGTAAATCTATTATCTCTGACCAGGCTTTCTTTTCTTATAAGATCAAAGATGATCAATTATACAAATATCTAGTAGATAACGTTCTTTGTACAGAAGATTCTATTCTGGTACATGCAACTACCAGTGGTAGCACTGGGATTCCCAAACCATTGAAATACACACACAAACAACTGCACAGAATTGCTGTGAGAAATATTGATGTTCTTGGTTATAAAAATAATTCTGTGTGTCACACAAGAAATCTGCATCATTCATTTATATTAATGACCCACTTCTTGCCGTCAATACACGCATCTGAAGAGCATTATAGTTTTCCGTTAGGTCGTTGGGAAAATATTAAAGAATTCATTGAGCTGATTAAACAATTAGAAATTTCCAAAGTAGCAATAACTTATAAAGGACTAATCGACAATGTATTTTCTATTATGACCAAGTCTGGAGATCAGTTTAAGCATAATATTTCAATTATCGTCGGCGGGTTTCATGTCAGCAACGAATTTATTAAACTAGTAAAACAAGTAAACATTCAGGAGATTCTTAGTTTATTTGGAACCAATGAAACATTTGGTCCGTTGTTTGTCAAGCATATTAAACAGAGCCAGGATCTTTCCACATATCGTCCCGATTGGTATCCACCAACAGATGGAGATTTTTTTACAATCACCGGTGTAGAAAATAAAATTTCTGTTACTGCGGATTCAATTGGTATTAAAGATATAGTTGTTGAGGATACACTGATCGGAGATAACATCGCAGGATACATACACAAGGGTCGAGAAAATTTATTTAGGATTAACGAAATATATTTTACAATTCCCGAAATACACGAAACTGTTGTTCCGTATTGTGATGGAGATTTTGATATTTGTGTGGATGCATCAAATCAAAAATTATATCTTGCTGTCTGGAGTGGCGCAGTTGAATTTGAAAAATTAAATTTAGCAATGAAAGAAAAATTTAAATTGTTACAATTTGACAAGTATTCCAGACTAGATCGAGACAACTATAGCGGGTTCAAGGTCAACATGAATTTGTTAAGAAACTTTTTTAACACAATAAAAGAATAATGCAGTCAACCGTTATGGTTGGCCTTTTCTCTTAAAATACTGTACAATACAACTGTGATTAATATTAAAACTCTGACTGTTAAAAACTTTATGAGCGTGGGTAATTCTACTCAAGCCGTTGATTTTGATCGTAAAGATCTTACACTTGTGCTAGGTGAGAATCTTGACCTTGGTGGAGATGGCAGTCGGAACGGTACCGGTAAAACTACTATTATCAATGCTCTTAGCTATTCATTATACGGGCAGGCATTGACCAATATTCGCAAAGACAATCTTGTTAACAAGACCAATGGCAAAAACATGTTGGTCAGTTTAGATTTTGAAGTGAGTGGGAAAAATTATCGAATTGAGCGTGGTCGAAAACCCAACGTGTTGAAGTTTTATGTCAACAGTCAAGAACAAGAAATCACCGACGATAGCCAAGGAGACAGCAGAGAAACACAGGATGCTATTGAACACATACTTGGTATGAGTCACGATATGTTTAGACATATTCTAGCACTTAACACTTATACTGAACCTTTTTTAAGTCTCAAAGCCAACGATCAGCGAACTTTGATCGAACAGTTGTTGGGAATAACGTTGCTGAGTGAAAAGGCTGAACGTATTAAAGAATTAAACAGAGAAACCAAGGACTCTATCAGCCAGGAAGAGTTTAGAATACGTGCAGTTCAAGAAGCAAACAAACGGATTGAAGAACAAATTGACAGTTTAAAGCGTAGACAAACATTATGGATTACCAAGCGAGCTGAAGAAATTACCAAACTACAGACAGCGTTAGAAGCATTACAAGAGATTGATATTGATGCAGAAATTACTGCACACCGTGAACATACTGCTTGGGATAATAGAAGAAAAGCATTCAACGACTTGCAAACTAAACTAAGTCGAGCAAAGCTAGAAGTTCAACGTGAAGAAAAAACAATTAAAAAATTGTCTGATGAGATTGTTTCATTAGAAGCACATACCTGTCACACTTGCGGACAGGCATTTCATGATGAGAAACACGAGCAAGTGTTGACTAATAAACGCACTGACTTAGCTGATGCAAGAACACGATGCACCGAGCAAACTACCGAAGTCAGTGAAATTCAAAACGAGTTAGATGATATCGGCGCAGTCGGCAAACCTCCAGTGATGTTCTATGACAACGAAGAAGATGCTATTCATCATCGTGCTACATTGGCCAACCTACAAACACAGATTGATAGCAAGCAACAAGAACAAGATCCGTATGCTGAACAAATTAGCGACATGCAAGAACAAGCATTGCAGGTGGTTGACTATGTTGGATTAAATGATCTAACCAGAATGCAAGAACATCAAGACTTCTTGTTGAAGTTATTGACTTCAAAAGATAGTTTTATTCGCAAAAAGATTATTGAGCAAAATTTAAGTTATTTAAATGCTCGACTAACGCACTATCTAGATAAAATTGGGTTGCCGCATCAGGTTGTATTTCAAAATGATCTCAGTGTTGAAATTACCGAACTGGGCCGTGACTTAGACTTTGATAACTTATCGCGTGGTGAACGCAATAGACTTATACTGTCAATGTCCTGGGCATTCCGTGATGTTTGGGAAAGCTTATATCATCCAATCAATGTGTTGTTCATTGACGAACTTGTTGATTCAGGTATGGATACCCAGGGTGTTGAAAACAGTCTTGCACTACTTAAAAAGATGAGTAGAGAACGTCATAAAAGTATTTGGTTAGTAAGTCACCGAGATGAACTTGCTGGTCGTGTAGAAAATATTTTACGTGTTGTAAAAGAAAATGGATTTACATCCTATAACAATGATGTAGAGATGGCCTGATGCTTGAGTTTGAGTTAGAAATAGCATCATCACAAGGTCGCACACCAGGATACCTACGGGTAGATGACCAAAAGACACACCTGTCAGATCCATTGATACATGCTAAATTTATTATTCAAGACCTAGGACAATTAAAACTTGTGTTTGGCGGCAAGACAGAAAACGATACGGTAATAGACAGTAATGGTAATATTGTTGCTGATACAGAATTTAGAATCCTTAATATTAGATGCAATCAAATCAAACTAGAACCCTGGATACTAACTGATTTTGTTTATTACCCTGATTACTTTAGCGGGTATCTACAACAGTTTCCAGACTCTCCGATAACTATTACTAGCCCATATCAATATAATTTTCCCGGAACAATAGAATTTAATTGGGTTTCTAATTTTTGGGATTGGTATTTTGAAGAAAAAAATAAACGAGAAGTCATTGGTTTCTTAGAAAAAGATCCTGATCGTGTTTGGAAGTTTCGTGGCAGTTTAGATCCCTGTGAGGATCTAGTAGAAAAAATAAAAGAACTAATACAGCTATGAAACGATTTGCATTTATCAACGTACCAAGTCAAGAGTTAGAAAGACCACCAGCCGCCGCCGCGGCCATAAGTGCTTGTGTACGTAGTGCTGGTTGGGAATGTAACGTGTATGATTTTAATTTGTTTTTACACAGCAATGTAACTACAGATGTGTGGGTTGAACTTGAACAATACTGGCGTTGCAAAAAATATACACTAGAACCCGAAACTCAACAAATATTAAATGACACCATTGATCAATTTTTAACAACTGTAGCTGAGTTTGAGCCTGACATGGTTGGGATTTCTGTGTTTACTAGATTCAGTGTTATCCCTGCCAGTGTGATGTTGCAGAAGGTACGAGATCAATTAAACTGTAAAATTGTCATAGGCGGAGCAGGTAGCTATGCTTGGCCAGGAAGTTTGCCAAATTTAACCAAGAACCCGCTGGCATTAGATGCCACAACGTTTGCTGACTATGCACTAAAGACCGGATTAGTTGATTACTACATCCAAGGAGAAGGTGAACAGGCCATCATTGAATTATTAAATGGCAATGATAACTCCAACGGAGTTAACGGAAACCCAGCAGTTCAAATTCGTAAATTAGACAAGCTGCCGCATCCTGAATACGAAGGCATTGACCCATCAAATTACTATTACACATCTGAGCCGGGAATTTATATCACTGCATCAAGAGGCTGTGTTAGGAATTGCAAATTTTGTAGTATTTCAGACATGTGGCCAAAGTATACTTCTCGTAGTGCCGATGATATTGTAAAAGAAATTATCAACGGAAAGAAAAAATACAATGTCAACCTATTTCACTTTACCGACAGTTTAATCAACGGTAATATGAAAATGTGGAGAGAAGTAAATCAGCAATTAGTACAAGCTAAAAAACAAGACGTCAGTTTAGAACCAATAAAATATCTTGGTCAGTTTATTTGTAGAACAAGATTTGATCAAACTGAAAAAGACTGGGAGTTAATGGCCAAGGCTGGTTGTAATATGCTGGTCACTGGATTTGAATCTTACAGTCCTCATGTTAGAAAACACATGGGTAAAAATCACACCAATGCAGATATTGATTTCCATTTTGCACAGTCAGCATATTACGGAATTAAGAATGTTTGTTTAATGTTTGTTGGATACCCTGTTGAAACATTGGAAGACCATAATTATAATATTGAATTTTTACACCGGTATCAAAAATATGCTCGAGCAGGAGTGATTCACATGGTACGTTGGGGGTACACTGGTATGTTCCGTGAAGAAGGCAAGCTAGCTGGTGATTCAAAAGTAAAACTAATTACTGATCCAGACTTTGCCAAACGTTTTCATAACCTACCACAAGGGCTTCGTGACATTGCACTGGGCTTTGGATGGGTAAATGAATTAAACCCAACACTCACACTAAAAGAACGCATCCGTCGTCGACTAGAGTTACACGAAGTAAGTGTAAAACTAGGATGGCCACAGACTCGTAACAGAGAAGAGTTACAAATTTTATATAACATTTTACAAAACCTTGACAAGAATGTCATCAACACTCAGGATTTTGAAAACTTAGAAACCTTATTAGATTTTCATTAAATTTTTACACTTAGATCAACGGAGATGATAACTATACAGCAAGGATAAATCACACACAACATATGACATGGCTATTTCAAGACACCCCAGTTGAGACATTGCCCGAAGAGTGTGTTGGATTTGTTTACTTGATTACAAATAATCTCACTGGTCGCAAGTACATAGGCAAAAAACTCGCAAAATTTTCAAAAACCACATACAAAACAGTAACACAAAAAAACGGCATAAAAAAGCGGAAGAAGATACGCTCGAAGATTGATTCAGATTGGAGAGAGTACTACGGGTCAAGCCCAGAATTAACCGCAGACGTAATCAAACTAGGCACCGAAAACTTCACCAGAGAAATACTTTATTATTGCAACTCCAAATCAGAATGCAGTTACATTGAAGCAAGAGAACAATTTTCAAGACGAGTATTAGAATCGCAAGATTATTACAACGGCCATATACAAGTTAGAGTACACGGTAGTCATATTAGAGGAAAACTATGAGTGAAATTTTTTTACAAAAGTTTTATGACAATGTCAAAGATTTGTCTTGGCCTCAACTTATTGAAACCTACAGTGACTTTGTAAAATTGCCCGATAGTATCAAAAACGAATGTTATCAACAGCATGGACTAGAATCAACACTGAATCAAATTGAAGATTCCGATTACTGGCTTGCCAGTCATCGGTCCAGGGTAGTGGTGTACCGACATCATTCTTTGGTGTTTATACCTGTGCCAAAATGCGGATTTATTTACTATCATGATTTGTTTACTCGTATAGGGTGGGAACAAATTACCCTGGACAAAGTAAATTTTGATCAGCACATTGTTTTTACTGCTATCATGAATCCAACGGATCGATATCTCAAAGGCTTAACTGAGTGGTTCTGGAAAAGAATTAGATTTGATAATTTTGACAATTTAGAACAGCAAGAACTATTTTTTAACATAGCATCTGACATACTGATTACTGATATACACACAATGCCATACACCGTCGAATATCAAGGTATTATCAATAAGATACATTGGATTCCGTCTGACAACTTGTCTGACAACGAAGTAAAACAATCAATGATGCATTTGTTTAAAAAACACAATTACAATATACAGCTACCACTTGACGACCCCCGATTACATCAATCCAACCCAAAAAAACTAAAGCTTTACCAGGCATTAAAAAATGTACACATCCGTAAAAAACAAAAAACTTTTGAATTGTTGTACGTTTTTTTAGCAGAAGATTTAAAATTTTACCGGCAGCTAGTTAATAAATTTGACCCAACTTGGTCTAAAAACATTTAATTTTAAGCAGTTACGACTCGCACAGGTCAATTTCGTGTGCCCTAGACCTGGATCTCGGATCACAGGGACGGAAGTCTTGCCGCTCTAGCAAGCACTCAATCACTACCCGAAAGGATGACGATCGCTAATTGCCGCGGTTTGATTGTTTGAAAAGAATTTAAAGGCTAAAAAGACGCAGAAGTGATTCTGCAGGTTAATATAGTATGTTAGCGTATATTATATTGATTGCCGTTGTATAAAGACGCAACTCGAGGTACCGGACAACCGCCTCTGTAATGTTGTAACGCTATGTGGCTATTCGAACTCGGATAATGCTTTTAATCTTTGCCCTGTGCGGGCAAAGTGTGACCAAAGAATCTGGATAATAACTGTAATCTCACTTCGCTCGATGTTTATAATAATATTGATGAGCGATAGCGAAATCAATAGAACTTCAACGAAGTTCTCATAAAGCCGTTATAAGTTAGTATCTGGCCAATCTCTAAACAATGCATGTTGAATATCACCAGCAACAAACTGATTGAATGACTTGTGTTTCTCTTCGAGTTCTCCTTTGAGTGGTGCTACTCGTTTGAACGCATTGTCCATCTGACCCATGTCTCTAAACTCCATGAGTATCATCCACTCTGGCATGTCGGCAATACTACGGAATCCCATTTTACATCTTGTGATTCTGTACGATACCATCTTGTCTTCGGAGATCAAATGATCAAAGAAACTTTTCATTCCGTTGACCCAGTCTAAGTCTGAGATATCGCCTTCTTTGTTTGCCCAAATTGTGTATAAGTCCATTTTATATTTCCTCTCTGTGAAGATCGCTGGTTACACAATGCAGACCATTGTCCCAAAAACACTTGTGTCTAAACTGTGAAACATGCGGAGTAACTTGATGCCGTTTGAGTGCATCAAATATTTGTTGATTGTAGCCACTGATCACTACATTTTTATTGTCGATGATCAACATGTTTAATTCAAAAACAGTTTCTGCTACATAACCCAACAAATTCTTAAAGTAACAATCAATAAACTCTGTGAGTTTATTATTACTTTCTTGCCCTGGCAACCACCAAGATCCTGTGTGTGTTGCTTGCCAATTCTTAAATGATGGTAATTTTTCTAGACTGGGTTTGATATAAACTATTTCCCAATCATAGAAATACATTTTAAAAAATAGTTTTAGTAGTTGGTGATTTGCAGGATCGTCTATGGCTATAATCAATCCTGGTGTAACAGGACAAAACCATCCATCAATATGCCCAGTCTGATGAAAAGCTGTTAATTTTTTATTGCTGGCTCTATTTTGTAAAAATTCATGAGCTGATTTATTATTAGAATAAAATACACAGTCGAGAAATTGATAAACAGTGGCACCACACACTGATGGTAGATTAATTTCTATTTCTTGATTACCCTGAGCAATCACATGATCAGAAATGTTTTTATAAAAATCCGGATCTATGTTATTGTAAAATGATTTAACAAGTTTATTTCCTAGCATTAACAAATGATCCCTGGCTGCCAACGGCGCCTTTGGTAGATTGTCAACATCAACATCAACAACACCTGCTGTTGGCCTAAGCGTGTGTACTCCAAGAGCATTCAGATTAACTGCTAGTGTATGTAGGTCTTCTTCGGTTTCACTGGCAATTGTTTCAAAATGATTTCGAATCTCAACGTTGTTGATCCAACTATAAAACTCAGGACTCCAACTGCGGCCAACCACACAGGTTTTTAGTCTATGCCATTCGCTGTTAATCTGATACATTACACCAACGGACCTAATATCTCAAAGCCATCAATATCTTGTTTGTATAAATGTGCTTGCTCTAAGTATAAAAATTTAAAACCACGCTGTTTATAGATAGCACATTCTGTTTTCATTGTTTCAATGCCTAGTCGCATTTTGGGTCGATGATAGGTCCAAGCAAATTGGTCGCATTGTGCGTTATACTGGTCAAATCTACGTATCAGGCTAAATGCAACCAGTTCAGCGTTGTCGTAGTAGCCAATGATGTCAGCCATTGGATCTTGATAGCGACTGTGAAATATAGGCATTACTGATGAAAAATGTTTGTAGGTACAGTAGTACTTGTATATTTCATCTAGCTTGTTGAGTGTGGTTTCATCACGATCAGTGATGTAATTCCAACCAACAGTGGGTAGGTAATTGGTTTTATCTAGGTCAATTCTGGCAAATTGATAAGTCATGTTCTATCCGGAAAAAAATCTTGCTGGATACCTTTTCGGTCCAGGTCCAAGGTAACACAATGTACACCACCGTCCCAGAAGTATCTGTGTCGCAAAGGGCAAATGTGAGGAGTTATGTTGTGACGTTTAAAAGCATCAAATGCTTTTTCATTGTAGCTGTTGACAATGACATTTTGTTGATTGATCACAAGGATATTTACATCAAACACACTTTCCTCAACATACCCTACCCAATCTTGCAACCATGTTTCTACATATTCAATCAGTTCGTCATCGTATTCACTACCCTTGATCCACCAACGCCCTTGATTTTTTTCTTTAAGGTCCAAAAATGATTTCACTTTGTTCCAGCCTTCTCCGCTCAGGTATACAACTTCCCATCCAGGAAATGTATCTGCATAGGTAGGCATATCTTCTATGCTCACAATAAGACCAGGCTTAACAGGAGTAAAACAACCGTCGATATGTCCACCAGTGGTCACAATATGATTTCTAAAGTCTGGAAAAAAATGTTCAGTTAGTTTTTTGATTTTGTCGATATCGGCAGATTCAGATATCCCAAAAAATAAATCTTTTCCGATACGGGTGATTCCATTAGTTGGAATTTGATTTAACATGTCATGATATTGATTTTCAATGATAGGATTACCAGCTGACTTCACAAGACCAGTAACCGGTTCCCACCAGTCGAACTCACTAGCCTTGGATATAATTTCATCAGAATTGTCACCAGGTTTAAACTCAAACTGAAACAAGTTTTTACATTCTTCTTGGATCCAAACTGGCAGCTGATCAAATGGAGTAAATTCTTGTGGCCAATCAGGACCTTTAAAGTTGTTGTAATTTTTTTTAGTCCAATTACCAGGAGGCATGATACTTCGTCCTGATGATTTTATGCTGATGTTGTCGTAAGGAAACACAAAAAAGTCTGATCCAATCATAATCATCTGATCTCTTGGAATCATGCTAACAGGGCCAGGTATGCGACGATTTTGTGTCAGTAACCGATCTAGTTGTACTGTGGGTACATTTGGTCTTACAGTCTTTACATTGAACTTTTCAAGTAATGTCACAAGATTCACAAAGTCTTCTTCAGTTTCAGTAGCAATACGTTCAAACAAACTGCGTAATCGTGGATTTTTTATAAAGCTATAAAACTCAGGAGGATAACTTTTACCCACAACACAAACTTGCAATGGATCCCACGGTTGATGTACACTATACATTATGTTTTCCTTGGATCCTGTCTGTGGTGAAACAGGGCTTGTAGATATTCTTCAGGCCAAGAGTGATAAAATCCTTTGTCAGCCATTTGCTTGGCTTTGGTGTTTAAATCACTTAGACTTTGTACCAATGCTAATGCATACGTGCCTTGATTCATGCACACACCATTGATCATTTCAACATCATCTGGGTGATCTTCTAGTGCCAACATGTCTCTAGGTAACAGTACTTCCTTGTTAACCAATTCAATACTACCAGCAAGCATATCGTGTGACCATTCTGTTGGATCGTACACATAGATAATAACTTCTCGGTTGCCCATGCCTTGACGCCCACAATTTTTAAGATCGTAGTAGGGATCGGCTCCAAGATAAACTGCATAGCTGTTCTTTACTCGTGCTGACCGTGCATAAGGACAAGGAGAAAATCCCCCTAATGCAGGATGTGGAACTTCTAAGAAGTTTGTAATCCACAGTTCTATATCTTGTTTGACTTGTTCTAGTTCCATTAGAAGAAAGGTAATCCAGATTTTTTAGTAGTGTCTAAATTATCTTTAATCAAATTATTGATAATTTTTCTTTCGTTTGGGGCCAACGACATGGCATCCTCGTAGGACAGGCCGCCGCGCATGTACCAGGCAAACTTTATGGACTCTTCACGTATTTGATCACACTCTTTTTCCATCCGGTCAACAAGCTTGATGACGCGGTCAGAGTCCAGGCTCAAGAGTTGGAATCGAAAAAATTTGACATATCCAATGTAAAGTTTTGATCATACTCATTACCACAATTGGTACATTTAATTTTAATTGGTTTTAGTTCAGCTTCTTGTTTGAGTTGAATTGCACGGTCACGTATTGCACCAAACGCAGATTTTTCACAGTTGTTCAAAAACTCAACAATAAATTCTTGTTCGTTGACCTGAGCACCTGGTGTTTTAATTACGCCAATGCTCTGAGCAATGCTTCTAATTGTAAGACTGGTAATTTTTAAAAATGCTTCGCCCAACTGCTTCAGTTTTTCTTCTTCGGGTATTTCTGCATTCTGAAACATTGCTACTAGTTTTTGATCTTCAAATTGAATCTGACTATTTGAATTTAATTCCTGATAGGTCATTGGTTTAAAATACACTTCTAAGTCTCCAACTTTGACAGGCACATCATAGTCAGGAGAATTAATATTTTCAAGTACTACTCGAAGATCAATTTGATATTCATCTTCATTTCCACAACTGGGGCATTTGGTACCTATGTCCATGCCGTGACCGTAAGTGGCAATACGTATTGCCACCAGTAGCGTATCAACGTCTAGACTAGGGACCTGCCATGCATCTTTAATGTTTGGACAACAACTTTCAAAAATCTTAACCATGGCAGACCCGTTGAACAAAGCATCGGGTGTTCTGGTAGTAATTTCATCAACTGCGGTCATTGGGTAAATGGGAATTTCCTGATTGGGCGGAATAGTAATTGCTTCACTATTCCAGAATTTACCTTTTGATGGCAATCTAATATAGATTGACGGTTGTCTAAAGTACTGCTTTAGTGGGTTAGCTGTTTGTGTCATGTTTGGGTACCATAAATATATCAGTACTTATACACCTACATTATGGACGAACAAGAATTACAAGCCCTCTTTGACAAACTTAGATCTGGTGCCCAGCTCACTGACGATGAGCTGAAAAAACTGAACACAGCGTTAAACGGATCAACCAAGAATCTAGATCAATTTAAATCGGCTATTAAGGATGGTTCAAAAGAAGTAACTAAATCACTGGGCCGCTTTGCTCTTGATATAGGAGATGGATCAAAAGGATTTACACAGTTAAATCCCTTAATTGATTCAGTTAGTAATGCACTGGGAGGTATGGCCAAAGCCATACCGTTTGCTGGCGAAGCAATGAGCGCGGCTGTAAAAGCCACCGCTGAAGGTACAAAATTTGTCATTGAGCAGTTACAGAAAACTACTCAAACATTCCAAGATTTAAGTGATGTAGGTGCAGTAACTGCCAAAGGCATGTCTGGCGTTCAGGAGCAGTTCCTACGTTCTGGCATGAGCCTAAACGGCTTCCAAAAATCGATCAAAGAAAATTCAGCTTCGTTGGCCAGATTCCGTGGACTAACAGCCGATGGTGCTGAAGAATTTAGCAAGATTGTTGGTGGTATTGTTGACAGCAAAGCCGGCGATGAACTACGTAGAATTGGTTTTAGTGCAGATGCAATAGGTGAAGCATCAGGTGCTTATGTTGCACAGCAAACACGACTTGGCCTAGCACAGAACAAAACACAAAAGCAACTATCACAAGGTGCTGTAGAATACGCCAAAGAACTAGATCAGTTGACCAAGTTAACTGGCATGAGTAGAAAAGAAATTCAGGCTCAACAGGATGCGGCACTCAGCGAAGGTAGATTCCGTGCTCAGTATGACGAAATGGTGGCCAATGGTCAAGAAGGCGCTGCCAAAGAACTTTTAGACTTCCAAACTCAGATCAGCAAAGTTGCTCCTGAACTGGGACAGGCAATTCGAGATCAAGCGTCGGGTTTTACCAGTAGCGAAGCCGCTATTAAAGGATTTAACAGCACAGCTGGTGCATTACCCGACATCATTGAACGCTTAAAAGCTAGTGAGATCACCAGAGATCAGGCCATACAAGAGCTACAGAATTCTACAAAAGATAACATTCAGACTCAGCGAGATTTTGCAAAAGCAGTTGGTGACGGCACAGGTACTTTCTTAAAGTATTCAGAACTCAGTGACCTGAACAATGCCACAATGCAGGACGGTGTATTAAAAGCTAAAAAGGCTCAGGATGCACAGGTTGCTGGACAAGATGAGTTAACTAACAAAACAGTTGAAGCCCAGAAAAACATGGAGCAACTGAGTCGACAGATTCAAAATCTAGGCTTCACATTAATGCCAGCAGCGGCCACTGCTATTTCTGAATTTACTACCTCATTAAATGAATTCTTAAAATTTGTTTCTAAAACCACAGGAATAGAAATTCCAGGAATTGCTGGTGGTAAAGGTGGTACAGGACCAGGGCAAAAAACTGCCGCTGAACAAACCAAACAAGACGAAGAAAATTGGAAAAAAGCCACACTTGGTGAAAAAGCTTCGATTGCTACTGCTAAAACTGTTGAAACAGTTGGCACCGCATTGGGCAAGGCCTTTGAGTGGATGGGTGCCAAAGAAACTGGCAAAGCAATACAAGACACGGCTGCTAAAGCCAAAGAAGAACGTGTTGCATCTGATACTGCTTACTTAGAAAAAACTGGGCGTGGTGATGCTGGCACAAAGAAATACACAGGTGGTGGGCAGGCAGCAGTAGCCGGACCGTCGGGTGGTGCTGGAGGTGCTGGACAAGCTGGCGGTGCCGTTGGTTCAGAACCAGTAGGACCAGGAGCACAAGGCAAACCCGGAGGTGGTGGCGCTGATACTAGATCAACAGGCGGCAAAGCCACCACAGACAAACCTATTAAAGCAGTGACAGGTGCCGGTCCAGGATTCACAGAAGTACAGACCACAGACGATGAAAAACAACGTAGAGAAGGTGTACGTAACTGGCGCAACAACAATCCAGGCAATCTTGAAATGGGTGCATTTGCACGGTCGTTTGGTGCAGTTGGGTCGGACGGGCGATTTGCAGTATTTCCAACACTAGCTGATGGAACCAAAGCCAAAGAAGAGTTGTTGTTTGGATCAAAGTCAAAATATGCTAATTTAAGCATCACCGATGCTCTTAACAGATATGCACCTCCCAATGAAAACAACACCGCGGCCTATATTAAGTCTGTAGCTAGTGCAGTAGGTGTTGATCCTAGTACTATATTAAACAAACTTGATTCTGGACAGCGCCAACAGATGCTAGCAGCCATCAGCAGAGTTGAAGGATTTAAAACAGGAAAAATTGTATCTGCGGCAGATGGTGGTGTATTTTCAGGACCAACAAAAGGATATCCTGCAACATTGCACGGCACAGAAGCAGTTATTCCAATGTCAGATGGTAAAAGCATACCAGTTAAATTTGACAAGCCGGATAGACAGCAGTTAGTTGATGCATACAAGGATATGTTTAAAACGCTAAACCCATCAAAAACAGACAGTATTAACATATCTGACATAGTTGATGAAATGTCCAAGTCCATGGCACCGGTTAAATTTGAACCTCCGAGCATACAACAATTAATTGAAACATACGGAGATGCATTTAGAACATTAATCCCCGGAATGACTGTGAACAAGCAAGGAGACGGCCTTGCTATTGAATTAGGAAGTGTTGCTGATAAGCTCAGTATGGCAGTAGACGAAATGTTTGCTGCCATGCCAGAGATGAAAAAACAGTTTAACTATGGCAAAATGGAACCTGGGGATTTCATGCGGGCCATGTTGGCAACACCGGAAGGAAAAGTATTTTCAGCACAAAACGATATTGGTGTGCAAGGACTAAACGGTCCACAAACCGAAGAATCAAAAGCACTGAGAGGCCAGTACGATCTAATTAGAGAAATGATTCGACAACAAGATAGTGCCGCAATCAAGGCTGGAAAAATGGCCGGCGGCAGTATCGAAGATCCATTGTCTAGAATGGAAGTGTTGGCCGAAGATTATGTCAAGCGACAACAAATTAGAACAGGTTGGGGAACTGGAGATTGGCAAACAGGCGAAGTCGGCAAACAAAACTTGTTTGACGAAAACTCAAAAGTCATCACAGAACTGGTCAAAGGCCTGCAGGAAAATACTCAGACCGCTACTGAAGATAAAGTCACTGGCATACTAGAAAAGTTTACAAATTCTTTTAAAGAAATGTTTACTCAACAGTCCACACAAGGCAACGCAGTAACACCTGAGTTGATTGGTGCCATTCAAGAAATGGTACAAGCCCAGAGAGACAATGTTAGTATCAGCAGTAAAATACTTCAAGTAAGTCAAAACTAACGGTAAATATAGCACTATGTCGTGGAAAAAATATTTTAAAGTTGCCAACTCAAATGGTGAACTGAGTCCTTTATCAGGAAAAGGTTCTGACGGTCTACCCGGTTACGGTCGTAACGATGGTAGAGATCCTATGAAAGGACATGCTGACATTGTTTACAGAAACTATGCCAGCAGATTGCCCGAAGTCTACACTGGCCATCCAAATCGTGTTGAGCGTTATAACCAATACGAAAATATGGACAGTGACAGTGAGATCAATGCGTGTCTTGATATTCTGGCAGAATTTTCTACTCAAAAGAACGAAAACAACTCAACTCCTTTTGAAGTACAGTACAACGAAACTCCCACAGACAATGAAATTAGTATTATCAAGCAACAGCTTCAGCAATGGGTCAAGCTTAACAAGTTAGATCAGCGCATGTTCCGTATTTTCCGTAACACATTAAAATACGGAGATCAAGTGTTTGTACGAGATCCAGAAACATTTGAAATGTACTGGGTAGACATGACCAAAGTAGCTAGAGTTATTGTCAACGAAAGTGAAGGCAAAAGACCCGAGCAGTATGTAATTCGTGACATTAATCCAAACTTTCAGAATCTTTCAATAGCAGTTAAAACCACCACAGACTTTCAGAGTAATCCACCGTCAACTGGTTATACAGCACCCTACAATTACTCAGCACCTAACGCTGGTGCCGGCGGCTCTGGCGGCAATAGATTTAGTGCCGCAATGAATGAAACAGTTATTGATGCAAAACACGTGGTACACCTGAGTTTAAGCGAAGGCCTGGATTTTTATTGGCCGTTTGGCATGAGCGTACTGGAAACAATTTTCCGTGTTTTTAAACAAAAAGAACTGTTGGAAGATGCGGTTCTTATCTATCGTGTGGCCCGTGCTCCTGAACGTAGAGTGTTTAAAATTGACGTGGGTAACATGCCAAGTCACATGGCCATGGCCTTTGTTGAACGAGTTAAAAACGAAATTCACCAACGTAGAATTCCCAGTCATACTGGCGGCGGCCAAAATGTCATGGATTCAAGCTATAACCCACTGAGTATCAACGAAGATTACTTCTTCCCACAAACAGCAGACGGTCGTGGTTCAAGTGTAGATACCCTGCCCGGTGGTTCAAATCTTGGCGAAATCGACGATTTAAAGTATTTTAATAACAAAATGTGTCGTGGATTGCGTGTGCCTTCGAGCTATTTGCCCACAGGTCCTGATGACAGCGATCGTCCAATGAATGATGGTCGTGTGGGTACTGCGCTCATACAAGAATACCGTTTTAACCAGTACTGTGAACGACTACAACGTTTAGTTGTAGAAAAACTTGACGATGAATTCAAAATGTTCATGCGTTGGAGAGGATTTAACATTGACTCAGGGCTATTCAGTATTGAGTTTAATCCGCCACAGAACTTTGCCAGTTACCGCGAAGCTGAATTAGATACCACAAGAGTCAGCACGTTTGGTGCATTAGAACAAGTTCCTTATCTATCAAAACGTTTCTTATTAAAACGTTATCTTGGATTGTCCGAAGAAGAAATTGCAGAAAATGAAGAACTTTGGCATCAAGAGCGAGCACAACCTGATGCTCCGGGCTCAACTGGTCAGGACCTACGTAGTGTGGGCGTTACACCAGCTGATTTTGAAACTGATATTCAAACCGGTGAAGAAATGGCTGATGCGCAAGCAACTCCAGATCTTGGTGCAGAAGCTGGACTTGCCCCTGGATCTCAACCAGCCGCGGGTATCACACCACCCGGTCCTACGCCTGCGGTATAAATATTATTATGATATTAAACGAAGTTTATCAACGTAGTCCAGACGCTTATCAAGAAGTTGCACAAGACAACTCTCAACCTAAATTGGGAGACCTTCGTAAGACTAAATTAACTCTGCGACAGATTAATAAGCTTCGACGTATGAACGATGTTCGTACCTATGAGTTCAAAGAAAAACTTAAAAAAGTTCAACAACAATACGCCCCACCGGCGCAACCAATGGCATAATTGACAAAATTTTAATATTTCTGTCAAAAAGTGCGAAAATTTACCCTATATCTACCCAGTTTATTGCATCTGTCTTAAATAAAGCACAGAGCCATTTACATTGGAGGATCTTATGAGTAAATTTGAACAATTAATTGAATACGTCATTAATGACGAAAACGACAAAGCTCGCGAGCTTTTCCACAACATTGTTGTAGAAAAAAGTCGTGCCATCTATGAAGAAATGATGGAAGAAGAGGAAGTAAAAGACGACGAGTCTGAGGGCGAGGAATTAGATGAATCAGAAGAAGAACTTGACGAAGCCGACATGGGCGGTGATCAAGCCGACGAGCTGATTGATGATATTGAAGTTGAAGAAGAAGGTTTAAGCTTTGAAGGCGAAGACGACGGCGAAGAAGGCATGGAAGACGAAGAGTCTGCAGAAAACCTCGAAGACCGTGTGGTTAACCTTGAAGACAAACTAGACGAACTAATGGCCGAATTTGAAAGCCTAATGGGTGACGAAGAAGGCAGTGATGACATGGATGACATGGATGACATGGATGACATGGGCGGAATGGACGACATGGGCGACGACGGCATGAGCGACGAAGAAGTTGTTGATGACGAGTTTGAAACTGAAGGTATGTTCCAAGAAGCTGTTACTTTAAAAGCTGTTGCAAAACCAAACAACAGTGAAGAAGCTAACAACAAGAAAAGTGTAGTAGCTGCCAACAGTGGCGCACGTGGTGCAATGGCCAAGCCAGTGCATGCCGGTGCTAACGAAGGTGGTCATCACGACACAGCCGCATACAAAAACGCCACTAAAGATTTGATTGGTAAAGTTGGTAACACACCAGCACAATCAACTCAAAGACCAACTCCAGCCACAAAGCCACAATTAGGCCAAGCCGCTGGTGTTAATACTAAGCCAGTAATTGGCAAATAAGGACTACAGGTAATGGCTCTTTACCTTAGAGAAAATCTTACCTTTAACCAGGCCAACATTATTGTTGAAGGCTCGGGCGAAGGTAAGGATCTCCACATGGTAGGAATCTGCATTCAGGGCGGAGTTAAAAACGCCAACGAACGTGTGTACCCAGTTAACGAAATTGAACGTGCAGTTGGCACGTTAAATGAACAGATTACCAATGGTTATTCTGTTATGGGTGAGGTAGATCACCCTGACGATCTTAAAATTAATCTTGATCGAGTTAGTCATATGATCACATCCATGTGGATGGATGGTCCAAACGGATTCGGCAAGTTAAAAATTTTACCAACACCAATGGGTCAACTAGTTAAAACTATGTTGGAAAGTGGTGTTAAATTAGGAGTTTCGAGCCGCGGTTCCGGAAACGTAAACGAGGCCAACGGACATGTCAGTGACTTTGAAATAGTCACTGTAGATGTGGTTGCCCAACCCAGTGCGCCTAACGCATATCCAAAAGCCATCTATGAAGGCTTGATGAATATGAAATACGGACATCGTGTGCTAGAAATAGCACGTGACGCTGGCCAGGACAACAAAGTACAGAGATATTTGAAGGGCGAAATTACTAAGCTCATCAAAGATCTCAAGATTTGAGGAGAATCGCATGCTAGATGCTATTAAACCGTTATTAGATAGCGACCTGATCAACGAGGAAACTCGTAGCGAGATCTCTGAAGCTTGGGAAGCCAAGCTAAATGAGACACGTGAGATGGTACGTGCAGAACTACGTGAAGAGTTTGCACAACGCTATGAGCATGATAAGACTGTAATGGTAGAAGCTCTAGATCGCATGGTAACAGAAGGTCTCAAAGTAGAACTTGAGCAAGTGGCCGCTGAAAAGCGTAATCTTGCTGAAGACCGCGTTAAGTTCCAAGGCAAGATGAAAGAATCAGCTACAAAGTTTAACAACTTTATGGTTTCTAAACTTGCTGAAGAAATTGGCGAACTACGTAAAGACCGTAAAGCACACAATGAAGGACTAGAAAAACTAGAAAAATTCATTGTTATGGCTCTTGCAGAAGAGATCCAGGAGTTTGCAAAAGACAAGAAGGACGTTGTTGAAACCAAAGTTCGTCTAGTCCGTGAAGCTCGTGCAAAATTGGAAAGCTTAAAGTCACGTTTCGTAAAAGAAAGTGCCGCTAAGATGAGCCAAGCTGTTAGTCATCATCTAAAAGCTGAACTATCACAGTTAAATGAAGACATCAAAGTTGCTCGAGAGAATAACTTTGGACGTAAAATCTTTGAAGCGTATGCAGCCGAATTCAGCAACACTCATTTAAATGAGAAAGTTGAAATGCGTAAACTGCACAATGTAATCGCAGAAAAAGAACGTCAACTGGCGGAAGCCACAAGAATCGCCAAGGATGCTAAAGTTTTAGTTGAATCCAAAGAGCGTGAAGTTCGAATGATTAAAGAATCCAATGTACGTCAAGGTACTATGGAGGAATTGCTTTCTCCTCTAAACGAAGAGAAGCGCGAAGTCATGAAAAACTTACTGGAAAGCGTCCAAACTAACCGTTTGACAAACGCCTACGAAAAGTACTTACCAGCTGTACTAGCTAATACCACACCAAAAGCTAAAAAGGTGATTAGTGAAAGTGTTAGTGTTGTAACTGGTGATAAAACAGTCAAAGCGATTGAAGAAGATAAAAACAATGTTATCGACATCAAGCGTTTAGCAGGACTGAATTAAGAAAATTAAGGAGACTTAAATGTCACAAGAATTATTAGAAGGTCGTTGGGACGAGACTAAAGAAGCCCTGCTCGAAGGTCTAAAAGGTAACCGTCGCAACTCGATGAACGTGATCCTAGAGAATACACGTAAGTACCTAAAAGAAAACGCAAGTGCTGGTTCAACATCAGCAGGTAACATTGCCACACTTAACCGTGTGATTCTTCCAGTTATCCGTCGTGTCATGCCAACAGTTATTGCTAACGAGTTGGTTGGTGTACAACCAATGACAGGACCAGTTGGTCAGATTCACACTCTGCGTGTACGCTATGCGTCTACAATGACTGATCAAACAGCAGCCGCTACTTCTGTAGTTGCTGGTGAAGAAGCATTGTCACCATTCAAGATCGCTACAGCATACTCTGCAGGCGCTCGTGGTGCTGATAACGCCGCAACAACACAAACAGCCGCTCAAGGTTACTCTGGTGCTCCAACATCAACCCTTGAAGGCAACGGTGGTCGTCAGATCTCCGTTCAAATCTTGAAACAAGCTGTTGAAGCCAAGACTCGCAAATTGCAAGCTCGTTGGACTTTTGAAGCCGCTCAAGACGCACAAGCTATGCATGGTATCGACGTTGAAGCCGAAATTATGGCAGCTTTGGCTCAAGAGATCACAGCTGAAATTGACCAAGAGATTCTATTGAGCCTGCGCTCATTGGCTTCTACTGAGTTCACATACAACCAAGCTACCGTTTCTGGTACAGCTACATTCGTTGGTGACGAACATGCCGCATTGGCAGTTTTGATCAACCGTGTTGCTAACTTGATCGCCCAACGTACACGTCGTGGCGCAGGTAACTGGGCTGTTGTTTCTCCAGCATCTTTGACAGTATTGCAATCTGCTACAACTAGCGCATTTGCACGTACTACAGAAGGTACATTCGAAGCACCTACAAACACCAAGTTTGTTGGTACATTGAACGGCGCTATGCGTGTGTTCGTTGACTCTTATGCATCTGACTCAACACCAGTGTTGGTTGGTTACAAAGGTTCTTCAGAAGCTGACGCAGCCGCATTCTACTGCCCATACATTCCGTTGATGAGCAGTGGTGTTGTACTTGATCCATCAACATTCGAACCAGTTGTGTCATTCATGACACGTTACGGTTACATTGAACTTACTAACACAGCAAGTTCTTTCGGTAACGCTGGTGACTATGTTGGCGAGATCGCTGTATCTAACCTTTCATTCTCCTAATCAGAGAACTACCCAGGGATGGGAAGAAGGAAAAGGGCCGAAAGGCCCTTTTTCTTTGATACTAAAAATTCTAGCTCAACGACCTATCACCCTTCGGCACTATATCTGTGTCTTATTGCAAGAGATAAAATTACTGCCGTTTCGCTGGTGCCGTCGGGCATGGCATATAAGTCACAAACGCCGGCACAATCCTGTGCAATCAACTGGGCAAACTTTTCTAGTCTAGAATCCCACATATCTCTTTTTGCTCCAAGACCATAAACGTCCATGCCAGATGTTTTTTCAAATTCTCGAAGTCTCATCTTGAGTAATGATTGACCACGAGCCTTTGCAAACTTTTCATAATCTTCTTGTGTGCCTTCGCTATAGCCACCGTCACCTGCGTGAATATCACTACCTGCTTTAATATTTTTATTCATACATCAATCTTTAAAATTTTTTTAACTTTGACCAGGTCCAGACTGGGATTACAAGCAGGTATTGCATTGTGCTTCTTGTAAAATTCCACTAACAAATCTAATTCTATTTCTTTACAGTAGCTGGGGTGCATTGGCAGATAAGCTTGATAAACGTGATCAATTTTATCTAGACCAAATTTTTCTTTAAACACAGTACCACATCCGTACGGACTGAGTCTTGGATTTCTTACAGTTCCTTTAAAATCTGTACGCCTACCCAGCATGCTGTTTCTACTGGTAGCTCTGCTTTCTCCAATATAAATCACTCCAGGATCTAGTAGATTAGCTGATCCAGCTGGAGCATCGTTTTCAAACACTCCGTATATGTAACAGCCCGGATGAGATTTGTCAAACCCCCAGGATTCATTCCAGGATTCGTCGATTTGATGCCAAGTTGTAAATTCTGTTAAGCCGGGCTTTGATGTTGCAGTTACCTGTGCAGTAAATGCAGACTTACCGCTGATCTCAGCACACTTAAACAAACTGTAGGCCAGTTGATTTACATTATCACAGTGAGTAAACACCTGATATAATTGTTCTTCAGTAAGGCCATGATTTCCTGAACCAGTGCGTATATTTTGTGCAAGTATTCTTGCAAGGTCTTGCATTTAAAATCCTTTTGTTTAGTGTAAACTATTTAGGCAATATTGTCAATAATTTTGGTTAAATAGTGTTGTGGCCAAAATATTTTATACACCCCCGGGATACTCAGGTACTGCCCAATTAACAGCATCAAACGGTCTTGTAATTGAAAATCAAGCTCGCTGGCGTTTCAGTGAACAAGGATACAACGACGGGGCAACGTTTGGTGTTAGCCTTAGCTGGCCCGATAAAGCTGTGGGTGAATTCAGCTACGGGCAACCAGCACAAAAGATCAAACCTGAATCTTCTGGATTATTACATGTTAAAGGAACAAACTGGCCTATAGCAGTAATTGGCAATTCTCTACAGTCATACACCAATCCTGACACTAGCCAAACATATCCAGCCAGCCAATGTAGGATTTTAGTAACGGGTCACTGGCAAGTTAATCGTCAACCAAACAGCAACTCATGGAACTCAATAGGAGTTTTTTATAAAGGCTTAACCACTACCGATCTCGGAGACAGGGATATGGATCCGTACTTGTTGAACTATAACTCCCCAGATGCAACTTATGTAATTCAAGGAGCCAATGTCACTGGCGGTGCCCAAGATACATTTACCACTCGCGAATTTTCCTGCAGATGCGAACACAGCACAACCAGCAATAATTCCAATAGAGAATATCAATCCAATGCAATTGCTCAACCTATATTTGTGTACACATACAGCATGAGTTGGGAAATAGAAGTTTAACATAAATACTTGTCAACACAATCAGGTGTTTTATGCTGAGATTAATACCCACAGCGTAGCGGCTAGAACCCGCATCGGACTTCTTTAAGGAGAAAACAAAATGGGTCGTCCTCTAAAAATTAAAAAATCCACAACCAAAGACATTGGTTTTAACAATCTTGGCAGTTTAACAAATCCAGTATATCCAACAACATTAAACTCGTCTCAATACCTGGGTGTGGTTGGCGGTGAGAACACCAGCGTGGCCACCACAGCTTATCCGGTGATTCGTGTGCAAGCATGTGAAATTGGCGGTGCTGAAGAAGAAGCTATCATTGTGCGCCAAAAAGGAAGCACAACATACTTGGTACTGGGGCAAACCAGTGGAAATACATATCAAGCCACTCTGGCTAACGAAGCCACTGGTGCATTGTCACCAGGCAACATGAACATTGCTATGTTTAATGGCGATAGTACAGACATCTTGATCAGCAAACTCACAAACAAGTGGGCACTGGACTATTCAGTACCACCAGTTCGTTATGTGATTAACTTCTTCAGTGACGAAGGCACAGAGATCAAGTCTGGCACCGTCGGTGTGACCAACAACTTGGCCATTGCAGAAAATTACACCAGCTAATTTCTATTTGTCTGGCCAATCCTCCTTGCTACATAACAAGGAGGATTTTTTTATGGCCGCATTTGTTTTAGGAAATGGTGTAAGTAGACGCCCAATTGATGTAAAGTATCTGACAACGTTGGGTCCAGTCTACGGCTGTAACGCATTATATCGCACAGATACACCCACTGTGCTAGTTGCTACAGACACACCAATTAGTCAAATGATACAAGAATCAGGATATAGTGCTAAACATAGATTTTATACACGTAAGCCTATTCCCAACCTTGGTGCAATTCAAATTCAGAAAAAATATTACGGATTTAGTTCAGGACCTATTGCTATGTCCATAGCGGCTGAAGATTTTAATAATTCAATATATTTGCTGGGATTCGATATGGGTCCATCTGAAGCAGGCAAGTTTAATAATTTGTATGCTAACACTGAGTTTTATAAGAAATCTGATGGGTATCCAACGTTTACTGGAAACTGGGCCAAACAAATGGCATCAATAATGAGAGAGTATAAAAATGTAACCTTTTACAGAGTTCAAGGAGATACAACTTCGCCGATCAAGGAGTTTGATAATTTGCCAAACCTGACTCATCTACCGTTTACAGACTTTGTAACCCGAATAAATAATCCAAAGGATCTCTAAATGTCTACTTACAAACGCTCAGATGGTGATTATTACATTGTTACTATAAACTCAGATGACAATGTACATATTCAAACTAACACAGTTAAAATACAAGGTAACCTTGATGTTGTGGGTAACATTACCTATATTGATACCACTGAACTTGAAATTACAGATCCATTCATTACACTGGCGGCCAACAACAGTGGAGCATATTCCAATATTGGTATCATTGCCCAAAAAACATCAAACACCTACGCTGGCCTACGTTGGAATACCACTTCTGGCACCTGGCAAACATCTCCAAACAACACCACCTGGTCGGATATTGCAACAGGTAATGTTGTAAGCACAGCGGCTGGTTCAAACACGCAGATACAGTTCAATGACGATAATAGTTTTGGTGCCAATGTAAAACTTACCTATGATTATGCAACATCAAAGTTGACAATTCAAGGACATCAAATTTATGGCAATATTGGCACAAGCCCATCGTCGGTGGCCAATTCTGTAGCTGTTTATAACAAAGCTGAAGGTGGTGGCGGCACTGGGTTGTATGTCAAAAGCTCAACTGTTGATGACGAACTAGTCAGCAAAGGCAAAGCCATTGTATACGCTATTATATTTTAAGGAATCAAAATGACAATCTCAACATCACTGGTTGGAAACACAGTTGGCAATGTGTATGCCAGCTCAGGAAATACTGCTATCACCTGGCTAACTATCAACAACTACACATCTGGTAATGCACTGGCCAATGTACACGTTGTTCCGTCAGGCGGCACAGCCAACGCACAAAATCAAATTTTAACAAATTTAGAAATCACAGCCAGCGACACTTATCAACTGTATACCGGTGGTGAAAAACTGCTGTTAAACACAGGCGATACTGTTCAAGCTGTTGCCAATCTTAACACCACGTTAAACATTGTAGTAAGTTACACAACAATTTAATGGGAACATTTGTTAAAAATCGTCAACTACAGTCAGGTAGTTCAGGTGTTGTATTACCAACAGGTAGTACTATTAATAGACCTCTGACTCCGGTATTTGGATTGATTAGATACAATACCGACCTGGCTTCAATTGAATTTTTTAACGGAACACAGTTTATTAATTTAACAGCTCCTGGGGAAGTTGACTACGTGGTGGATTCTTTTGTTGGAGACGGTACAACGTCAATCTTTACCATGAGCATTGAAGAAAGCTCAGCTTCGCAGATTATTGTTTTTGTTGGCAGCATCTATCAAGATTCTACCAGTGCATACACAGTAAATGGTGGGTATGATATTATGTTCACATCACCACCGCCCGACGGCGAACCAATTTCAGTGATTCACAGTACCACAACAACATAATATGTCTATCAATAAGATTTCTGGTAATATACTTCAAGACAACCTTCAGAGAGGTTCAAACCTCTCTGTACAAGGAAACTTGGTATTTTTTGACATCACCAACACTCGCCTGGGTATCAACACCAATGCACCCACTGCCACATTGAATGTTGTTGGTAACACTGAAATAAACGGCAATATCAGTGTTGGCAATTTAAATTTTGGCAACGGTGTTATCAACGGTACTGGTAATATCACCGGAAACGGTGTAACTTTATCAGCAAATGCCATCTCAGCCTCATCAGGATTATTAACCTTAGGGTCTAATGCTAATATAAAAATCACAGGCGGCGGCACAAACTATTTGTTTACAACCGACGGTACAGGAAATCTTTTTTGGAGTGACCCTGGAAACTTAGCAGGTGTGATAGGCAATACCATTGATTTGGGTACACCAAGTCTTGGTAATCTGACCAGTAATGCAGTGACAATGACTACAACTACAACAGTGACCGACGGCATTGCACAACTCAACACAGTACTAGGCAAACTAGTACCAGCATCTCCAAGTAATTTTCCAGGCAGTCAGACACTTTCGATATCAAGCTTGTCTACATATCGCATGGCCAACATCACCCAGGTGGACAATACACCAGGTGCAAATAAATCGGTGGCCGCTGGTGCAACAGTTACATCAGTGCGCAGAGCTGCCACATATGCTACCAACACTATCAGCACAGTTGGCCCAGGCGACACAGGCATAATCACTGCTGTTCGAAACGGTGCAAATGTGGGCACAGTGACACTGAATGCAGGAGCCAGCCCAACTGCCAACGGCACCTACGGCGGCAACTTGGTTATTACCAACAACTTTGATTATAATTCTGCCAATGCCAACATTGCGGCCGGATTCTGGTATGTATTTTCGTCGGCAATTTCTGGCACAGTTGCTCCAGCAGGCTGGAACGAACTATACATAGCAGACTCTGCTACAGGAAACACAAACACCCCCAGCTGGTACTACGACAACTCAAGTCCTTCAACTCCAAGTTTTAGTTCTGCCACAATGACTCCTCCGGGATCAACTACTTTGTTGTACAGCAGTACTATTCCTCACTATACCAATGCAAATCAATTTGCAATTTCAGCAAATGTGGCCAATGTCAGTGGCAACACTTATCCAACTTCAAATGTGTTGGCCACAGGATCATCTGGCGGCAGTTTTGCGGCACCTGCATCAGTCAACTACAATGCCAGCAACATTGGCAGTAATGTTCTAAACTCATTTGCATCAGCTTCATTTTCAACCACTGCCACAGTGACCACTGGGTTTGGCGCTAGTTCAACTGGACCAAGTATTGTAGTTAATAACAGCTACAGTTCTGGTACACTGACTTTGACTTCGGCATTGGGTAATACAGTTCTATACAAGTCAGGATCTGCCACAGCCATTGACGAAGGAAATGTCATTGTTACCAGTGTTGGCACCGGGTCAGGCAACGCATTTAGAATTATCAATCCTGGATCAGTGAATAACCCAACATATACCAGCAATGCGGCAGCATTTAATAGCCAATCAAGTACTTTAGAAACATATGATGCCACAGTGGTTGGATCAGGATCAGCTGGTGTACTCAAACACGACCAGACCAATTACTCAACAGGATACTTGCCTGCAGGTCCTAACCTAAGTGCTGGACGCTCAGGCACACAATACTTTACAATTAAATTTGTGCGTACTAACGTATCAAAATTTGATATTACCTATGCTGGCAATGTTGCTGGTATGTGGGTAGCACTACCGGGATCGGTTATTGATTCAAGTTCTAGTGCCAACGGATGGATTAGTATGACCACTGCTTATGCAGGTGCTGGCTACCCAGGTGTCAATAGCCCGGGCAACGGGTCTGACGGCTGTGCCCTTGGCGGTGTGGTTGTTCCTAATGTAAACACCGCAAGTACAAACAAGACTTGTACGTTTGGAACAGTATCAAGTTCAAGCACAGCAACAAACGAAATCTATGTGAGAATTGCTCTTGCATCTGGCCAGTCAGTAACTGGCCTATCATTTAACGCGGCGAGTAATTAATGGCAGTCTCAATAGCACAATACGTTGATTTACTCTTTAAGAAACTGCAAGGTGTTGCAAAAACCGCCAACTCCTCGACCAAGAGTGCGTCAAATGAAAGTATTGCTAGCCCACCGTTGTTGCGTGGCGATATTGTGTGGGTACAGTCAGATCAAATTGGAAATACTGCCCAGGCAATTGCTGGAATTACCACTGCCTATAGAAATAGTGGAGCAATTGAATGTACTCCAGATACCACAGTCCCGCCTATTGGTGCCATCAGACCCACTTGGTTAACCAACGAAACGTACTGGATACCACAAGAATTTGGCTCTACCTGGTTGCCAAAAGTATTTGTTGGACCCAGCGCCGCTGCCAATATTGAAGCAACTGGTACACAGATATTTTCTGCTGGTATTGGTGGTGTTGGCGAGTATTACTTTGATACACAAGCTGGAGTGTTAAACTTCATAGGCGAAACTATTCCCACGGTACTCACAGCAGGAAATGTGGTTTATGTAGCGGGTTATCAATATTCTGGATTGATTGGAACTACAAATCTACCAGGAAATACCACAATTGGTAACTTGGTAATAGCAAATACTACCATAACCACCAATCAGGTAAATGGCAATATTATTCTAGAACCAACAGGAAACGGCTTTGCAATTATTGATACCACAACAGGCCTGGTATTGCCAGTTGGAAATACTGCTCAACGCCCAGCAAGCCCTGACCAAGGCACAATACGATACAACACCAACTCAACAGATGTAGAAGTTTGGGATGGCTCTCAATGGGCAGGAATTGGTGGTGCTGTGTCAGAAATCACCAATCAATACATCACAGGTGATGGTATTACCACAGTTTTTACACTGGATCAGAGCACCACTGCCGCTGCCATCATTGTCAGCACCAACGGTGTGGTGCAGTTTCCAGACGTTGCATACACAGTTGCTGGAAATTCGATTACATTTGCTGAACCTCCAATATCAACAGACGTGATTGATGTTAGATTTACTGCATTGCTTACCACAATTAATGCTGTTACTAATGCATCAGGGCAAGAGCTCACAATAACTGTGCCCGGAGTGGTAAATATAACAAACACACACAGTCTACAGTTACCTACATACACAGTTTCACAGGCCACCAGTCTAGGTAATGTTGCTAATGGTCAATTGATTTATGTCAGCAATGGCGACAGCGGCAGTCCTTGTCTAGCTGTTTATGCCAACAGCGCCTGGAAACGTGTGTCTTTTGGCGCAAATATTAGTTCATAATTCAACTACACTCAGTTAATTTTTCATGGTGTACCATAAATAGGTATAGTAAAACCTATTGGCGGTTCGATAGGTAGGAAAGAAGCCCTATTGGAGACCAAAAATGGCCGTAACCAGAATTAAAAATAATCAGATTACTGATTCAACCATTGACGCCAACGTTAAACTTGTCAGCTACTCGGTAACGTCAGCTAAACTTGCCAACAACATCACTTATGGTAGTGATTTTACTATTTCAGGTAATCTAGTAGTTAATGGCACCACAACCACAATTGACACAGTTAATGTCAGTATTCAAGATCCAATATTACTATTGGCAGACAATCAAACTGGATCTCCTTCACTGGACATTGGTTTCATTGGCAAACGCGGTAATAGTACAAACATTGCATTTGTCTGGAAAGAATCAGCCAGCCAGTTTGAAACTGTTTACACCAGCAGTGAAGTCACCAACACCACGGTCACTGTCACAAGTTTTGCAGATTTAAAAACATTCAATTTTACCGCTGCTGGTAATGCCAACGTTGGCTCCAACGTTGTTATAGTCGGAACATCGACCTTGCAAGGCAACGTTATTGGCAATGTAACAAACTTCACAGGTAACATAGTTGCTGGAAACATTTCAACTCCAGGTTTAATCAACGCCACAGGCAACATCACCGGTGGTAATGTAACCACAGCAGGTATAGCCAACATTGGCACTCTAGAAGTAACTGGCAATGGTACTGTTGGAGGCACACTGGGTGTGACAGGTAACGCCACTGCGGGCAATGTGACCACAGTAGGTACAGCCAACATTGGCACACTGGCAGTAACAGGTAATGGTACTGTTGCAGGCACATTGGGTGTGACAGGCAATGCCAACGTGGGCAATTTGGGCACAGCAGGACTAATTGTTGCCACAGGCAACATCACCGGTGGTAATGTAACCACAGCAGGTATAGCCAATATTGGCACTCTAGAAGTAACAGGCAACAGTAATGTAGCAGGCACATTGGGTGTAACAGGCAACGCCACCGTGGGCAATTTAACCACAGCAGGCACAGCCAATGTTGGAACACTGATAGTAACTGGTAACAGTAACATTTCTGGCAACTTTGGTGTTTCAGGCAACATTACTGGTAACAATTTAATTTCAATTAACGGAATCTACGGCAACGGTCTAAACATCACCGGCGATGCAGTGATCACTGGTAACTTGGCAGTTCAGGGCAATTTAACCTATATCGACATTGAAGATTTACGTGTGTCAGATCCAATTATTCAATTGGGCGGTGGCGCCAATGGCAACGCTTTGGTTGCCAACGACGGATATGATCGCGGTACACTATTATCATATTATACAACTGCCCAGGGCAATGCATTCATGGGCTGGGACAACAGCACTGGTAATATGTTTATTGCCAGCAACGTGGCAATAGCCAACGAAATTATTTCAGTCAACAGCTACGGAACATTACAAGGTGGTAGCTTGTATTTTGCTGATGGTAACATCACAGGCAACGCCAACGTTGGTAATTTAGGTAGTTCAGGACTAATTGTTGCCACAGGCAACATCACAGGCGGCAACTTGACCACAGTAGGTACAGCCAACATTGGCACCCTAGAAGTAACTGGCAATGGTACTGTTGCAGGCACACTGGGTGTAACTGGCAATGCCAACGTGGGCAACCTAGGCACAGCAGGACTAATTGTTGCCACAGGCAACATCACAGGTGGAAATGTAACCACAGTAGGTATTGCCAATATTGGCACACTGGCAGTAACAGGTAATGGTACTGTTGCAGGTACACTGGGTGTAACTGGCAATACCACAGTGGGTAATTTATCCAGCCTTGGCCATATAGATGTTGGAAATACATTAAGTGTTCTAGGCAATGCCAACGTGGGTAATCTAGGCACAGCAGGACTAATTGTTGCCACAGGCAACATCACTGGTGGTAACTTGACCACAGCTGGTCTATCAAGTCTAGGCAACATTCGAATCAGTGGTGATGATATCACTGACACCAACGGTCGTGTAAACTTTAACACAGCTGGCGCCGATGTTGACTTTGCAGTCAACGGCGACACAGTGGCCAACGTATTTTATGTAGATGCTGGAACAGACACAGCCAGTTTTGGCAATTCAGCTCAAACAGCCAATGCTCTTGTAGCATTTAATGCCGCAACCAGTATTGTTGTGCCAGTGGGTAACACACTACAGCGTCCAGCAACTGGCGTAACTGGTATGATGCGTTTTAACACATCATCAGACAGTTTAGAATACTATGACAACAGTAAATGGACATCAGCAGGTACAACATTCACTGTTGTTGTGTCAGACCAATTCACTGGTAATGGCGTTGCAACAGCGTTCACACTCAGTGAAGATTCCACAACTGCCAGTACTATTGTTGCAATCAACGGTGTTGTACAGATTCCAACCACAGCTTATTCTGTAACAGGCAATGCATTGACATTCACAGAAGCTCCGTTGTCAACAGACGTTATTGATGCACGTATTTTAACAACCACTACCACAGTTACAGCACTTCAAAATGCCACAGGCTCTGCGCTGGTTGAAGCAGTTGACGGTCAAGCTGTAATTTCAGTCACTGGTAATATACTACCAACTGCTAATTCAACGTTCTCATTGGGCAATGCAACAAGCTGGTGGTCAAGCCTGTATGTAGCTGGTAACACAATTTACCTAGGCAACCTACAGCTCAAAGCAGTGAATGGACAAATGGCATTCTATGCCGCAGACGGTACAACTCCTGCAACCATTGCCAGCTCAAGCGTTGACACAACAACCATTGCCAACGGTACCAGTGCAGTATCTGTTGTTACTTCAGGTGGTAACGTTCGTGCTAATATTGCAGGTGCAACAGTACAAACTCTAAGTGCAGGTGGCGCAAACGTCACAGGATATATCACTGCAACAGGCAACATCACTGGCAACTATGTGCTAGGTAATGGTAGTCAGTTGACTGGTATTGATGCCACAAGTATACAAAACGGCAATGCCAACGTTAGAGCATTTGCCAATGGCAACGTCACTGTTAGCTCAGCTGGTACTGCCAACGTGCTGGTTGTGACCAGCTCAGGTGCCAACATTGCAGGTACATTGAATACAGGTACTGGCAACGCCAACGTGGGCAACATTGGTGCAACCAATGCTGTGTTTACCAACATAAGTGGTAACTTAACTGGCAATGTAACCGGTACATTACTAACTGCTTCACAACCCAATATTACCACAGTTGGAACACTGGGTTCATTGTCAGTTAGTGGTAATATCACACCAGGTGGCATTGCTATGTCAACAGGTAATGCCACAATTGGTAACCTGTATGTGTCAGGTACAACAACAATTGCGGGTAACATTACACAGGTATCAGGTAATTCAGGATCATTCTTTGGTAATGCATCCACAGGTTTCAATGCCTTGTACGCTGGTTTGCCAGCTGGATTTACCTTGCTACCACAGTCTGTGGTCAACTTTGTATCACAGTTTGATAGTTATAGCCAGATTAACAATCAGAACCAAAGTGCAGGTAACACAGCCACAACTGATTATGTATTAACTTCTGACAACGGCAATGACTCCACATACTACCTTGACATGGGTATTGCCAGTAGCACATATGACGGCGCTGTGGCTGTACTTGACAACGCCATGGGTACCTCGGTCACACCCAACGATGCTTACTTGTACACAACAGGTAATGTGGCCGCAGGTAATCCAAGTGATCTAGTGCTTGGTGCTATTGATGCAGGTGGACAAATTAGATTTGCGGTTGCTGGCAGTATGGCAGCCAACGTGGCAATGAAGCTGAATGCACCCAACACAACTTCTAGCAACACCACTACTGGTACTACTGTTATCACAGGTGGTGTTGGTATTTCAGGTGCGTTAAATGTTGGTGGTGCAATTGGCACAAACAGCATTATCAACACAGGATCAAATGCCACTGGTAACATTGGATCAAGCTCAACATACTTTAATACTGTGTTTGCCAAAGCCACATCAGCTCAATACGCTGACTTGGCAGAGTACTACGAATCAGACGGTACTTACGAACCAGGTACTGTCATGATGTTTGGCGGATCAAAAGAAGTCACCATGGCTGGCACTAGCGCAAGTAGTGTAGCAGGTGTTATTTCTACAAATCCAAGTTACATCATGAACTCAGGACTGACAGCCGAATACACAGCAATAGTTGCGTTGACCGGTCGTGTTCCAACCAAGGTAGTTGGCACAGTCAAGAAAGGCGACATGATGATTTCTGCAGGTGCCGGACGTGCTTGTGCTTGTGCAAGTCCACAGATTGGCACAGTTATTGGTAAGGCACTAGCCGACTTTGATGGCGCAGAAGGCGTTATTGAAGTTGTTGTGGGTCGACTATAATCAACTGACAAAGAACAAAATAGGGCCGCAGGTTGGCCCTATTTTTTTGACTAAATATTAGATCAAATGGTGGACACATGGGTTTAACAAGGATATCAGCACAACAAATTTCAGACATTGATTACAAGCAAGCGGTGCGTGTGATCACAGTTTCAAATGTTACATTAAGTGGCGGCGCCCCTGCTTCTGTTGACGGTGTTTCTTTGGCAACAAATGATAGGATTCTTGTTGCTGGACAAACAACTGGCAGTCAAAATGGATTGTACGTGGTACAAACAGTAGGCAGCGGATCGTCGGGAACCTGGATTAGATCCACAGACAGCAATACAACTGGAGAATTAGAAGCCGGTACCATTGTAATGGTCACCGAGGGCAATGTTTACAAAGACACTCAATGGAAACTTACCACCAATAATCCCATTGTGCTTGGAACCACTGCACTTACATTTGAGCAAAATTCAGCGTTTGCATTTGGCAATATCTATGCCAACAGTACCGCGGTGCTGGCAAACACAGTTGGTGATACACTGACATTGACCGCTGGTAATAATATTTCCATTACCGGAAATGCGGCAGCCAAGTCAGTGACCATTGGAGTCACTGGCATCAGTTTAAATTCTATCAGCAACGGTACAAGTAACGTTAATGTGGTCAGCTCAAATGGCAACATCACAATCAGTGTTGCCGGCACCAGTAATGTTGCAGAATTTTCTTCAACAGGAGTATATGTCCCGGGCGCAATATCAACATTGGGCAATATGACTATTGGTTCATCGTTGACTGTAGGACGTATAAACTCTAATCTTATTCCAGTAACTGACGTGATCTATAGTTTAGGAAATGCAACCCATCGTTGGAGCAACTTATATCTAGCAGGCAATACCATTTATCTAGGCAACAGTATTATTACTGAAAATGCAAATGGTGACGTTGTTATTGATAACACAGGTAGTTTTGCGGTACCTGTGGGATCAACCCTACAGCGTAGTGCAGTTCAAGGTGCCATACGCTATAATACCACAGCCGGCGTGTTTGAAACCTACGACGGCGTAGGCTGGAACTCCTTAGCATATGGAACAGCCACAGATCTCCCGTTTGGTGACTACGGTAGTGTAAGTGATGTAGCTACAACTGATGCGTTTGGTGTGTCTGTAACATCCACGTTTGATTGTGGTGCCGAAGGACCAATTAGTTACAACGATTTAGCCACAGGCGAAGCCTATGTTGGCGCATAAATATAACAGTAGATAAGGATAATTCATGCCAACCGTAGTTCAATTTAGACGAGGAACAACTGCACAAAACAACAATTTTCTCGGAGCCAACGGAGAAATTTCCGTTGACACAGATCTTCATGTTTTACGCATTGCTGACGGAGCCACTGTTGGTGGATTTGCATTGGTTGGACAAAATTGTGTTCAAACTATAGCTAACAAAACATACACCGGGGCATCGCTTAGTGTAACTGGCAACGTATCAGGTAATTACATTTTAGGCAATGGTAGTCAACTAACTGGTATTGATGCTACAAGTATTCAAAGTGGAACAAGTAATGTCAGAGTTGTTAGTTCTGGCGGCAATGTCACAGTAGGGATTAACGGGACTAGCAACGTAGTTGTTGTGTCATCCACAGGAGCCAACGTTGCAGGTACACTAGGTGTAACCGGAAATATCACAGGCAGTTACATCTTGGGTAATGGTAGCCAACTAACCGGTATTGATGCAACCAGCATTCAGAGTGGTACATCTAACGTTAGAGTTGTAAGCTCAGGCGGAAACGCCACGGTTAGCATTGGTGGAACATCAAATGTGGCAGTATTTGCCTCAACAGGTGCGTATGTAACCGGTGTTATAAGCGCCACAGGTAATATTAGTGGTAACAACATCTCTGGTACATTAACAACTGCAAGTCAGCCAAATATTACTGCTGTGGGAACTTTAGGTTCATTGGCTGTTAGTGGCAACATTACCCCAGGAGGCATTGCTATGTCAACTGGTAATGCCACAATTGGTAACTTGTATGTGTCAGGCACAACAACAATTGCAGGTAACATTGTACAGGTATCTGGCAACTCAGGTCAGTTCTTTGGTAATTCGTCAACTGGTTTCAATGCATTGTATGCTGGGTTGCCAGCAGGATACACACTACTGCCACAATCCGTAGTTAACTTTGTATCACAGTTTGATGATTACTCTCAAATTAACAATCAAAACCAAAGTGCAGGTAACACAGCCACAAGTGACTGGGTATTGACTTCTAACAACGGCAATGATTCAACATATTATGCTGACTTTGGTATTGCTAGTAGTACATATGACGGCGCCGTGGCAGTTCTTAACAACGCCATGGGTAACTCAGTTACTGCCAATGACGCTTATTTGTATGTTACGGGTAACGTGGCAGCTGGCAATCCAAGTGACCTAGTACTTGGTGCCATTGATGTTGGTGGACAAATAAGATTCCCAGTTGGCGGCAGTACGGCAGCCAATGTGGCAATGAAACTGAATGCACCCAACACAACCTCCAGTTCAACCACAACTGGTACTGCTGTTATCACAGGCGGAGTCGGAGTGTCAGGTGCGCTTAATGTTGGTGGTACTATTGGCACAAACAATATTATCAACACAGGATCAAATGCCACTGGTAACATTGGCAATTCAACTACCAGCTTCAACACAGTATTTGCCAAGGCCACATCTGCACAGTATGCTGACGTTGCAGAAAAATATGTAGCTGATAAAATTTATCCACCGGGTACTGTTGTTGAGTTTGGTGGCGAAGCAGAGGTAACAATTACCACTGTTTCTAGCAGTCCAGCAGTGGCTGGCATTATCTCCACAAATCCTGCATTTATAATGAATGCAGGAGAAAATAATGTTAATGCAGTTTTGGTTGCCCTGTTAGGAAGAGTTCCTTGCCGTGTGGTTGGCGATATCAAAAAAGGAGATCGACTGGTTTCTAGTGATATTCCTGGAGTTGCTAAAAAATTAAATCCTGCTGAGTATCAGCCAGGATGTATTCTTGGTAAAGCGTTGGAAAACTATTCAAGTTCTGAACCAGGAGTAATCGAAGTCATAGGAGGACGTTTATGAATATTACCAACAGATATCGTGCTGATTACACCGGAGAATTTGTAGTTACAAATTTAGTCTGGGCTGGCAACCAAAAACATCAAACAAGAGAATGGTTACCTAACCCAATTGAAAACCAACATATTTCAGGTCGTGCCGCAGTCATTGGCAGCGTACTTGATCAGGAACAATTTGATTTTAAAAAGCTAGAAAAACACAAAGGTGGATTACTAGGACAAAAAAAATTACAAACATACGGATCAGGAGATTTGTGGAAGTCAATGAAATTTGATTTTTATGTCACTTCCTCAGACAGTCACTTACAAGAAGTTAATGCAACAGGATATTCAGAACAAAATATTGTCTATACAACAGCAAAAAATGTTTCTAAGTATCCAGGTAAATTTTATCTAGTGCCACACATTGGACGCCTTGATGAACTGGCAATGGCAGTTTATCTTGCGGCATTTGATGGCCACAACGAAGTATTCTTATTTGGGTATAACAATGACACTCATGATATAGCTGGTAGAATTACCTGGAAAGAACATGTTAACTCAATTTTTGCGGCTTATAAAACAACAGAATTTATATTAGTTGGAACAGAAACAAATATGCCAGACATGTGGAAGAACAACAGAAATGTAAGTTGCCAAAATTTTAGACAATTTATTACTTACTGTGACGTGTAACAGTTTTTTTTAACGTATCAATTTTATTTTGTACTGCTTCAAAATTAACAGTTGACCACAACCCAGGGTGCATGGGCCTAGGCCATGTGCCCGTGTCTATCCAGGCATATCCTATGTGTTCATGATTGAGAGTTGGTTTGAATTCTTCAGCAACACAGCAGAAAAATGTATGATAGCAAAATAATCCATCAGCACTGGTAAATTGTTCCAAGGGAATTAATTTAAAGTGAAAGGGAAAAAATCCAAGCTCTTCGGTGCATTCCCTGTGCATTGTATCTAGTAGAGTTTCGTTAAGTTCTGTTTTACCACCAGGTAATCCCCAGGTGTTTGGATGTTTAGGATCGTCTCTTAACAAATACAAATACCTTTGAGTGTCTAAACTATAAAACCAAATACCAACAGCATTGATCATAGCACCAGACTCCAGGTGCCTCCTGGGTATATACCCTCATAGCTTTTTACCCATTCACTGCCAGTCCATCGATATTGCAACCCTGTGGTCAAATTTGTACAAAATTGCAAGTTATCAGTGCTGTCAACAGCTCTAAATACAACGTCCCATGCGCCATCAATATATTGAACAATATCATTGGCGTTGGCCACCAACGGACCCCAGGCCACGGCAGGGTGTATATTTCCAATAGCACCAACAGCATTTAATAACAAGTATCTTGTGCCTGCAACGGCCGCTGGTAGACCCACTCCTGGACCACTGATCAACGGATCAATCACAGCATCAATTGGAGCCAACGTATTTTGTGGAACGGTGTCTATGTCTACATCAAACAGCATAAATCGCTCATCAGTGGGATCGTAAGTAACAGTACCAATAACTGTGCCTGAATCGTCCCATTGATCTTCAAGTCGAATCTGACTAATGCCTGGCCTTAATACACCATACATCCCAACCACTGCTGGCCACAGTTCATTGCTGGGAGGACTGTCGGGCAAGTTTGTGTTGGCATTTGATTGATCCACCGTGATTTTTTCTTTGAGAATCTGTATTTTATTACCAATTAACAACGTCTGGTAACCATATGGTGTAATCTGTTGTCTTGTACCTAATAACAAATCGTTGTTGGTGATGGCATCGCTGGCATCACCTAAACTGTTAAACACAGAATATATAATTTTTTCAACCACACCCAACTTCTTAACTTTAGCAGGACTACTGATCCAAATTGGAATGCCAAATCGCATGGTCATAACGTCAATGGGATTTTCTGTGCCTTGAGGAATAACTCTACTGGTCCAGGTAACAGATTCTAATTCAACCACGGTCAAACTGGTCCAATCAACAAAGTTGTCTGTGCCCTGTAGCTCTAATGCAGGATTAAACAATGTTGCTATTTGTTCAAACAACTGCATTTTCTGATTGGTGTTTGAGGTCCAGATATCCAAACTAATAGTCATTTTGTAAGGAACTGGCATTAACCTTTCGATAGTAAATGCATTACCCTGTGTAGTTTCGTAGGTGTCTGTAGTGGTATCGTAGTAGCGTTGTCTAACTTGCATTTTATTAACGTGGTAAGGTTCCTGCAATCTTGGACGATCGTAGTCCATGCCAGTTATGTAAAATGTCATCAACGGAGTAGAAGGTAAACTGTTGGCAGAGTTTTCCTGCAGAATAGTCTGTGCCTGACGTGTTGCATCCCCGTAACGGACTGGCACACGTATCAATGTTGCGTTTGCACTTTCATCTCTGCCGTATTCAATTGCAAAGTTAGAAAAAATTCTTGTAAACTGTAACAAAAATCTTCGTATCTGCTCATCATAAAAAAACTGTTGCATGTATTATCCGCCGTTATCTGCTCTGGGTTTAAGAATCTCACTAAGGCTTTGTCTGCTTGGAATTGCGCCTCGGTCATTGGTTTCAACTTCATTGGTGTTGTTTACAAAGCTTGATCGCAGGGTCTTATTCATTGGACCATTTGTGAGATCAGTTCTGACCTTGTCCTCAATCTTGAGCCAGGATTTGCCATTGAATCTAAACAATCTATTTGGAAAATAATCTAATCTTAGTGCATAATCGCCTTCGGCTGGATTAGCAGGAAACGATACCCCAGGGGTTACCGGTAAACCGTTTGGCGCAATACCATCTCCAGTGAGATAACCCATTGTGTAGCCATCTCCTGTGGGTGTCTGTGACGCATCTGATGAGTTTGGTTCCAGTCCATCAACAGTATTAAGTGTACCGTCAGCAGTTACTCCGCTTGGGTCAGCCGGTGTTCCATCAGGATTGGTTGGATAGATATAAAACTTAACAGTATCATAACCACTGAGCGGTACTTCAATTTCGGCCTGTGCAAGAATAGCATCATTGAGCGCAAGATCTTTTGGTCTTGTGCTCATTACATCGCTGGTGGTTGGTGGATCAACTTCTAGCCAGTATGCAGTATTGGTGATGTCCGTGTCCACTGGAACATTTGCAATAGCTCGATAATATGTGTCGCCGTTGTTGACAATAGTACCAGTTGGATAAAAATTTCCTGGATCCCAAATGTTTTCTGTCACAAAAGGCTTGTTGACAATCTCTTGGTATTCTTGTGCATTGACCATAGGTGTGGCTTTGACACGCCACAGGTGTGGCAACCAAGTTTGACTAAAACCTTCACTGGCAAAAGCTGAATCCTGAATCACATAATACTTGGGCAATGCACGTGGAATTGTATCGTTTAATGGATTGTAGTCTTTTAAATTTGGCACTTCCAACACATCACCACTCATGAGCTTTCTTCCAATGGTATCAAGCATATCGTTGTAGTGGAATGTAAGAAACAAAGTATCATTGTTAAGGAATAGACCAAATTGCGTTAAATCAAAATCGATGTCCTGTGTTCGGTAAACGCCACGTAATCGGTAAATGTCTGGATCATACGCACGATCTCTATTTTCTAACAATAACAAATCCTGAATAAACAACGGATTTTCAAAGGTGTAATTTGGTTGTGTGGCATCAAAATTTCCACTTTCAGTTGAATCTCCTGTGCCCGTTTTGGGACCAAGATACTTGTGTATGAATATATCAAGTCCACCAACGGTGTACATTTCCGCAATAGTGCGGTCCAGAAACTGGTAGTCACTGGTTCTATTAGGGCGATAAAGGCTTAAACGTGGCATAGTGTACTATTTATGGGTGGCATTGTAGTTTAGTTTAAAGCTAGTGTGTTCTAAAAACAACACTTGACAGTTGACAAATAATTCAATTGCTGTTATAATTACAACTTAACCAAAAGGAGTATATAATGGAATGTACACATTGCAGAAAATGGCATTTTAAAGGAATTGAATCCTGCGACACCGCACCCAAACGGCCCACACCTCCTAAAACAACAACTCCGTTGTCAACTCCGTTGTCAACTCCGTTGTCAACTCCGTTGACCGAATAATCTGAGTCTGCTATAATATACACTTGTACAACAAAGGAGTGTATATGCAAGCCGCAAACTTTTTAACAAAGTACACAGGCCCAAAAGGCAAGGGTTTTATACAACCCTATGACAAAATAAAAGCCACAGAAAAATGGGTGGAGTATGCGCTAGACATTGTGGACATGAGCCGTATAATAATGTCAGTGGACTTCAACACCAAATGGCGCCTGGCAGAGGCCCTGGAAGTAGCTGAACGCAAAAAGGCTTATATGTACCGGCACAAAAATTTTGACGTTACTCGTGCCGCAAGACTTTTTGATGCAGTAAAAGATTTACCCAAAACTAAGTAAGGACTAACATGATTGCCCAAACTAAAATTAAACCACCCAAGCCATTGAACCCACGTAGTGCAGATACCAATCACATGGGCCAGGAACCTGCTTGGACACATCAGCCCACAGACTATCGCATCAGTGCATTAAGCAAAGCATTTGGTTGGTACAATTACTTTTACGGCAAAAAAGACGCCAAGGACATGATTGCATCCTATTTGGATCGGCGTGAACGTATCCGAGATGCCAAACAGATTCGCAGTCTTGGCGACAGCCAAATTCGTCTGACCACAGGATGGCTCTGTCGCATGAGTGATATGGGGCTTGAGTTAACTGAACAAGAGCAGATCAAGCTGGATAATATGATTCTCGAACTGTTAGAGATCAAAGAAGAAAAGAAAGAAGAAGTAATGGCCGAGGATGCGTCAGTGGCCAGAATAACCATTCAGGACCGGTTGCGTGAAAAAGTATCCGAGTGCGCTGGTGAAATCGAAGGCCTGTTTGATGACTTTGTTACCGAGGGTGCCAAAATGTCAGCCAATATCAAACCGATTGCCACAATACGTGGCATGAATGTGGCACCACAAATGATCAGCACCATTTCTGACATTTGGAAAAAACGACTAGAAGAATTTGAAGAAGTTGCCAAAGGCAAAGACTCACAATTGGTTGAAGCGTACAGTTGCTATAGCAAAATTGACATTCGTAATATGATCAAGTTCTGTGAAACAGTGATCAACGACTGTGGCGCCTATGTGCAGATTAAAAAGGTCGAGCGCAAGCCGCGCAAGTCCAAACCCATTGATCCTGCCAAACTCACAGCCAAATTCAAGTATCTCAAAGAGTTTGCAGAACTCAAACTCAAGTCAGTGCCTGTTACAGGCTTGGTGGGTGCTACAGAAGCCTGGTTGTACGACACCAAAAAACGCAAGTTGATCCATGTCACAGCAGACAGTCACATTGGCTCGCTTACTGTAAAAAGCAGTTCTATCATTGGGTTTGACGCCGCTACCAGTGTGCAAAAAACCCTGCGTAAGCCTGCAGAACAGATCAAAGCGTTGCTGTCAGTAGGAGCACCACAAGCTCGTAAGGTATTCAAGGACATCAAGGCCACAGATACCAAGTTTAACGGACGTGGCAATGAGAATTTGATACTGTTGAAGGTGCGCTAAATATAGGGCAAGGAGCCCTACATGGCAGATCAAACACTAGACCCGCTGAAGAAACAACTGATAGAATATGTGCAGTTACAACTAGCCAGTCAAATAATTGACATTGAGCTAGACCCGGCACACTTTGAAGCCGCTTATCAAAAAACCATAGGCACCTATCGCCAACGTGCGCAAAATGCCTATGAAGAAAGCTACAGCTTTATGGAATTGCTTAACGATGTAAATGAATACACGTTGCCACAAGAAGTCACACAGGTTCGACAAATTTTTAGACGCACAATTGGCCTCAGCACCGGAGGTGGTGGCACAAGCTTTGACCCGTTTGGCGCCGCAACTTTAAACACTTATCTATTGAATTTTAATCAGCAACAAGGCGGCCTTGCAACCTACGATTTTTATCAACAGTATGTTGAACTGGCCGCTCGTATGTTTGGTGGATATATCAACTTTACCTGGAATCCTGTTACAAAAAAACTACAACTAATTCGTGACCCAAAAGGCACTGGCGAAGTGGTGTTGTTATGGACCTACAATCTCAAACCTGAAATTACTCTGTTAAGCGACTTTCAGATTAGTCAATGGATACGTGATTTTATGGTTGCCGCCGCTAAAATGATCATTGGCGAAGCACGTGAAAAGTTTGGCACCATTGCAGGCCCTCAAGGCGGTGGCACTTTAAATGGATCAGCAATGAAAAGCGAAGCACAAACTCAAATGGATAGATGTATAGAAGATCTAAAACTCTATGTAGATGGATCACAGCCGCTGACATTGGTCATTGGTTAATAGATATCAATTTGAAAATATAACAGTTGACAGATACACTTGTATCTGTTACACTTGCTGGAATTGCCCTCAGACAACTAAAAATGAATTTTACAAGCCTTAATAATATAAACAACGAAACCAAAGATATGGTCGTTCTTTCTGTTCCTTGGACAGAAACAACCTTTGCCATTATGGCTCCTGCGGCATTAAAACCGGTGGTTGAAAAGGCTGGGCTGTCATGCTTGGCAATAGATCTTAATGGTGACATTGTTAATCTAGTTAATAGCCATCCCAATAGGGAAGAAATTATTTCTTTTTTCTTTGATGGGTATGTTAATAAAAATATCGAATCCTGGTTGAATGATATGTTTATTTCTGCGGCAAGCCAGATTGTATCGTACAAACCAAAATATGTTGGCATTAGTGTTTTTAGCTATCTGGGTCAGCACAGTATGAAATGGCTGGCATATTTTATTAGAAAATTAGATCCAACAATTAAAATTATTATTGGTGGTCCTGGATGCTTACAACATAATTTTACTGGACCTGCACCACTGGCTGAAGAATTAGTAACCAATGGAATTGTTGATTATCACATTCGCGGAGATGGAGAACATGCATTGTTTGAATTGCTCACTGGCAATGATGATTATTCAGGAATCAATGATCCCACATGGAAAGAACTAAACCGAGAAGAGTTATCTTTACTACCAATACCTGATTACACTGACTATGATTTTTCAATCTACAATAAAAAAATTCTTGGAATTATGGGCAGTAGAGGCTGTGTTAGAAAATGTAAATTCTGTGATTACATTGAAAACTGGAAAAACTTTACCTGGCGCACAGCCGATCATGTATTTTCAGAAATGATCGAACAAAATAAAAAGTACAACATACGAACATTTAAGTTTCAAGATGCTCTCACAAACGGAAATCTCAAAGAGTTTCATAGATTTACATCTTTGTTAAGCGAATATAATCGTGCAAACCCTGATAATTCTTTTTCTTGGTCGGGTTACTATATTTTTAGAGAAAGAATTCCAACATCAGAAAGAGACTGGGAGTTGGTAGCAGGAAGTGGTGCAGAAATTTTAATTGTTGGCATTGAAAATTTAAACGAACATATCCGATACCACATGGGCAAAAAGTTTTCAAATGCATCAATTGATTTCCACCTTGAGCAAGCACAAAAATACGGAATAAAAATTAATTTTCTTGCACTGGTTGGCTGGGTAAATGAAGTAAGAAAAGATATTGATTACACTAAAAAATGGCTAGACGAACATGTTCGGTTCAAAGACGTAATTACTTTTCAGTGGGGCGGCAGTTTAGGCATATTCACCAACACTTATTTAGATAGACACAAGGACGAACTTGGCATTACCATGATTGGGTCAAACCCGCAGGCCTGGATCAATAAAGAAACCGGCAGTACACCAGAAGTTCGTGCAGAATGGGTCACTGAGTTAAACAATCACAGTAAAGCGTTGGGATATACTGTGCATGAACGATTAGATAATCATTTTATTCTTGAGACGTTAATGAATGCAAAAAATTAATCATTGTTTTATTGAATTTGATCTTGAGTTTGGGTGCATTAATAATAAACTCATGACTGTTACATTGTCTTCGGGCGATAATGTTACTCAGGTCCAGCCAGAGTTAGTCGATGGGCAGTATCTGTCTAAATCTAGGCTTTACATAGATCTACCAGCAGTGGTAAAGTTACGTTTCAGTGGTAAAGATCACAATACTGATGTGATTTTTGATCAGGATGGAAAAATCACACAAGACATGTATGTCAAAATACTCAGAGTTAATCTCGATGGGTTTAATCTAAATGAAAAATTCATTCATCAAGGATTAACCATTGACACCACAGACGGACAATCTTGGACCACAAGCTACATTGGTTTTAATGGTGAAATATTGTTAGATCTGTCAGAGCCAAACGTTTTCCTTCAATACTATTCAATTTTAAATAGGTAATCATTGATTACCTAATATATTGACACTGACAACAATTGGTGTTATACTACTTTCATGGATCTCATGATTGACATTGAAACAGTAGGCACAGGCCCAGAAGCTTGTATCTTAACTATTGCCGCACAGGCATTTGATCCGTTTATTCGCGGATATTACAGCCAGCAGTACTATGCTAGAATTGATATTGAAAGCCAACAAGGGCGCAATATTGAACAAGGCACTATAGATTGGTGGGCCACACAGCCTACTGCGGCCAGAGAAGAAGCATTTGCCGAAGACGGGCGAATACCACTAAAACAATCACTAGAAGAACTAGGCAAGCTTATATGGCGTAGTAAGCGAATATGGGCTAATGGTCCTACATTTGATATGAACATTTTAGAACATGCTTACAAGAGTTATAGTATTCCGTTGCCCTGGAAATTTTATGTTGTTCGGGATGCTAGAACAGTCTATGGGTTATGCCCGGGTCTTGACAAATATCCTGCCAGTCACCACGCCCTTGAAGATTGTCGCAGACAAATTGACCTGTTACACGACAGTTTGGAAACCCTTAACATTAAGGAACTGGTCTAATGCCCAGCACATTGATAGTTGCTTTTGCCCCTGGCGCCAGAGGATTTACACTGGGCAAGTGGTTACTAAACAATAAGATTGCTTGTGCTTGCATGAACAGTGGCTCAGAGTTTAACGAAGTTAATCATACGTTTGTTCCGTGGTATAATGATGTTTTATTTCATTTCAACAGTGAAACTCGTGACACGTATTTAAAAATTAATGAATTACTGCTTGATACTAATTTAGAATCTAGTGAGTTAATGGAATTAATTGGCACCAGTAAACATATACCTTTTAAAACTCAAACAATACCAGCATTGGTGTTGACACACCATGCAACACCTCAAGGCCTAATAAAATTAAAAAAAGCACTAAATGGAACTGTAATTAGAATTACATTTTCAGATGAAGAGCAAGCATCACAAAGTATGCATAGAAAAATGAAACTAGATAATGATTATCTGGTTGCAATGCAACTGGATAATGTAACAACATTCTATGAATCAACATATCAATCAGAATATATTCCTTTCTTAGAAGATTTTGATTTTGCAATTAATGTTAAACTAGATCAAGTTAACTTGTTTGATTTAAATTTTTTAAAAGACAACATATCACAACAATAACTATTAGTATGAAAAAAGTTTTAGTATCAGGATGTAGTTACACAGTTAGACAACTGTGGCCTGAACATCTATTTCAAGGATGTGCAGTCACAAACAGGGCCCGTGGCGGAGCAGGCAATGACTTTATAAGTTTTAGTATATTTGATGATATAAGAACTAATGGTAAACCTGATTTTGTCTTTATTCTGTGGTCAGGAATTCGCCGTAGAGAAGCATATTTTCCAAAAGAAACCAGGGACCTGGTATTTAAAGATGCGTTAATTGGACCAACACAGGATAGTATTGCAGTTTTTTCTGGTGGGAATTTTTTTAAATATAAAGGCAATGTTAAACCTTCTTACCACCCGGAAGTTGATGATTTTTTTAAATTACAATATTCAAGTAGTAATGAACAGTTTTTAGTAGAGCAATCGTCACAAAAAATTTTAGCCTGTCATTCATTCTTGGAGTCGCAGAAAATTGACTATAGATTTAGTTTTATATACAATATCTTTAGCAACGATTTTGATTGGGCTCCTGCGCTAGGATCAGCTGTGTCTAAGTCAGATGGTTATTTGAACTTTTTAGACTGGAACAAGTACATTAATATTACACCGTTTGAGTACGGAATTAAAAATGATTTAATGTCCAGTGACAATATGCACTTGACTCATCCTGGTATGAACTCTTGGGCAGATGATATTTCTGTTCACCTACCTAAATTTTAACAAGGATTCTTTGATGATTATTGGCATTTGTGGATTTATTGGTAGTGGCAAAGATACTATTGCAGACTATCTAGTTAATATACATGAATTTAGACGAGAAAGCTTTGCAAATTCTCTTAAAGATGCAGTAGCCCATGTGTTTGGATGGAACCGAACAATGCTGGAAGGCCGCACAAAGACCGCACGTGAGTGGCGTGAGCAAGTGGACCCATGGTGGTCTGACCGCCTAAACATGCCCGAACTAACTCCGCGCTTGATGCTACAACTTTGGGGTACTGAAGTATGCCGCAAAGGATTTCATGATGATATATGGATTGCTAGCTTAGAAGCACGTTTACGTAACAGCAAAGACAGTATTGTTATCAGTGATTGCCGCTTTCCTAATGAGATTAATGCTATTAAACAAGCTGGTGGAAAAGTTATTTGGGTTCAACGGGGTGAGTTGCCAAGTTGGCATATTATGGCAGCAAAGGCAAACAAAGGTGATATACTCGCCAAAGAGAAGCTCAAAAGTCTAGGCGTACATGCTAGTGAAACAGCCTGGGTTGGTACAGACTTTGATGCTATAGTTGATAACAATGGAACTATGGATCATTTGTATAAACAGATCAATGATCTGGTGACAAGTCTCCGGGTTTCCACGGAAGATCAAGCCGACTAATTTCTACAATACAATTAAGACAAATAGTTTTTAAATTTCTTAGCTCGGTACTGTTTAAATCACCATCAACGTGATATACCAGTAGCTGACTTGGATGCCTAGCTTTAAAGCCGCAACGGTCACATGCGGCTTTTTTCTTGTAACCATTTAACTGCCATCTTGGACTTTGCGGTTTAAGTTTTTTCTTCTTGCGTATACAAGCATTGCAACGTTTGCGATAATAAATCTTACTATTGTGGTAACCGTTTACAGCAGACAAGTTCTTTTTACATACTTCACATAATGGTCTCATACAGTTATTTATATGGCGAACCTTAATTAAGGCACCGGTTACCGGCTGAGTTTTGCCATAATTGCTAAATATTGATAACCATTTTAAAAGGATGAAATTATGGCACTAGTATCCCCAGGCGTACAAGTCACAATTATTGACGAGTCTAATTATATACCTTCCGCGACAAATTCGGTACCGTATATCCTTCTTGCCACTGCGCAGAATAAAGTTTCAGGAACAGGAACTGGTGTTGCTGCCGGAACATTAAAAGCCAACGCAGGCAAAGTGTATTTAATCACTAGCCAGCGAGATCTTGCCGCAACATTTGGCAATCCGTTCTTCTACAAAACCACAGCTGGTACACCAATCAACGGCTACGAGCTCAACGAGTACGGTTTACTTGCCGCACACTCAGTGTTGGGTATCAGTAATCGTGCTTATGTTCAACGTGCTGACATTGACTTGTCTGAATTAACTGCCAGCCTGGTTCGCCCAACCGGTGCCCCAGCTAACGGCACGTACTGGTTAGATACAACTTCAAGCATCTGGGGCATCCTGCAATGGAATGCAACCACTGGTGCATTTAGTTCACAAACTCCAATAGTAATCACAGACACAGCAGACTTAACTTCAGGCGTGCCTAAAACAAGCATTGGATCAATTGGTGACTATGCTGTAGTTGCAACAAATAACAAGAACCCAGTTTACTATAAGTCAACTGACAATGCTTGGTACTTGGTTGGTAGTATGGATTGGCAACAACAATGGCCAACAGTACTGGGCACTAACTCTGTCACATTCCAAATGACTGCGACGCAGGCTATGATCATTAACGGAGTTTCAGTCTCAACAAGATCGGCACCAAATGCCACTCTGGCAAACTTAGTAACTGACATTAATGCTGCCGCAATTCCAGGTGTGGTTGCATCTGCCAACAGTAGTAATCGACTTATTTTAGCCGCAAATTCTGATGCAGAAAGCGATGGCTCTTCAGCTGATGGCGGTATCATCAACATTGATCCTGCCAGCTCAGACGTTATGCTGTCAGAGTTAGGTATTCAAGATGGCATTTATTATGCTCCAACATTACAACAAAGTCCAAACTACACAGTTCCACGTTGGGGCTCTAGTCAAACTCAACCACGTCCAACTGGATCAGTTTGGAATATGATAACTGCTGTAAATGCAGGTGCAAGTATTGTTGTTAAAGAATACAGTACTGTGTTGGCTAGCTTTGTTACAAAAACTGCTCCAATTTACCAAGATGATGCAGCCGCTAACAAAGGACTTGATCCATCGGGTGGTGGTAGAAACATCACTGCTGGTAGTGTTTATGTACAATATAACGTGGCACCCGAACTACCAAATAACAATAATACATTTACTCTGGAAATTTTTGAGAGACTGACCACAGGTGCTACCACTATCACTGGCGATACAACCACTCCAACATTTACTAACGGTAGTCAATTTGATATTTCTGCCAGCGCACCAAATAGTAGTGTGATGAGTACTCCAGTTGAAGTAACAATTAGCGGAACTACAGCGGCTGCATTTGTTGCCGCAGTTTCAAGTGCAAATGTTCCTTATGTTTCTGCAAATATAAACTCAGACGGATCAATTTCTATGGTTCATAGTCGTGGCGGTGTAATTGAATTACTCAGCACAACTAACGATCCAGTTGGTGATGCTGGTTTTAACACCACAGTAACTGGCGTTCGTTTGTCAAACGCAGATGATGTTGATAGTGCATTAGTTCTTTCAAACTGGATTGCATTAGAGTATACTGCCAGCGCAAATGCTCCAGATCAAGATCCTGCAAACGGACGTGACTGGTACTACTCATCAGCTACACAAGTTGATATCATGATTCAAGACGGAAACGGTTGGGCTGGTTATAGAACAGTTGACAATGATGTTCGCGGATATAACCTAACAGTAACTGATCCCAATGGACCTATCATCAGCGCATCACAACCGGCTACACAAACAGACGGCACACCGTTGGTGTATGGAGATTTGTGGATTGACACATCTGATTTAGAAAATTATCCATTGATTTATCGTTATGAAGAAGTTGACGGTGCTGATACCTGGGTTGCTATTAACAACACGGATCAAACTACCCAGAACGGTGTATTGTTTGCTGACGCACGTTGGGCACCAAACGGCACAACTGACCCAGTATCTGGCGCATACCCAACAATCACAAGTTTGTTAGCCAGCAACTATCTAGATTTAGATGCACCCGAAGCTGACTTATATCCAGCTGGTATGTTGTTATGGAATACTCGTCGCAGTGGATACAATGTCAAACAGTTCAGCGTTGATTATTTCAATGCACAAGACTTCAGCGTTAATCCATACTCGTCCCAGACTGCTTATCTAGTAGGAGACAAAGCTCTGTACAACGGCGTAATTTATGTATGTACTGCCAACAGCACTGGCAATTTGCCAACTAACAGCAGTTTTTGGGCATTGCTTGAAACCAATGCCTGGACAACTGTTAGTGGTAACAAGATTGATGGCAGTCCATACATGGGACGTAAAGCACAACGTGCAATCATTGTTGCCGCATTAAAATCAGCAGTTGATACGCAGGATACACTACGTGAAGAGCAACAACAATTTAACTTGATTGCTTGCCCACAGTATCCAGAACTAATGATCAACATGGTGGCTCTAAACAACGAGCGCAACAATACTGCGTTTGTTATTGGTGACACACCATTACGTCTTGGACCTAGTGGTAACAGTTTGGTTGACTGGGCCACAAACCAAGGCGGCCTAGGCATTGGTGGCGAAGATGGTATTACCACCAGCGATCCATATCTTGGCGTGTTCTATCCACAATGTCAGACCACTGACTTGAGTGGTGGTCAGGTTGTTCAGCCATCAAGTCACATGATGTTACGTACAATTGTTCGCAGTGACGAAGTGGCATTTCCATGGTTAGCACCGGCTGGTGTACGTCGCGGTATTGTTGACAATGCAGAACGTATTGGTTACATTGACAGTCTAACTGGTGAGTTTGTGACTATTGCTACAGGTCAAAGTGTAAGAGATATCTTGTATGAAAACAAGATTAACCCAATTACATTCATTCCAGGCGTGGGCATTACAAACTATGGTAACAAGACCGAAAGTGCTGTGATTAGTGCAATGGATCGTATTAACGTGGCACGTTTAGTTGCATTCATCCGTGGACGATTGATGGAGATTGGTAAGCAATATGTGTTTGAACCAAACGATCAAATTACTCGTAACGAAATCAGCAATGCAATTGATGGTCTAATGATTGACCTGGTAGCAAAACGCGGTATCTATGATTACCTGGTGGTATGTGACGAAAGTAACAACACACCAGCTCGTATTGATCGTAATGAATTGTATGTTGATATTGCAATTGAGCCTGTCAAGGCAGTTGAATTTATCTACATTCCGGTTCGTATTCAGAACACTGGTACTATTTCCGGTGGCGGTGCAGCCGCTGCCTAATAGGCTGGTTGTATGGCATTACAATGCAGAAAAATGGGGCCTATGCCCCATTTTTTTAGACATCACTTGCCATAAATAATTACATATAGGAGATTTTAATATGGCCGTAGCATCTATTAGCAGAATGACAGTTCCTTTGGCAAGTGATCAAAGTAATCCCAACCAAGGTCTGTTAATGCCAAAACTTAAATATCGCTTTCGTGCGATATTTGAAAACTTCGGTATTGCAACACCGCGTACTGAATTGACCAAGCAGGTGGTTGACTTTACTCGCCCATCGGTAACATTTGAAGAAATTCCAATTGATATCTATAACAGCAAATTATATGTTGCTGGTAAACACAGTTGGGAACAGGTTACTGTTAACCTACGTGACGACGCTAGTGGTCAAGTTGCTCGTTTAGTCGGGGAACAACTACAGAAGCAGTTGGATTTCTATGAGCAGGCTAGTGCCGCTTCAGGTATTGACTACAAGTTCACTACCAAGTGTGAAATTCTAGACGGTGGAAACGGTGCATATACTCCAGTGGTTCTTGAGACTTGGGAATTGTATGGTTGCTACTTGTCTAATGTTAACTACAATGACTTGAATTATGCATCAAGTGAAGCTGTAACTATCACAATGCAGATTCGCTTCGACAACGCTCTCCAGACTCCACTTGGTTCTGGTGTTGGTGCTACTGTTGCACGTACTGTAAACAACGTAGTCAGCGGCTAATTAGCACATGGCATTTGGGCAGGACTTTCTTAAAACATTCTTTGGGAACGATTATCTCAAAGATTATACACATGCGAGTAAAACATTTCGTACCAATGGTTACGAAAACCTGCCCAGATTTAAGTTTCTTTTCCACGTTTATTTTAATATCAACACCACTGAAATTCCTTCTTTGAGACAGGTCTTTCAGGCAGGAACACAATCAACAGTTGGACTTTTGGTAAAAAATATTCAACTGCCGCAGTTCAATATCGAAGTAGAAACACTAAACCAGTACAATAGAAAACGTCTGGTACAGAAAAAAATTAACTATCAGCCTTGTCAAGTGGACTTTCATGATGACGGCGGAGATTTAATTCGCACAATGTGGTATAACTACTACAGCTACTACTACAAAGATCCTAGTCAACCTTATCGAGGACAAACGTCCACAAACGGCTCCATGGGTGCAAATGCCAACAGAACAGCCGGATTTGGATACAATACTCGAGACATCTATGCCAATGATAGATTCATCAACGACTGGGGTTATATTGGAGAAGCCTATGCTGATGGTACCAATGCCGCAGGCGGAAAGCCTGCGTTCTTTAGAGACATTTCGATATACGGATTTAATCAACACAAGTTTGTTGAATACGTATTAATCAACCCAATGATCTCTGATTGGTCACACGACACTTATGATTACAGTCAAGGGGATGGCGTTATGCAAAACTCAATGACTATTAATTACGAAACTGTAAAATACTATAGTGGTGCAATTGGTGCAGTTAGACCGGACACAAACGTTCAAGGCTTTGCTGATCCAAATTACTACGACCAGGAAAAGAGCCCACTAAGCCGTCCAGGCGGCACTTCCAGCATAATTGGCCAAGGTGGATTGTTGGATGCCGGTATTGGTATCTATGAAGACCTACAAAGTGGATCTGTTGCAGGTATTATTGGCGCAGTACAAAAAGCAGGCACAGCTTACGGCACATTCAAAGGAAAGAATCTTCAGAGTATTATCAAAGAAGAAGCCAATGCCGGACTCAAGGATGTATTGCGTACAACCATTCCGGCCGCCGTAAGAGCACAACCTGGCGGCCAGACCAGTATTCAGCAACGCTTACAAGCACCACTATTTCCAACTCCACCTAGGAACTAACAATGGCACGTTCTATCAATGAAATCAATCCCAAGATTGATCTAACTGTACGAATTTTTGATACTTTCTACAACTATTCTGAAGAAGTAGACACCAACGAGTACGACATTGTTTATAGTTTTTTCTTTCAGGCAATGAAAGACAAATTAGCAGCTCAAAATTTTACAACAACTTTGTTTAGAATTGCTAGCAAAACACAAACACCAGTGCTGACAATCCTGGATGCAATCAGCGATCAAGATCAACTACAATTGAACAGCACACTGGCCTACTATCTGAACGGCATGCGTAGTCCAGCAACGTTACTGGGAATTAACTCAGCAGTTGTTCCCAATTACTATGCCGCACGTAATGTATTGATATGAGTAAGTTTGCACAAGGTGTTTATAAAGTAGAAAACACACAAAAATATGTAGGTAACGGTAGCCCTCGTTATCGCAGTGGCTGGGAATTAGCGTTTATGCGATTTTGCGACAGCAACGATAATATACTTCAATGGGCCAGTGAGTCTATTGTTATTCCTTATCGTCATCCACTGACTGGTAAAATTTCTAATTACATTCCAGACTTTTTAGTTACATACAGAACAAAAAATAACAAAACCTTTGCTGAAGTAATTGAAATCAAACCCAAAAAGCAAAGTGTAATAGAAGGCAAAATGAGTGAACGTGACCGTGCTGTTGTTGCTGTAAACTACGCAAAATGGGATAGTGCCCAAAAATGGTGCCAGCGTCAAGGACTGGTTTTTAGAGTAATTACCGAAGACGATATATTCAAGAACGGTAACAAATAATGCGGTAAATACCGCATGACTCGTAAACTTGAATCTTTATTTGATCTTCCATCTTCAGACACTGAAGATACTGTTGTGACACCCGAGTCACAGCCCACTTTCCCAGTACTACCAGAAACTCTAGATGCCTTAGACAAGATTGAGGCAGCATTACCTGCGGTTCGAGGACTAGAAGCCAGTGATCAGGAAATGGATGAACTGGCAGCCAAGGCCACTAAAGAATTTGACAATCTCATGGATCTTGGCATGCAGGTAGACAGCCGTTTTGCCAGTGAAATTTTTAGCGTTGCCAGCCAGATGCTAGGCCATGCTATCACAGCAAAAACTGCCAAGATGAATAAAAAACTAAAGATGATTGATCTACAGTTAAAGAAAGCAAAACTAGATAAAGATGATGTTAACAATAACAACATCCCAACTGGTCAAGGTGCTGTGCTTGACCGTAATGAATTACTCAGCAGAATAGTCGATCGAACCAACACAAAGACGTCTGATCGATAAATATAATATAGGATCCTAAATATGAAAACATTTGCACAATACTTGATTGAAAGTGCTCAAACCTTTGATTATCGTATTAAAATCATTGGTGATTTGCCAGGTGGTTTTATGAAAGCTTTTAACGAAAAGTTAAAAAAATTCGACCCAATCAAAATCTCTGAGCCAAAGAAAACCCCAATTTTATCCAAACCAGTTGGGTTCCCAGACCATGCCAATCAGTCTGTAAACATCATTGATGTTAGTTTCAAATACCCTGCTACTCCTCCACAGGTGATTCAGATTGCTGAACTACTGGGTCTTGATGCAAACAGCATTGTGATGGACCAACGTGACTGGGCTGAAGGTATGGACAAAGAGTTATTGGGCATTGAAAATCAAAAGGATCTGCTAACCACAGATTTGCCACCAACAGACGCCGAACAGAAAAAATTAAAAGCTGATTATGCCGCTGAACCTAGCGAACATGAAGTTGTTAAAAATTCTGCCAAGGATGCCAACTGGACTGTGGCCGGAGGCAAGACTGCACCTGCACAGACAACAAATCAATTGCCAATGGGAGTCAAAAGCCCAATGACAACAATTAAAAGACCACCCAAGCCTGCAACCGGCTTCATGAAATAAGGAAAACAACATGACATTTTTTTACGACTTAAACAAGAAGCTGAGTGACTTGGCTGATAAACAAACTCTAAATGAAGGCATGAGCCGTGCTGCCAAGGGCTATGAAAAATACGGCAAGGAAGGCATGGAAGCCTTGGCCAAGGCCGGACGTGAAGGCAAGGCATTGGATCCTGTTCGCAAAAAACACGACAAGTACGACGAAGGTATGATCGGAACTGGCATTGGCGCAGGTCTTGGCGCACTGGCTCTTGGTCCACTAGGAGCAGTAGGCGGCGCAATTGCCGGCGACAAAATAGGTGATGCATTTGATGAAGACATGAGCAATGTAGTTAAAAAAATTGGCAGTGGTGTAAAGAAAGTTGGTCAGAAGGCCCTTGATACATTGGGCCATGGCAGTGACGAAGACATGATCCGTGACCTACAACGCAAAGCAGGCTTGCCACAAACAGGCAAGAAGCCCACTGGTGCTAGACCTACCGGCCACCCAATGGACGAAGGCGACATGGAAGAAGGCAATGAATTCAGCGGTGCATTACAAAACGCTAAAGCAACTGGACAAAAAGAATTTGAAGTTGACGGTAAAGAATATCCAGTCAAAGAAGCAGCCAAATGGCGCGATGCCAAGTACAAAGACAAACTGTACACACAAGAACCTCCTGACTATGAAAACGATGATTACAGCATGGATGACTACTACAATGGTCCAAAACCAGATGACTATCCTGGCTCAAAGAATCTAAAAGGTGGTGGTGAATTTGATCACAACGATCCTTTACAAAAAGGACAAGGTATTGGCCGTAGCGGCATCAAGCACAACATACTAGATCGTGGGCCAAGAAAAGGAATGCCATCAAGAGACCAAATCACCAGTCTCAAAGGCAGTATTAAGGATGCACACGGAACACATGCACGACCCAATCTACCCGAAGCTGATGCACCAATGACTGCTAAACAAAAGTCATTTGCCGCACTAGCCGAACCCAAAAACAAAATCACTTTTGCTGACAAGATTGCTGGCGCCAAGAAAGAAGTTGACGAAATGCTAGGTGACGTGGCTGCCGAAGCCATGAAGAAAGCACTAGGTGGCGGCATGGGCCGTAGTGCCGAAATGGAAGAAAAAGAAGATAACAGCCCATTCACAGCACACAAGCGTCCACGTGTAGAAAGACCCAAAGTTGGTAGTATTGAGCGTGGAGCATTGCATGACATCGAGCACACAGCAACTGGCCGCAAAGTAACACGCAGAGTTGATCCCAACACTGGCCACAGCGTGGGTACAGACGACACACCAGCCGCAGGAGACAAGCGCGGTAAAGGACGCCCAAAAGGCACAGGCAAAAGCATTGGAGCCAAAGGACCAAGCGGTACTTCTAAACTAATGACCAAAGAAGGTTCAGACTCAGGCCAAGCTCAAGAAATTTATAATGAACTTGCAGAACTACGTGCAATTGCTAAGAAAGCTCAGGGCGGAGGACAAATGCCACCAGGCTTTGCCAGTCGTCTTGAAAGCTCACTGTGGGCCGCAATGACAATGATTAAAAACAATCAGCCCGGTAATGCACAAGTTAGAGAAGAAGAATTGGACGAAAAAGCAACTAGCAAGAAGCAACAAAAGTTCATGGGCATGGTTCATGCCGCACAAAAAGGCAAAAAGCCAGCATCAAAAGAAGTTGCTAAAACAGCCAAAAGCATGGGCAAGAAAGATGCAGAAGACTTTGCCAGCACCAAGCACAAAGGTTTGCCTGAAAAGAAAACCAAGAAAAAAGAAGTTGAAGAAACAACAGTGGCAGGTTCAGTTGCAACTGCACCCAGCACAGGCAAAGCCAACGGCATGTTTGGCAAAGGCGTGTACGAAGCAAAGTTAGCTGAAAGTTTCAATGCTAAAATGGCACAACTCAATGAAGGCATGAATATCAATGCTTCTACAGATTCCGAAGGACACAATAGCATTACTGTATCTGCCACAGATGAAGATGCAGGAAAACTAGCACAAATTTTAAAGTTGGCTGGCATGGGCGGTGGCAGTGACGGCTACTCAGAAGTTTGCTCATCCTGCGGTTCTAGAGAATGTGGTTGTAATCAAGTTGACGAAGAGTTGGCCAACAGCGCAGACAACACTGAGTATGCTGGAATTGACACAATGACCAAAACACTCAGTGGTGGATTAAACGGTCCTAAGACTACTGGACAAACAACAACTCCTGTGGTCAACCGTGATCCGGCTCGTGGATCAGTTGGTCCTGTGGCTGAAAGCCAAGAAGCCCGTTTGTGGGAATTATATCAACGTTATTCTACAAAATGAAAACATTAAAAGATTACCTAACTGAAGCCGAGGAGTGGTCCGCTACTCCTGCTGTGGGCGACACATTTGCCTTTGACTACGGAGATCAATGCCTGGTAGAAACTCACATTGTTGATGTGGTTGGAAACGATATTATTCTTCATGCTGATGCTCGTGCAATTGAACTGCTGGAATCTCACGGATTTACTTCTGAAGAAATTCGTCGTTATGGTGCAGTAGGAAATAGCCCAGGTATGGGATATAGCATTGGCGAAGACCAATCAGCTGGAGTACTGGCAGCAAAAGAAATAGACACAGATATCACTAATCCCATGCCAGGAGTACACGAAAGTTTGGACGATGAAACATCTCCGGCTGAACGTGCAATCTTACATCGTATTTTGATGCAACACTCGAGTTTGTTAGGTCGTCATGGACCACAGGCAGTGATGGATGCTGTTAAAGATGTTGCCGAGTGGGTTGGGGATGTAGAAGAAATTGGATCCAGCGATGTTAGTGGTTGGGTACGAGACGTTATCCGCACACTAGATGATTCATCTGATCAAGTAAAAGAATCCGATATTGATGTGATTGACAGCGGAGAATACGACCAAGAAGGCGATATGGCCAAAGATGATCTTGAAACCATTGTTCGTGCCGCTCGTAGACTCACAGGCATGTTAGACGACAATGAAAACATGCCAGAATGGGTACAGTCAAAAATCAACAAAGCCGCAGACTATGTTGACACAGCCGCAGATTATATTGAAAGCAATCAAGACGAGTCTGATGAAGTTGAAATGACCGAAGCTGAGTATCAAGGTCGTAACGTGCCGCTGAGCAAACCCATGCGTGGTGATGTTAAAAAGTTTAAAGTTTATGTCAAAGATCCCAGCACCGGTAACATTAAAAAAGTAAACTTTGGACATGGTGGCACAAGTGCTAAACGTGCTGGCCAAAAGACAATGAAGATCAAGAAATCTGACCCTGCACGTCGTAAGAGTTTTAGAGCAAGACACAACTGCGAAAACCCAGGGCCAAGAACTAAAGCACGTTATTGGTCTTGCCGAGCATGGTAAAAAAGGAAAATAACAAATGAGTCAAGCAAACGTTTATACATCAGCCAGTAGTCAAACATGGTACACAGATAAAGCTAGAATATCCACAGGTACAAACACAGTTACATACAATGTAAATTTAGTATATGGTCCGTCTACTGGTAATTTATATTCAAATCCCATTGTGATTCCTGCAAACAATCGTGTGACTGTTTGGGTAGGAGTTGGCAATCAACTCACAATCACTGGGTCTAACGCCACTATACAAGAAGTTGGTACCGCAAGCTCAGGACAAGTTGGCGTCTGGCAGCCATAATGAGAGCACGTGAATTCATTGCGGAAAGAGACGGCACTATAGGCACACGCAGACAAGCTGCCACTGTGGGTCTTGATGTGTTCGGTGATGCTGAACGAACAAACAGTGACTATACTCTTAATCGCGTGATGATGGCAGTGGCCATGGCTGACGGATCAAACACACCTATCAAGATGGATGCCAAAAGTTGGGTAGGTAAAAAACGCTCTGCACATCCTTATACCAAGATTGAACAAAACATGCTCAAGCAAGCTTTCAAAGCCGCTGGCGCAGACTACAAAGATTTAAACAATGGCGACCTGGACAGCGAAGAACATCCAGAAGTGAATACTGCAAGCCCTGTTGTGGGCTTCAAAGGTTATCCAAGATGAGAGCACGTGAGTTTATCACAGAACAGGCATCTGAATTGCCTCCCGAGCAGGCCGATCCCATGCGTTACACCTATGTGGTACCTGGGCTGTCAGCCGCTGACCCATATAGAAATTATAGATTTGGTGTAGCTCTAGCCCGAGCAAGAAGTGATGCTGGCAAAGCCGACGGAGTTAACCCCGACATACCTGAATGGCACAACGAGACTGCATTTGGGGAACACGGCATTGTTGCAGGCATGACCCCAGGAGTTGATCAACTCATTGATGCCGCATTACAAATGACCAACACACCTGGCGGTAAACGACTGGTGTCAAGTGGTCCCAGTGAAGAACCTGCCTTTGTAGATACACAAAGTCCTGTAAAGGCATTCAAAGGATATCCACGATAATGGCAAACCCACCACCATACAACAACATCACAGGCATCAGCCGTGCTGTAATGAAAGACAACGCTCAGGTAACTCTCGCAAACTATGACGGCAATGCTAGACCCGGCGAGCTAGTTGTTGACCAAACTACCGATCAAGTGTTTATTGGCAATAGTTCAGGTGCATTAACACAGATTGCCGCAGGCATTGAGAACGGTGGATCCAGTGGATTGCCCGCAGGATTTTATCAAATGGCATACAATCCAACCACAGGTGAGATTGTTTACTACACTTAACGTTGTCAATATAAGAAAGAAACACAATGGCAACACCAGACCCAACCCAAGTAGCACCGTGGTATCTACGCAACATTAATCAAGCATTAGAGCTTGACGAAACCACTGGCAATGTGTTTGTTCGCACAGGGCTAGCATCTGGTGGCAATATTGTTATCACAGGCAATGTCACAATACCTGGCGAGATAGACACACATATCACTGCCATTGGCACACTAGGGAATATCACAACTCCCTACATGCCTATTGGCGGCAATGTGGTGGTCACCAGCGGAAATATCACAGCAGTTGTATCCGGCACGGTGGCAGTTTCCAGCATTTCTTCTAATGTCACAGTAGTAGACGGTGGCGGCTCAATCACAGTAGATGGCAATGTAAATGCTACGATTACAGGTGGCAATGTTACTACTACAATTACAGGAACTAACTTAGATGCATTTGGTCGTTTGCGTGTAAGCAATCCTGTTACCTTGTTTGACAGTCAGAACCGTTATATTGACGGAGAACAATTCTCCAGCATTACTGCTACTAGTGGTAATGTAGTGTATGTGGCCAATGAAAGTTCATTCAATCTAAATGTATCTGCCGCCAGCGGGTCCAGTGTAATCAGACAAACCAAAACAGTTCAAGCATATCAACCAGGTAAAAGTTTGTTAACAATGAACACATTTGCTATGGCAACACTTAAAGCAAATTTAAGACAACGGGTGGGTTACTTCACAGCTGACAATGGTATATATTTTGAAGCTAATGGAACATCGTTATTTCTTGTTATTCGCAGTAGCACAACTGGTGTAGTGGTTGAAGAACGAATTGCTCAAGCAAGTTGGAATGGAGATACCTTAAATGGTGCTGGATCAAGTGGTATAACATTAGATCCAACATTAACACAAATCTTTTGGAATGATGTTGAATGGTTAGGTGTAGGTAATGTAAGAGCAGGATTTGTTATTAACGGTGAATTCATTGTGTGTCACACATTCCAACATGCCAATCAGCCGGGCAACACCACGGTGTACATGACCACTGCCACACTAAATCCACGCTATGAAATAACCAACACTGGTGCTACCTCAGGCGCCAGTACCATGAAACAAATTTGTAGCACGGTGATAAGCGAAGGCGGTTATACACCCTCTACCAAAATAGGTTATGTAACCAACAACACAGTTCCAACTCGAGTCAGTTCGGCCAACACCGTCACAGCCTTGTGCAGTATCCGATTGAATCCGGCTTATCCTGACGCAGTAGTTGTGCCAGCGCAATTGGATCTTCTGTTAATTGATGTTAGATACGGCCAGTTCCAACTGATTGAAAATGCCACCTTTACAACCAGCTGGAGTAATGTTGCTGGATCAGTGGTACAAACAGCCATACACAGCAATGTGATCACAGATGGCACCGTGGTCTATTCTGGTCTGACCAGCAGCCGAGACGAAGTAGAAATTGGCGATGATGTTAAAAAACGAATTCAATTATGGAGAACAGCGGCTGGAACACCCAGCACCTTGACTCTAGCAGTGGCCTACACAGCCGCCAACGCTGACCTGCTTTGGAAAATGGGCTGGGAAGAACTAACTAACTAAAATTATGAAAAAACTCTTAACTCTCTTACTCATTGTGCCATGCTTGGCCTTTGCACAACCCAAACAAAAACCTGGTGTTGTTTATGATGCTGTGATCACCAGAGTCATAGACGGCGACACAGTGGGTATTCAGGCCACCTGGTTACCTGCACCACTCAAACAGGAACTCAGTATTCGTGTGTTTGGAGTTGATACTCCTGAAAAAGGACATAGAGCCATGTGTCCTAGTGAAGCTCAACGTGGTGAGGCAGCTTCGGCGTTTACTAAACAAATGATTGCCAACAGCCAAAAGCGACAGATTGTGCTTATGGACTGGGACAAGTATGGCGGCCGTGTGCTGGGCGATGTCATACTAAACGGTGTCAGTCTACGTCAGCAATTGATTGCCAATGGTTTTGCACGTGAATACTACGGCGAAGCCAAAACTAGTTGGTGTAATTAAAACTCTGGCTCAACTGCCTTTTTACCATATATATTGATATGAGTAAGTCTTTAGAAGGCGTTTTAATCAAGCCACCCCATCTACGTGTTAACTATACCGAGCAACAGCTTGATGAATTCATTGCCTGTGCCGATCCTGCTAGTGGTCCACTTTATTTTATGGACCACTTTTTCTACATACAACACCCTACCCAAGGTCGAATGTTGTATCATCCATTTGAATATCAACGCAGGCTAATTCACACTTATCATAATTATCGATACAGCATTAGTTTAATGCCTCGACAAACTGGTAAGTCAACATCAGCCGCAGGCTATCTACTCTGGTACGCAATGTTTGTACCTGATTCAACCATATTAGTTGCGGCACACAAATACACAGGCGCACAAGAGATCATGCAACGTGTGAGGTACGCCTATGAATCAGTACCTGATCATATTCGTGCTGGTGTCACCAGCTACAACAAAGGTAGTTTGGAATTTGACAACGGCTCACGTATAGTGTCGGCAACAACCACAGAAAATACCGGTCGTGGTATGAGTATATCATTACTATACGCAGACGAATTTGCATTTGTTCGACCCACAATTGCCACAGAGTTTTGGACTTCTATCAGTCCCACACTGGCCACTGGTGGTAAAGCAATTATCACAAGTACTCCCAACAGTGACGAAGACCAGTTTGCTCTGTTATGGAAAGGCGCCAATCGTTGTGAAGACGAATTTGGTAATCCTACTGAAATTGGTGTCAATGGCTTCAAAGCCTATCGTAGCTTCTGGAATGAGCATCCTGACCGTGACGAATCTTGGGCAACACAACAACGTGCGGCCTTAGGGTCAGATCGTTTCCGACGTGAAATGGATTGTGAATTCATCATCAATGATGAAACGCTGATTGCCCCAACCACATTAATTGACTTACAAGGTGTAGACCCAGTTTATAAAACTGGTGAAGTCAGATGGTATCAACGAATAGATCCTGAAAAAATCTATGTTGTTGCACTTGATCCTAGTCTGGGCACCGGCGGTGATCCAGCGGCAATTCAGATATTTGATGCAAACTCTACACTACAGGTTGGAGAGTGGAGACATAATAAAACTGACATTCCTGGACAGGTTAGAATACTAGCTGATATTATTCGACACATTAACGAAACTGTGCGAGATCCAAAAAGTATATATTTTTCAGTAGAAAATAACACCATTGGAGAAGCCGCACTAATTTCTATTGCTGAATACGGAGAAGAAAACATACAAGGCTATTTCCTTAGTGAACCTGGAGTTAGTGTTAGTCGTAGATTCCGTAAAGGATTTAACACAACCAACAAGTCAAAGCTATCTGCTTGCGCCAAGTTAAAACATCTGGTTGAATCAAAGCGCATGAAAATCAACAGTAAAAGCCTGATCAGCGAACTTAAAAACTTTGTTGCGTCGGGCGCAAGCTATGCGGCAAAACTGGGAGAAACAGACGATCTAGTGATGTCAACCTTGCTGGTGGTTAGAATGATGCAGTTATTGCAGAGTTATCACCAGAATCTTGATGATCAAATGCGCGATCACCAGGACGTGGTAATCGAACCGCTGCCGTTTGTTATGACAATGATGTAATAAATATAAGATATGAATCAGAATACGCCAGCTACAGAACTTAACGACTTACTAGTCACACGCAACCTTGATCCTGAATTACTGGATAATTCAGGCAAGCCTGTTTCTGACCCTAATCAAACAGAGATCTTTAGCTTTGATTGGAAAACAGAAAATAAAAACTACGGAACTGTGGTTGTTTTACTAGGCCCTAACAATACACTACAGGTGTTTTTTGGGGACAATGTTGGCCGCACCATGGAAGGTGATGATAAATCTGATTGGTACAAGTTCCTAGAACAGCTTAAAAATTTTGCAACTAGAAATTTATTAAGTTTTGAGTTGAACAATCTAAGCAGATTAAAGTACACCATGCAAGGTATGGCAGCCATCAAAGAAGGCTTGTTTGAAGGCTACTACGGTAAAAAGAACATAAGCTACAGTGACCAGCCTATGGAAGCACGACTAATGATCAAGCACAGCCGTGACATTGCAGAAGGCGAAGCACGATTCCGGGCCATTGAAAGTTTGTTTGTGGAAACAGCAGATGGCAGTCGATACAAGTTGCCACATAAGAATCTCATGTGCGGCAAGGTCATGGCCAGACATTGTTCCGAAGGCGGCCATCCTTACGATGCACTTGGACAGCACATCAACGGCATGGTAGTAGAACTAAACACTTTAGGTAGATTTATTCGTGCCGCACGACACAAAAACCTAAACAATGATGCCATTGGTATGGTTGAGTCGGCAGTAAGACATTATACTGAACTCAAGAACAAAGCCAAACACATGATCAGCCGTCGTGGATATTTAGAAACACGTGACACATTTGACCCTGCTGAAATTAGCGAAAAAGATCATGCAGTAGAATCCATACGTGACCTGTTTGTTGAACAATCAATAGACCAGCGCATAGAAGAAGCGTTACCAATTCTGGCAAAATTAGCCAATAAGGAAGATAAAATGAAAGAAGTAGATCAATTTGAATCATGGGCCGACAACGTCATGGAGGGCACCTGGGCATTACCTGACACGCCTGAATCAGACGCAAAACTTAAAGAATTAATGAGTAAGCCGTTGATTGTGGGTGCTGATGCAACCAATGCAACAGAACAATTGTATGACCTAGTTGGTGATGACATCTTGTTTGATCGTTTGAATGACCTAGCTGACCGAGACCCCAATGCTGACTGCTGGGAAGATCCCGAAGTTATCAATCGTCTAGGTGAGCTTGGTATTGATATTACCGCTACAGTGGGTCCAGACTCTGGTGAACAAGGTGTGGCGGAAGGAACCAGACAAGGTATCATGCTCAACGGTAAAGAAGTTGACATGCGTAGCTTAGAAATTGAAAACGTTGATTCTAGAGACTATCCAGATTTTAGTGATGCATATATTGGCCGTGCTTCATTTACTGACGGAACAGATCTAAGTGATCAAGAAATGGACCAACTAAACGACGAGCATGGCGATCTTGTACATGAGTTGGCCTACGACAGTTTGCATGAATCAGATCTTGGCGAAGACATTGACACCGATGGCGTAATGATGACCAAGTCCAGCAACATGAGCAGTGAAAGCGTTGAACGTATGCGTCAGTTGTCAGGATTAAACGAAGGTTGGAAAGGCGAACTTGCAGGCGGAACAGCCGGCGGTGTCAGCGGAACAGTTGCTGGATCAGCACTGGGTGCATTAGCAGGTGGACCAGTTGGCGCCGCAATTGGTGGTGTAATTGGCGGTGCCGCTGGCGGAACAGCTGGACAAATGGCCGGTAGAGAACTAAGCAAAGAAAACAAACTGTCAGAAGCACAGCTTGATGAGATTGCTCCTATTGTTCCTGCATTGGCCGCAGGTGCAAGAATGTTGCTACCAATACTGTCTCGTGTTGGCCCGGCACTGGGTCGTATGGCATCCAAAACAGGCAAAGCTGGTGCTGATGTTGCTGGAAAAGCAGCCACAGGAGTTGGTAAAGGTGCTGTGGAAGTTGGTAAATCAGCCGCACAAGCAACAGCTCAAAATGCCGGCAAGGTTGGTGTTGGCGCCGGCATATATTCCATAGCAGATGAAATTGCTAAATCCATTCCACAAGGAATGAACAAAGTTTATACAGATGCAAAAGATGCTGCCAGCGCATTAACCAGTATTGTTGGCAATGCAGTTGACAGTAAAACTATTGGTGAGCTAGCAATGGCCGCCGCCAAGTATGCAATACCATTAGGTTTGCTATTGGCTGTACTGTACGGTGGCAAGAAACTTATTGATCAGGTAATGAGCGAAGGTGCCGATGACACCAATATGGGTGCTCTTGGCAAAATGGTTGGCTCGGGCACTCCAAACCCAAGTGACTTTGTACAAGGATTTAAGAAAACATTTGAAGAATCAACATCACTACAAGGCCAATACGGACACTCTGGTAAACTACAGAAGTTTGATGATATGGAGCAAGATGTTCTAAGCCGATTGCGTCAACTGTCTGGCATGATGAAATCATAAAATAGTTATTAGAGCAAATGCGTCATAAATATCATTGACGCTGACACTAAAAGCGTGTACACTACAACAGTGACACGCTTTTTTATTAGCATCACAGGCAACTTAGAAAACATTTTATAACACTTAGAAAGGCAACTTAAAATGGCATCATTATCAGAAATCCGCGCACGTCTCTCAGCCGCAGAGTCAAACAAAGGCGGTCAATCATCAGGCGGCGACAACGCAATCTACCCACACTGGAACATGGACGAAGGAGCAAATGCTACTATTCGATTCTTACCAGACGCAAACTCTAAAAACACATTCTTCTGGGCCGAACGAGCCATGATTCGACTGCCATTCAATGGCATCAAAGGAGAAATGGATTCTAAACAGGTCATGGTACAAGTGCCCTGTGTTGAGATGTGGGGCGACGCTTGCCCAATCCTGGCAGAAGTACGCACATGGTTCAAGGACAAGAGCCTTGAAGACATGGGTCGTAAGTACTGGAAAAAACGCAGTTACATTTTCCAAGGCTTTGTTCGTGAGAACCCAATTGGTGACGACAAGACACCAGAAAATCCTATCCGTAGATTTATCATTGGTCCTCAAATCTTTAACATTATTAAAGGTGCATTGATGGATCCTGAACTAGAAGAAATCCCAACAGATTTAATGCGTGGCCTAGACTTCCGTGTTAGTAAAACCAGCAAAGGCGGTTACGCTGACTACAGTACGTCTAAGTGGGCACGTAAAGAATCTGCACTGACAGAAGCAGAACAAACTGCCCTTGAATCACACGGATTGTTTGATCTTGCCAGCTTTTTACCCAAGAAGCCTGGTGAAGTTGAATTGAAAGTAATGAAGGAAATGTTTGAAGCAAGTGTAGATGGCAAGCCATACGATCTCGAACGTTGGGGTCAATACTTCCGTCCAGCAGGTGTACAAGCACCTGCAGGTAGTTCTACTGAAGTCGATGAGGATACACCTGCTCCGGTAGCAAAGGCAGCACCTGCTCCAGCACCTACTGCTGGTTCATCTCCGTTTGACGACGAAGACACACCGATTGCCACAGCACCTGTTGCTAAACCTGCAGGCGGACAAAATGCACAAGACATTTTGGCAATGATTCGCTCACGTCAACAAAAGTAATAAATTCTCATAATGAGGGGCAATTTATCAATTGGTTGCACTGATACATCGTGTATCCCCCTAGTTAGTAAATTATTTGAGCTTGGATATAGACCTGAAGAAATTCAGGTCTATCATCCGCCTAATCAGTTGCTGTTAACAAAATTTTGTGACCAATTGTTAATACAGCACACATCAATTTCAGATAACAACGACTTTAATAAGTATGTTACACAATCTGCAGAGTTGATGTTAAACATCAGTGGTATTCCTTTTTTAATATCTGAAGATAATATTAAAAAATTTCCAAATGGCATTATAAATTTACATACAGGGTTGCTTGAAGAATATCGAGGACGATGGATGTCAAGCTGGGCATTAATTAACAATGAAAAATTTACCGGCTATACCTGGCACTATGTTAACAGTCAATTTGATGCTGGCAATATTATATTTCAACAGAAATTTTTAATCTCCAAACAAGACACAGCATTTAGTTTAAATTTTAAAATACTAAACCATGCAATTGAATCAATTGAGCATGTATTAACAAAGAATTTAGGAACACCTCCAACAAAACTTGGACGTTATTATAATAAAGAAAAACCATTTAACGGAATTATACAGGATGGTTGGTCCAACAATCAAATTAACCAATTTATTAAAGCAATGTACTATCCTCCGTATGAGCCAGCTATATTTTTAAAAAATAATGTTAAACATTATGTAAATACCTTTGATGAATACAAAAATATATGATATCATTGCCCCCTCGTGTTTATGATAAAATATTACAAGACCCAAGTTGGGTACCTGATAAATTTTTATTCAACGACCACATGGGCGGATTTGATATTAATTTGCAAAATAAAATCCTAAAAAGATTAAATGATTTTGCCAGTCAAGAGAATAAGATTTTTGACATCACAGTCCATCAAATTTTTACCAACAACATAACATCAACGTACCCAAATCTTAAAATTACATTTTCAATAGAAAATCAGGAAAGAATTAATACTGGTCATTTTTATAATTATAATATGCATCCGGAACTGAATTATAAAAATTTTGTTTGTAGTTTTAATGGATCACCACACGTTGGTAGAACATTACTAGTTTCAATACTAGATAAATTTAAATGGTTTACTCCTGAGTATTGCAGTAAGAATTTTCAATTTACATCTGACAACATTGATGGGAACTTATTGGATTATCTAACTCCTGACCAAGCTCGTGTTAGTGGTAAATTTTTTGTAAACAACAGTAATTTTCAAGAAACCGTATATAGTTTTGGACACGTTAGATTTGCTCATGCAGACAACATATATAATCTTGAAAGTAAATTAACACAAAGTTTTTTACATATAGTAAGCGAAACCTTGGCCACAAGTTATTATCCATTTGTAACAGAAAAATTTTTATACAGCGTAGTAACCAGAGGATTGTTCTTGACATACGCACAACCTGGCTGGCATGATTATGTGGAAAAATACTATGGATTCAAAAAATACACTAAATTATTTGATTATCAATTTGACACAATTCAGAATCCAGTTATTAGATTACTAGAACTAGCATCAATGATATCAAAGTTTAGTTTATTGTCAGTAGAGGATTGGCAAGATTTATATCTATTAGAGCATGATACCATTGAGTATAATTACGATCACTATTTCAGCAAGAATTATTTAAAAGTATTTCATGATCAAATCTGAGCCACACAATTTTGTAATTATAAGATATCCTGCATTTACCGGCGGGAATTTTATTTGCAATTCTTTAACTCTAAGTCGTCACACGTTGGTTAAAAATCCTAATTTCAATAAACATTTACTAAGGTACCCTGATGATTATGAGTACAGATTAAACGCAGTACTTACAACATTGCCTCCAAACAAGAGTGAAATGTTAAAGTGGGTGCCTAGATATCCCCAGGATGGATACGAGTGGAAAAATAGTGATTTATTCTGCAGGCAAGATATAACAGATTGGTCTCTTAGAGGGCAACGATCAATCACTGGTGATTTTATATGGGAACAGTTGAACAGCGGGCTTGATTTATTTTTGACATTTCATCCTTATCAATTGAATCCTAGCAAAAAAGTTTTAACTGCTTGGCCAAACGCTCGAATTATTAATTTAGTAAATTTTGAAAAATTTTGGGCTATTGCATCAGCATTAAAACAAACCGTTGGAGATCGTGTGTTAGGATACGGATACAACGAATCAAAAGAAAAATATGCAATTCTTGCCAGTGAAAATTGGCCAAGCTGGAAAGAATTTGAACGTTCAGGATTTGATATAAAGAAATTTTCAAATTTGCCTGATAACATTCGAGAAGAAATAACAGAATTTTATCCACTACATACAAATAAAATTTTATCATTTGACATTGATAATAATATTTTTGTCAAAGAAAACTATCTTAATGCAATGAAAGAATTGTATTTAAAAATGGGCTACGATGATTTTAACTCTGACATAGTCTCTGCGTTTTGGCAAAAATACATACAATTACACATTGACATTTGACTTAATTTTTAGTATAATTAACTTTACATTTTTAGGAAAACATAATGGCAAAACCATTTGACGTAAGCAAGTTCCGTAAGGAAATCACAAAAAGCATTGACGGCCTTTCAATTGGCTTCAATGATCCCACAGATTGGATCAGCACAGGCAACTATGCCTTAAACTATCTTATCTCTGGTGACTTCAACCGCGGCATTCCGCTGGGCAAGGTAACAGTATTTGCTGGCGACTCGGGTGCAGGCAAGAGTTATATCTGTTCGGGCAACATTGTCAAGAACGCACAAGAACAAGGTATCTTTGTAGTGCTAATCGACAGTGAGAATGCATTGGATGAAGACTGGCTCAAAGCACTAGGTGTTGACACCAGTGATAGTAAACTGCTCAAGTTAAGTATGGCCATGATTGATGATGTTGCTAAAACAATCTCAACATTCATGAGTGACTACAAAGCCCTGCCCGATGGTGAACGTCCCAAGGTCATGTTTGTAATTGACTCATTGGGTATGTTGTTGACTCCCACAGACGTTAACCAATTTGACGCAGGCGAAATGAAAGGTGACTTGGGTCGTAAACCCAAAGCACTCACAGCACTTGTTCGTAATTGTGTAAACATGTTTGGTAGCTACAATGTTGGTCTGGTATGTACCAATCACACATACGCAAGTCAAGACATGTTTGATCCAGATGACAAGATCTCAGGTGGACAAGGCTTTATCTATGCCAGTTCAATTGTGGTTGCTATGAAGAAGATGAAACTCAAAGAAGATGAAGACGGCAACAAAGTATCCGAAGTAAACGGCATTCGCGCTGGTTGCAAAGTTATGAAAACACGCTATGCCAAGCCTTTTGAAGGCGTTCAGGTTAAAATCCCTTACACAACAGGCATGAGCCCTTACTCAGGTCTTACTGATTTGATTGAGAAAAAGGGTCTGCTTAAAAAAGAAGGCAACAGCCTTGTGTTTACCACCAGTGCTGGAGAGATCATCAAGAAGTTCCGTAAAGGTTGGGAACGCAACGATGACTCATGCTTGGATGTTGTGATGAAAGACTTTGGTAATCAGACAGAAACGGTAAGTACTGAAGAATCTGATCAGGGAGAATAATACAAATGCATTTAGATTTAGTAGCAGAAATTTGGAGCGAATTAAAACGCTATATTGGTACAATTGATCGCAGTGAAGCGGCAGATAGTTTTATCAATATGCTAATTGACCACGACTATTCTCCAGAAGACATTCGAACAACATTTAAATCAGACAGCGATATTAAAAAAGCACTAGTCAACTATATTCAAAACGATTCTGAAGAACAGGATGAAGACGAAGAGTATGAAGAAGAAGAGGACTGGGACGGTGAAGATTATTAATCATGTACTATAGCAAGGTAGTAGCAAGTCTTTCGGCTATTCCGGATTTTATTGCACATTATGAACGAGAGCTAGGCTTGGCCAAGAGAGAATGTGTAATAGGCGGACTAGTTGAAAAAAATATTAAAGAATTGCCGGGTATTACGGAACATCGTTTTAATCAGCTTCAGGAAATAGAAGCAGTACTCAATCTTCTTAATATACAATTACGCAAAATCCGTCGACGCCATTTCCAAAAATATCTGGAAGGATATGCTCGTGCATTAACATCTCGAGACGCTGAAAAATATGTAGATGGTGAGGATGAGGTTATTGATTTTGAAACTATTATCAACGAAGTGGCTCTATTGCGTAATAAATGGCTGGGTATTATGAAAGGACTTGATACTAAACAATGGCAAATGGGCCATATTGTTAGATTACGAACGTCCGGTATGGAAGACATTCAAGTATGAACAAAACTTATTTTATTTCTCCAGAAGAGAGTCATCAACACAGTTTGCAAACATTAAATCAGTTATATGCATATGATGACTTTATGGAAAGTATTACCACAGTAGCCGACATGGGTTGCGGACGTGGATTAGACATTGAATGGTGGGCCACCAGAACCACCAGGGATGAACGTGCTGACCCTTTAAATATTAAATGTTACGGAATTGATCAATTTGAACAATTTCCAATGGCTAGAAAATATCACAATACACAATATCAACGACAAGACTTTGAAGACCCAATTACAATACACAAAACAATGTTTGATGTGATTTGGTCGCATGACTCATTTCAGTATGTTATAAACCCGTTTCGAACATTGACCAACTGGAAAAAAGTCATGAATCCAAATGCCACATTGGTCATAATCTTGCCCCAGACTACCAACATGGAATTTAATACACAGGCGTTTGATCAGTTAGATTTTCAATATTACAATTGGACAATGGTCAGCCTAATTCATACCCTGGCAGTTTCGGGATTTGATTGCAGAGATGGTTATTTTTTAAAACAGCCAGATAGTCCCTGGTTACATGCAGTTGTGTACAACAGTGATCAATCTCCAAAAAATCCAAAAACCACTACCTGGTATGAATTAGCCGAGGCAAAGTTATTGCCAGTCACGGCTGTTGATAGCATAAACAAATATGGGTACGTAAAACAACGAGACCTAACACTACCCTGGATTAACAAAGCGTTAACCTGGTTAGGTAAAGAATAAGAGGAACCAATGAAAAAAACTGCTTTTGTTACCGGAATGACCGGCCAGGATGGTCCGTACTTGGCAAAGTTATTGCTTGAAAAAGATTATCAAGTGTTTGGACTAGTTAAAAGATATAGCAATCCAAATCTTGACAATATTAAATGGTTAGGAATTGAAAATGATATTGAACTAGTAACTGGTGACATCACCGACGAAAACTCAATGAATCATCTGATTAGAAGTTTAAAGCCAGTGGAAATATATAATCTTGCGGCACAGAGCTTTGTTGGAATTAGTTGGGATTTGAACAAGTTAACTACAGAAGTCAATTCAATAGGCCCTCTTAATATCCTTAACGCAATTAAAACGCATAGTCCAAATAGTCGTTTTTATCAAGCAAGCACCAGCGAAATGTTTGGTAATGCTATAACAAACACTCAAAACGAAACCACACCATTTACTCCTCGTAGTCCGTATGGGGTTAGTAAATTGTATAGTCACTGGATGACTGTGAACTTTCGAGAAAGCTATAGTCTCTATGCTTGCTCAGGAGTATTATTCAATCACGAAAGCCCATTACGTGGGAAAGAATTTGTTACACGCAAAGTTACAGATGCAGTGGCCCGTATTAAACTAGGATTGCAGGAAACAATTACACTGGGTAACATTGACAGTCGTCGGGATTGGGGCTTTGCTGGAGACTTTGTTGAAGCAATGTGGCTAATGTTACAGCAAGCCGAAGCTAAAGATTACGTTATTGCCACAGGAGAACAACATACTATTCGAGAACTATTAGATGTTGCGTTTAATTATGTCAATATTCCTGACTGGGAATCCAAAGTACTAACTGATCCACGATTTAAAAGACCTGCTGAGTTGTATAGTCTGTGCGGGGACAGTACCAGAGCCCGCAGTTTATTAGATTGGAAACCAAAAACAACATTTAAACAAATGATTGAAGATATGGTTAATGCAGATCTACAGAGATACCAAGTTCGGCAATAAACGTTGAATAGGATAGCCCTTGGCAATCTCGTCCAAGGTCCATTCAGAATGTGCTATCATATTCAACCAACTACTACGATCCGGCATTGCCGGATTTTCTATTTCTGCTAGATTAAATCCAGCAATTGGTGCAGCCAAACTGCTAGGGCCAACAAACGCAGGCACACCATTTATAATTGATTGCGGTCCAGGTCCGCTACTCCAGTTAATAACTGCCCATGCGTTTTCCAATGATTGATCAAAATCAAAACAATCGTAGGAATTGGCAATTTTATTTGGAGAAATAGCTGTTGATATTATTTTTTGTCTTGGGTGGGATCTAATAACAATTGGACGATTTGTGTATTTTTTTAAACGACTGCACACATCATTGACCCATGTTTGTGTATCCGGTAATCCAACCCATTGTTGACTGTCCTGACGTTGTAATGCAATCACAATGTGATCACCTGAGGTTCTCCAGGGCACTGGTGTTAATCCAAGATCCAGCGTCCTTGATTCAGTTAAATCAATAAAATTATAACAAGATATTCCAGTACCGTTTAGTCCAATTTTCCATGTGTCTCCCCGACGCAACATTCCAATTTCAGCAACAATAACAGGCTTGTGCTGATATGCTTTCCATACATCTCGATTGCCTTGCATCCGACCTGTCCATAACATCGACCATATCACAGCGACATCAGCATCATACTCGTTGTGGACCACTTGATGGCCGAGAGATTTCAGACCTTGTTCTATGGCAGCAAATACTGGTGCCGAGTTCAATGCACCAAAGTTATTAAATAGACTAAATTTCATTTGTGTAAATAGTTATATATGTATAAAATCAATTCACTCTGGTATTCTCCCGAACCTCTTAATGGATTCTTTAGCGAGCGTTTGCAGGATGCTGTAGACGTTCATTATCAGCAACGCTACAGGTATTATGTATTTCAAAATATTCCACGCAAAAGAACCATGATTGACATTGGCGCCAATATTGGCATATTTGCTAGACCTAGTGCAGAACATTTTGAACATGTAATATGTTTTGAACCAGTGCTTAAAAACTTCGAAGTCCTGCAAAAAAATCTAGAAAATTATAAAAATGTGGAATTGCATAACCTGGGTCTTGGCGATAGAGATCAGACAGCAATATTTGAATTACAAACTCTCAAGTGTGGGCATACCAAACAAGTGGCAGAGTTTGTGCCCAACCCAGAGTTTGAACAACACACTGGAGTGTTGACCACACTGGATCGATTCAATTTTCAATCTGTTGACTGGATCAAGATTGATGTTGAAGGTTTTGAAAATGCAGTCCTTGAAGGAAGTCGCAATACTATACGTCAGAACAGACCTTGGTTGTTAATTGAGGACAACGGCCAACGAGATCAACACAGGCAATGGCTCAATGATTTATGCGGACCATATGAATCCGCGCCAGTTAAAAGTAAGAGCAACACAATTTGGACCCCATTATGAAACATTTACCGTATGAACGACAAGGTTTTAGTCAACATGACGAAACTGGAATTATTGAATATATGTTGGCAGGAATATCTGACCCAAAAAAAACTTTTGTAGAGATTGGCTTTGGCGACGGAACACAAAATATGACTCTGGATTTGCTACATCAAGGGTATTGTGGTGTTGGCATAGACGGATGGGACTGGGATCCATCCGTGATCGAACGGTGGCCAGATCAATTGATTAAAATACAGAGAATGATTTCTCCAGACGATGTTGTACAATACATACCAGAACAGTATTGGCAACCGGACTTTTTTAGCCTAGACATTGACAGTTTTGATTATGAAGTAGCGTCAGTCCTATTGCAATCAGGATTCTGCCCGGCCACTGTGTGTTGCGAGATCAACAAGAACTTTGGTAACGACTGGGCCAGTTTTCCTTATGTTGAAAAAACAATGAAAAAAGGCACATACAATAGGAAGTTTCATTATGGCTGTTCACTGTCAAAGTACAAAGACTTGTGGTCACAATATGGCTATGAGTTTTTTACATTTGACACAAGAGCAGTAAACGCATTTTGGTTTCACCCAGACCGAGTTGATATAAATTTAGATGTTCCTAGAAATCAAACACTTGATCAGATAGATACCTCTATTATAAAACAACAAATTTCCGATCACCAGTATTGGAACAATAAAGAAAAAGAAATTTATCAAACACTATGAAATATTCAGTACTAACAACATTCCATGCCACTGGTTATCAAAAATATGCTAGCCGCATGATTGATACATTTTTACAAAATTGGCCTCAAGAAGTTGACCTATATGTTTACACAGAAGATTGCACTATTACCCAATCTGCACCTAACTTATATGTGAGAGACCTGCATGCTGTGAGTCCAGAGATTGTAGCATTTAAACAGCGTTGGGGCAATGATCCACGAGCCAACGGTTTAGTTGCCACAGGTCCTGTAGATCACAAAGGCAAGGCTCCTGGCCTGGGATTTAGATGGGATGCAATTCGTTTTAGTCATAAAATTTATTCTGTGTGCCACGCCGCGAAAAATACCAATGCTGATATACTGTTTTGGATGGACGCTGACATGGTATGTCATACTCCTATCACAATAGATTTTATCAACAAACAAATCACACCAGATGTAGGCCTGGCGTTTTTAGGTCGCGAAAAGAAATTTACAGAATGTGGATTGTATGCAATGAATTTAAAAAACTCAACCACACAAGAATGGCTTAAAGAATTCCAGTTGGCATACGACTCGGACCGAGTTATGACCATGGCTGAATACAACGACTGTTGGGTATTTGATGAAACACGCAAAGAAGTACAGGTAAAGCATCCGGACTGGAAACAACTAAATTGGTCCAAGGGATTGATCAAGGGCGAAGGGCACCCGTTGATTAATACACCCTGGGGAGCATATCTTGATCATCTTAAAGGCAAGCGTAAAGACGTAGGACGTAGTAATCTTAAAGATTTGGTACGTCCTAGAAGTGAATCTTATTGGTCCTCGTCGGTACCAGTCTGACTGTAGTGTTCTTTGCTGTGTTTGGCTTTGTGATGAGTCAGATACGGGCCGAGAACAGTATGTCTCATGGGTGTTTTATAAGGTTTAGCAAAGTCAGCGCATAGATCAGTGCAGTCGGCCTTGGACAATTTGATTGCCGCACCAAATACATCATTGTCATAGAATCGTCTGAGATCTTTGTAGTCTCTTTTCTTATATCTACGAATGTATTCAGATTTAAATAATTTAAATTTTGGATGATGCGTATTAACAGCAAACACCCCAGTTTCGGGTACTAACCAATTGCCTGGATTGCCTTGTTTATCTTCGGTATATGATACTCCCAAATACAAAGATAAATGTGACGGATCAAGAATTTTATTCCAAAAATCCCACGGCATGGTACTTTCCGTAATTACATCTGCGTCGATCCATAATATCCACTGTTTGTCAGTGTTATTCATGGCATGGATAAAACTATATGCCTTCTTTGCAAATCTTTTAACACTTCTATGAAAGTCTTCTTGTTGTAATGCGTAATAGTCCTTGTCTAATTGATCAAATTGAATTTGTTTAATTCTGTAATTATTAGAAAATGAAAAATCCTCAACATAACAAGTGAGTTTATAATATGGGTTCCAATGTTTCAACCAGGAGTTGACACAGTCTTTACCAATCAAATCATAATATCGTTGATCAAAACTAGTGATAATTTCTATCATTTGTTGGCCCATCTTTTCATGTGTCTCCAGCAATGCCCAGATTTAAGTTCACTATGGCTCCAGTGGAATTGACTTATGCGTTTTATCCACGACTCTCGGTCGTACATAATAGGATTTTCTATATTTGCTAGATTAATGTTGGCAATTTCTTTGCACTGACTTCGGTCCGGATCAGTAACAAACACCGGAATGCCCTGTAATGCAGATGCAACTGCAGGACTACTGTTATGATTAACCATGGCCCAACATCGATTAAGGTCATCTTCTAATCTTTCATTGGTGCTAAAATGAACATTAAGCAATGCTCTTCCTCTACAAAGTTTTAGTAGACGCTCGCAGTATTTTTTTGCTCGTTTGTCTCCAGGGTGAGCTCTTATACGAATACTTCTTTGTGTAAACTTTCTTAATGTTGTTATGACATTTAGTGCCCAATCAACCACATTCCATCCTGCCATACTCCAACCACCATCTCGTTGAAGACAAATCAAAATATGGTCTCCATTTTTTCGCCAGGGGCTTAGTTCAACACCAATGGCTTGTTTTATAATCTCCCATCTGATGGGATCTGGTTCATGATCGCAATACTCGCCAGTGGTTGGAAAAACTCCATCGTAGCTATAACGCAACCAGTATCCAGGATTGGTAGTGTTTTTGTACAAAAACAAATTGCTATCTGCAATAACAGTTCTACCACCAATGGCTTTTTGACGATCAATGATTTCTTGTCTAAACGCCAGATGAGCACCAGTTTTACCGTTCTCGTGAACCCAGCCCAATATCATTGCAACATCGGCTGGTTCGTATTGCATAGTTTCAATCACCTGTCCTTCATCCCCGACGTTAATTACCCCGTCGATAAAATATCTTAGTGTATTTGCCTTGTTATTTTGTTTTTGCAAAGACTCAGGTGTGGGCTCTTGTTTCTTAGGCAAGGTTGCTAGATAACTTATAACTTTCATTTTGTCAAAATCCTAAATGCAGTACCATCTCGTAACTCGTCTACATGAAACTGCCCATAGGCAAGATGATGTGCCCATGCATGGAGTTTATCTCTATCAGGATAGTAGGGTGTTTCAATCTTGCTGAGATCTGTGTTGCCAACCGGCATTGCCGCATTTGATGGAGCCAACACAAATGCTGGAACTCCCTGCATGACTGCTTCTGTGGCCGCAACGCTGTTAAATGTTACTAATGCATGGACATCTCTTGCCAAGATAGCAGATAATGGATTCAATTGTACACGGTCTATTCTTTTTGGCTCACGTTGTCTGATAATAATTGGCCGGTCTGTGTATTTTTTTAAAGTTGCCACAGTTTCAATGAGCCAGGTTTCCAAATCAATTCCATAAAACTTGCAGGGTTTTTCGTCAGGCGCCGCAACAATTATTACTTTTCCATATTTTCTTGGGTGCAATTGAATTCGAAGTTTTTTCCATCTATCATCAGGCCTGGGAACTATTTCGTTGTGTTGAAGATCATTTTTTACAATTCTGTGCCAATTCTTCCACCCTTGCGGATTCTGATCATTTGGTTGATTACCAAAGTAGCCGCTGTCCATGTAATAGAATGTTTTATTATCTTCCCAGCAACTGCGCATAATTTTGTGTTTTAAAATCCCACGCAGTACCACGGGCCTATCATCAACTACTACATCATAATAATAATCAAAGTCGTCGGAGTTGGTTATTTTTCCTCCGCATCCTTGGGCAAACATATTGATATATTCATCTTTGCCGTTCTTACTAAGAAATAACCACTCGCTCATTATAATGTCCTTTGTAAACAATACTCAGTGAGTATGCGTTCTCTGTGCCACTCTTCACTTTGTGGTGTGTCAGCAAACTCGTGGAAGCATGGAGTGCCCAAGGTATAGTGCAAGAGCTTGGCCGCGGGGTTTGGCCCGTATTCATCGGGCAACCAATTCCATTCAGGCGGCAGTTCGCCAAGTCGTTCATCATCGATCCAGGTAAATCGATGTAGTTCAGCCCCTGTGGCTTTCTGTATAAATCCTGGGGTTAGCTTACGATTAGGAAAACTTCCGCAGTTCCACAAGATAACGCTACTCCAATTTTTTCTAGGATAATCTTCATTTTTTGATCCAAGATATTTCTCAGTCATCTTTGTTTTATAATCATGTTTGACTACCAATACATCCTTGTAGGGGTTCTGTAATTCCCATAATTTAGTAATGTCGTCACGCACAACCATATCACCATCTATAAAAATGGCCCACCCTGTAAATTGCATCAAGTGCGGCACAAGGAAACGACTGTAGATAAATTGATTGCTACCATCTGTGTGTGTTTCTTTATAGTCTTTAAATAAATTTAATGCCAGCGGGATAATCTGTACTGGTTGTGTTGCATGCCTAATAATACTATTAGCACAGGTATGAAACGCAATTGCTTCTCTAGGATCGTATCCTATGAAAATTGGAATCATTTTCTTTCAATGTCCTCTTCGATACAGTTCTCACCGTATTGAATTTCAATTAATTTTAACGGCTGGTTGGTTTCGTTACACAGCATGTGCCATTGGCCTTTGTCGATAAACACATATTCGTGCAGACCGTATGTGCCAACCAGATCGTGATCACTGCTGGAGTCTAGTGTATAAACTGCGGCTTCACCTTCAGCAACAAACCAAAACTCTGCACGTTGATCATGACGTTGCATGCTCAAACATGTCTTGGGCGTCACTGTTAGTTCTTTGAGTTTGGTGTTTGCGCCTACTTCGTGTAACACACGATAGTATCCCCAGGCACGTGAGGTCCGGGGCTTCTTCCAATCCTCGAGAATCCATGAACTAGAATTCTTCTTGTCCTCTCCACCAACACCAAACACAAACTCTACGTCATCGAACACCATTTCTGGAATGTTATTCTGGGTACGATCGCCGCCGTTGGCAAACACAATAGTATCAGTTGGGTAACGTTGTTTGATTAACTCAATTGCATTGCAACTGGAGTTGTCATCATCGTTGTAAACCACAACTTCGTCAACAATGCTCAACGCACTGATTAGTTCAAAACGTTCACTCATAGGCATAAAAGGCCTACCTTTTTTACGAGTAAGCCATTCATCAGAGTTGAGTCCGACAATCAATATGTCGCCTAGTTGTTTTGCTGATTTAAAGTAAGCAAGGTGCCCGGAGTGTATGGGATCAAACCCACCTGTAACAAGTACGATTTTCATAGAAATATTTATCTATGTATATTATGGTAAATATAATATGGACCACTTTTATCAAGACATAGACGGATTTATGAGCGTTAGAAACACAATCATGCTTGACATGGTGTTAGAACAATTTCCTAAAAAAGGCACATGGGTTGAGCTAGGATCATGGACAGGTCGTAGCGCGGCATATTGTGTGGTTGAGTTAATCAATCGAGATAAACTAGGTGAATTCTATTGTGTAGACAGCTGGCAGGGCGAAACTGACATAGCATACGATCAAGGCGTGATACAGGACATGGAAAATATTTTCCGTAAAAATGTCAATCCAGTGATAGATTCAATTACCATGTTGACCATGATGAGTTGGGCCGCCGCAGAAAAATTCAAAGATGAATCTGTGGATTTTTGTTATGTGGATGCTGGACATAGTTACGAAGCAGTAACAAAAGATCTCACTGCATGGTGGCCAAAACTGTGCCCTGGTGCCATGTTTGGTGGTGATGACTACACAAAAGGTTATCCAGGAGTGCAACAAGCAGTTTGGGACTTTTTTGGACCAATGAATATAAAAGTACGCAGATCAGGACGTTGTTGGTTGGTCACAAAACCAACAGCCGGTAATAATTTAATTTAAATAAAGAATGAAACAAGACTGGTTAGAGTTTTACCGAAAAAACTATTACAATTTATTAAACCCACGTGTTAGCGCAATAAAGCGAGGGTTAGTCGATGGCTTATATCAAAGAGCACACGGATTTAACATTATGTTTGCTGAACTGGTAACACGCGGTCAAGATCAGTATCATATAATTGAAACTGGCACTCTACGAAATCCCGGAAACTGGAAAGACGGCCAGAGTGCAAAATTATTCACTGAATTTGTGGACATTCACAACGGATCTGTAAGGTCAGTAGATATTGATCCGGGTGCATGTTCCTCAGCATCAGCCGCAATACGGTCCAAGAACTTTACAGTTACCTGTAGTGACAGCGTAACTTGGTTAAGCAAACAACCAGATTTATCTACAGTTGATTTGTTCTACTTAGATTCGTGGGACGTCAAGTGGGAAAATGATCTGGACAGCGCCGAGCACCATTTAAGCGAATTTAAGGCAATTGAACCTTACTTGAAATCTGGATGTATTGTGGCCATAGATGACAACAGTAGATTCAAAAACACAAACCAAAGAACTGGCAAAGGTCGTAGGATTGTTGAATACCTTGAGTCAAAAGGTAAACACCCTGTATACGACGAATACCAAATAATTTATAAGTTTTAAAATGATCATCGATACCTTATTGTTTAACAACGAATTTGACATGCTAGACATACATCTAGCCATTACCAACCACTATGTAGATCGCTGGATAGTGTTGGAAGCAAGTAGAACATTCAGTGGCATTGAAAAACCCTACCACCTGACTGACAATTTGAAAAAGTACAATGAAAAGTATCCGGGAAGAATACAAGTAATTCAACAACCACTGACTGCTGATCAAACCAACCTAATCTGCGAAACCACAATGAGACAAGGATTTAAAACTGCACTCAGCAGTTGCAGTTTGGATGATATTGTTATTCACGGAGACCTTGACGAAGTCATTGATCCAACCAAGTGGAGTAAAATTCTTAATCAGATGGATCAACATAATCGGCCAGTGAGTTGTGGATTTGATATGTATATGTACCGAGTTGATCAACGTGCAGATCGTGGCTGGAAAGGTAGTGTAGTTGCCAGGCGGCGCATGTTTGAAACACCACATGACTTATACAAAGGCGACCGAGCAGTGGTCAAAAGAAAAAACCGCAATCATTGTGTTGGCATAAACGAATCAGTTGGTTGGCATTGGACCTGGATGGGCAGTGACGATCTAATAAAAAACAAAGTGATTAGCTGTATTGAAAGTCAGCACAGAGATCCCGAACAAGTACTACATGCTTTTAAACAGTTAGACACAATATCAGCTATCAATCACAAGTGTACTACTCATGTTGTGCCTACTGTGTATCCTGATCCTGTACAACAAGTATTACAACAATATCCACACTTCTGGCATAACCCACCTTTATGACCACAGTTGACTGTGCATGTTTGATACATGGAGACAAATATAACTGGTCCTATGTTGATACTTTATACCATATGATCTGTAGAAACGTCAGCATGGACGTACGGTTTCATGTTTACACAGAAGCTTCTCGTGGTGTACCGTCACCTTTTATCAAACACGAATTAATAGATTGGCCAGGAGTTTCTGGACCTAGACAAAGTTGGTGGTACAAGTTACAACTTTTTAACCCTGAACATTTTCAAGGCAGAATGTTGTACCTAGATCTTGACACCGTTATATTTGAAAACATAGACTGTTTATGGAGCGATAGTAGCAAGTATTTTTGGACAATTAAAGATTTTAAATACCTATGGCGTGATTGGGCAGGAATTAACTCAAGTTTAATGCTTTGGGACACAGTTAAATTTAGCTACATCTGGAACGATTTTTTGACACAAGATCTGTCAGACGTAATAAAAAAATACCCAGGAGACCAAGATTATTTGTCCGCAATATTAAACCCAAGAGACATACGGTTTTTTGACAGTAATTTAATTAAAAGCTGGCGCTGGCAGTTGTTGGACGGAGGACTTGATTTTAAAACAAGAAAATACCGTCGACCAGGCGCAGGCACATTGTTAGACCCCACAACACGTATTGCTATTTTTCACGGAAATCCCAAACCTCATGAAATTACTGACCCGGTTGTGCAGAAGTTCTGGATCAAGTATAAATAACTATAATTGGAGATAACACAATGGCTACACGCACATTTAAGTTTTATGGCAAAGCATTCACTACAGGTGGTCCTGTAACAGTGAGTTTAAATTTTAACAATCAACCAGTGTTTACAGGCGCTGTTTCTGCATCAACAGGAGCAACCCCTGGGAATAATAACGAAGGCCTATCAGAACTGTTTACATTTGAAGCAGACACTTCTGTATATGGTGACATTCCTTTGACTTTAACTGTGACCGGTGGTGATTTATTCTACGGCAGAATTACTGCTAATTACGGCGGCGACGTATACACAGTAGATCCAAGTCGTTTACCAGACAGAAACAATCCCGACTCTATTCCTGCTGGACCAATTTTTAGTGCTGATGATCCAGGAAGAACCTTTGTAACTGCATCTGTGGATAATTATGTACCAGTAGATTATAATGTCACCGATGGAAGAGAAAACGTTCAGATTAACGGAGTAGCGGTTCCTGATAAAAATCCAACTGACCCTGCACAAGTTGGTAGATGGCAATATTTAATTACTAACGAAAGCACATTGACTTGCACACAGAAAGTTGTTAGGGCATTGCCTATTGAATAAATGCTTAAAAATTAAGCAGTTTTCTTATCAAACCCTACTACTAGTAGGGTTTTTCTTTTGTTGCACAAAAACAACACCCAAAAACTGCTTAAAAAATAGGCAAAAAATCCTGGTTGACCATTAAATAGGGTTTTGCTATAATTATACAATAATAAGTAGCAAGGAATACAAGTTTTGTATTGTTTGCAACAAGATCAACTAACAGTTGACCGGTAATTCACAGTTTGCTATAATATAGCATAACTTAACAAAACAGGAGCCAGATCAATGACGCAAGTACTCGTTCGTAGCGGTAACTACCGCAAACAAACTGTTCGTGGTGTTACTTTTACACTAGTTAAAGACTACACACAAGGCGCTCGAGGTGGCTTTGTGACAGTAGAAAGCAATGGCTACTTTGGCGCAGAACACAATGTGGTACGCATCAAAGTTGATAGCATTCAAGATATAGAAATTGTTGGAGATAACATGCCCAGTGTAAAAGAAACTAAGGTAGTAGAATTTAAACATACTGCTCCGGTGGAAACCGAAGAGCAAGCAATGGATCGTATTCGTGAGCGATTTGATATCCTGCACGACATGACCAAAGCCTGTGTCAGCGGCGATATCCGTGCTATGATTGTGAGCGGCCCACCCGGCGTAGGCAAAAGCTTTGGTGTGGAGCAAGAAATTGACAAGGCCTGCTTGTTTGACAAATTGGCTAGCAAACGACTTCGTGCCGAGGTAGTTAAAGGTAGTGCCACTCCAATTGGTTTGTATCAAACACTTTACAAATTTAGTGACGCCAATTGCGTAGTTGTTTTTGACGACTGTGACAGCATCTTGTTAGATGACGTTGCTCTTAACTTGCTCAAGGGTGCCCTGGACTCCGGCAAGAAGCGTACTATTTCATGGCTGTCAGAGTCTAGTGCTTTGCGTCGTGAAGGTATCCCAGACCGTTTTGAGTTTAAAGGTAGTGTTATCTTTATTACAAACTTAAAGTTTGACCAAATGAAATCGCAAAAATTGCGGGATCACTTGGACGCATTGCAAAGTCGTTGCCACTATCTGGACTTGACCCTGGACACCATGCGTGACAAACTGTTGCGCATCAAACAGATTGCCAAAGATGGTGTGTTGTTTGCAGACTACGACTTTAACGAGTATGCACAAGATGACATTATTGACTTTATGCATGTCAACAAAGAACGCCTGCGTGAGGTAAGTCTGCGTATGGCGCTGAAGATTGCAGACTTGCGCAAGAGCTTTCCTAACAACTGGAAGCGCATGAGCGAGACAACATGTATGAAGAGTGCCTAATTAGCAGGTAAGGTTACCGGATCATCATTTTAGTCTAGCTCCTAGATGATCCGTTTAAGGGGTACCTTAGGGTACCTCTTTTTTTATTTGTATGTGTTGACGAGTGCCGTAAATACAAAATCTTATGAATATTACGTTTGAAAAACATCCTAAAGTATGGCGACACCCAAATTGGGGAAGACTACAGCTACGACTATTTGCAGAGGAGTGCAAAATTCGCAGGGAAAAGAACATTGAGGATTATATCATTAACAATGGTATCAGCAAAGTTCATGTACTCAAAGATAATAAAATATTGGATAAGTTTTTTGATAAACACAATGTTCAACTGGTATCACCAGGTGACGCTGAACTAGTTGTCATCACTGACCAACGATTTAGCAGGCTCACAGTAAAAAATATGATTACAGAACTAAATTTGTTATTGGATTTATGTCCTAGGATTTACTTTTGTTTAAACCGTTATTATTTAAATGCCGCAGAAACATTTGTTGACCCAGGGTTACCTGAGCATTTTGATACAGCTATTGTTAAATGGTTAGAAAACAATCTTCGAGATACTGTTGTATTAAATCGTAGCGAAATATTTGTCGAAGACGGTAGTTGTTTTACCTGGGTAGTGCCATCATGTGAGTTATTATTATGTCGAAAGTAATTGGAAAATATGCAGACGCAGTTCTAAGAACAGACTTTAGAACCAGTTACACAAGATGGAAATTTAGCAAACCTAAACATAACTATTTTGTAAGAAATCGTCATTCAAAAGAAATCATACTTGACAACTACGACAAGTACATCATTGATCATCTGAGTCCAGGTAAGACTATTACATATGATGGTGCTGGATATTATCTTGACCCTGCAATTGACAATTTAACAGTAATCGAACTAGTACCTTTGGTACTGTCCTGGTATCCAAAGGCCGTTATTGACACAGGAGAAGATTCTGTTAAACATTTGTACAACCAAGCTGACAATTTTATTGTTAACAACACCATAAGACTAAGGTGGAAAACATTTGATGAGTATACCGAGTATTGGCAATTCCAAACTAGGTTCTTTAAGCCAGGCACACAAATATTTTTCTCTTTTAGGGATATCTTTATTTTTCATAATCGATTAAAACACAATTTTAGCATATTACTGCAAGCCTGGTTGTTAAGTATGGAACAATACGGATTTAAGTTGTTGTGGGTCAATTATGATCTGATTAAAATAAATGACACTCTTGTTGATTACACCTGGCTACCTGAGGTTGATGATATGATCAATGGCAATGTTAAAATACATTGGGAGTATTGTCCGTGAACATTATTTGTTACACAGGAGGAACTTGCGGTCATGTGTTAGCGGCCATAATAGATTCCACCAACTGCAAATTATCAAAAACAGCAGTTAGGATGCCTGCAGAAAGATGTCGTCTAAATAAACCTCACACCTTTTTAAATGATTTAGAAAAAACTCAGTATGTACAAAACATTAGTTTAGTGTATAATAGCTTACCCAGTCATGATTTAACCTATCATGTTAGTGCTGGTCAAGATTTTATTACTGTTACTGTAAATAAATTTGACACAGCATTGTGGGCCGCAGAAAGATTTAAACAGTTGCACAGACCAAATGTGTGGGAAGAGATGCAACAGTTTTGCGGTGCAAATGACGTTGCAGGATATGCAAAAACATTAATAGACTACTCTAATATGGTAAAGACACATACAAAAAAGATTGTTACACTTGAACGCATACTATCGGGGTATGCCGTTGAGGATCTTGCTAACTATGTAGAATCACCTGAACTGGATAATAACTTTTACCAAGAATGGCTGAAACTACAAAACTATGCAGGCTAAATTAATAATCAGAGACGAAGTAAATTTAAAGATTGAAGGACTTGATTTAACTGCTAGGCGTGCCTTAGTAAATAAATTCAAGTTTGATGTTCCTTATGCACGATATCTACCAGCGGTAAGACTGGGCAGATGGGATGGTAAGGTCAGCTTCTTCCAACTAGGTGGCAGTACCTATGTAAATCTACTGCCTGAGATCATTCCCATCCTAGAAGACTACAACTACGACATTGACGTAGAGGATTTGCGCGAATATCGTACCACCTTTGATTTTACGCTAGTCAAGGAAGATACCTTTGCTGAAACAAATTGGCCCAAGAATCATCCGATGGAAGGCCAACCAATTATGTTGCGTGACTATCAGGTAGAGATAGTCAACAACTTTTTACAAAACCCACAATGCATACAAGAAGTGGCCACAGGCGCAGGCAAGACAATTATGACTGCGGCTATGAGTTACAGCATACAACAATACGGACGTAGTATTATCATTGTTCCCAACAAAGACCTAGTGAGACAAACAGAAAAAGATTACATTAATCTTGGACTTGACGTTGGAGTATATTTTGGAGACCGAAAAGAGTATAACAAGACACACACAATCTGTACCTGGCAGAGTCTAAACAACATGATGAAGAACACCAAGTCCGGCGAAGCAGAAGTTAGCATTGGGGATTTCATTGAGGGTGTGGTGTGCGTTATTGTAGATGAAGTACACATGGCCAAAGCAGATGCACTAAAAACGTTGTTGACCAGTGTTATGTCTGAAGTGCCAATTCGGTGGGGATTAACCGGTACAGTTCCCAAGGAACGATTTGAATTTGAAGCATTGCATGTTAGCCTTGGACCAGTTATTAGTAAGTTGGCCGCCAGTGAATTGCAAGACAGGGGTGTGCTGGCACAATGTCATGTGAACATTGTACAGCTAGTTGATCATGTTGAATACAGCAATTACCAAAGTGAGTTAAAATACCTACTAGAAGAATCAGGCAGGCTAGATACAATTGCCAGCTTAGTTAAACAGGTCAACGAGACTGGTAACACATTGGTTCTGGTTGACCGTATCAGTGCAGGACAATCACTGGCCGATCGTCTTGGGGACAAAGCAGTATTTGTTTCGGGCGCAACCAAAGGTACAAAAAGGCAAGAACACTATGATGAAATTGCAGAATCAACAGGCAAAATTATTGTTGCCACTTACGGGGTGGCGGCGGTTGGTATTAATATACCACGAATCTTTAACTTGGTGCTGATTGAGCCCGGAAAAAGTTTTGTAAGGGTTATCCAATCAATTGGTAGGGGCATTAGAAAAGCAGAAGATAAAGACCATGTTCAAATTTGGGACATAACCAGTACCTGCAAATTTGCAAAGCGGCACATGACCAAACGAAAACAGTTTTACAAAGAAGCCAACTACCCATTCTCTGCTGAAAAATTAGAATGGATGACCATCAAGTAACTGTTGACTTTCTGCAATAATACTGTATAATACTTACTATGAGAATACTAACACTAGATAATGCCTGCTACGATTTAGACACATTGCCTGACGAAGTCGATGACATGCGTTTTGCAATACTAGATAACAGCGATCCATCAAACCCAGATTATCATTATATTCCTTTGATCTTTTTGGAAAGTTTTAATAGTCCAGCACTGGTATTACGTATTGGTGAAAATCAAATTCGTATGCCAGTTGATTGGCAAATTTTAATTGGAGAACCCGACATAGGAGACCTCGAGGTACTGCCTCTGACGTCTATTAATGATCGTGGCTTCAAAGCCTTCCAGTTTAACCCACTGACCAGTTTTAGACCTAGTTTTCCTGATATTGAAATCATTGATGTTTACCACGAAGTTGCTTGGTATGCGCCTAAACTCAAGAATGGGCAAATGCTAGCAGTTCCAATTCAGGATGGAGAAAATCCTGAGTGCATATATTTTGTAAAGGATGTTAGTCGCAACTGTGAAATTGTTGACTACAACAAAGCTTGGTAAATGAAACTGTTGATATTACAATTATTAACAAGTTTAACTGCAACCGGAATGATTACATTCACAGTTACTCACATGCACCAAGACTACTTTCACTTAGAAGCAATACTATGGGCAATACATTGGATAACAGCTTGGCCAATTGCTTTTGTAACCATTCGGTGGATTTCTCCAGTGTACCAAAAATTTATTAATAGGTTTTATTAAATGGAACAATACAAAGACGAATCAGACAGACCACGAGTGCCGGTTATTCTAAAAAAAGAAATCAACCCCATTGACACTCGGATCGCAGAACTAGAAGAAAAACTCAAACAACAGGCCAGCGAAATTGAACGTATTCATCGAGAGCATGGCCGTATGAAAAACCATATTAATATATTGTCAAAGGCAATTGGTAATGTCAGATAAACTAAACATCAATAATGAAATGCGCCAGCTTGATACCAAGAATCGTAATTTCTATGATAGTTTAACTCCGGAAGAATTAAAAAAGTTCAGCAACTATCTTATGATACGTTGGGGTAGTAGTGTTGAGGATAGCAGTGAGATACAAGCATACTATGTGCGTAGTTGTAATCATTACTTAAACAAACATTTTTTTGCTATAAACAAACATCCCAAACTTCAGTGGTTGTGTGCCACTGCTATTAGTCCTGACCTAGGAACACCACGACATCCTTGGATTGCTCCAAAGAAAAAAGAAGCAGGTGCTGGAAGTATTAAGAAGCAGTTGGCAGAATTATATCCAACCAAAAAAATGGACGAGATAGAATTGCTTAGTAAGTTAATTACTAAAAAAGAACTAGATGAATACGTTAAAGATCACGGTCAGGAAAAATGACATACCAATGCCAGTATTGTAAAAAAGACTTTTCTAGAGAAAGTAGTTTGGCAGTACACGTCTGTGAACAAAAGAAACGTAGACAAGATCAGAATGAACGTGGAGTCCAACTGGGATTTCAAGCATATTTAAAATTCTACGAAGTCACACAAGGGTCAGCTAAATTAAAAACATTTGATGACTTTGCTGATAGTTCGTATTATCGAGCATTTGCTAAGTTTGGCAGATACTGTGTAGATATTCGAGCAATCAATCCTGCAAGGTTCACCGAATGGGTGGTTAAACAAAATAAAAAACTTGATTATTGGTGCAAGGATACTATCTACACAGAATACCTGTTATGGTATCTTAAAATTGAGTCTGTTAATGATGCATTGGCCAGGTCTATTGAACATAGTATTGACTGGGAAGAGAAGAATGGTCATGCATCAAAAGATTATCTAAGATACGGTAACACTAATATAATTTGTCATGCAATTACTACTGGCAAGATCAGTCCCTGGGTAATTTACAACTGTGACAGTGGCCGGGAGTTCTTAAACGGACTTGATGAAAAACAAATTGCAATGATATGGTCATACATTGACGCAGATGTATGGCAACAAAAATTTAAAGATTATATGGCAGATCAAGAATACGCCAAGGACATTTTATCAAAGGCAGGATGGTAATGAGCGCAGATATCGACATTGACTTTGCTGACAGAGAAACAGTATTAAAATTAGTAAAGCACATTCCTGCACGACAATCAGTTAATGAACAAGTGCGTCGACACAACAGTGGTGTTTACGTTACTGATATTCCATTCGATCCAGTGAATCAGTGTGCTGCCATAGACTATGAAGAAGCCGAACAACGTGGTTACTTTAAGATAGACTTTTTAAACATGAGTGTTTATCAGTTGGTTAAAAGTCCTGAACATTATGATCAAATGATCAAAACTGCACCTCCATGGACAAGACTATGGACAGATAACGCATGGGCTTCTCGGTTGGTACACGTCGGAAACTATACAGAATTGTTAAAGTCGATGCAACCAGATTCAATAGCTAGGATGGCTGCGTTTATCAGTATTATTAGGCCAGGAAAAGCACACTTACAAAATAAAGATTGGAACACAGTCTTTGCTGGTGTGTGGGACGGAGATGATAGTCGCGGGTACACGTTTAAAAAATCACATGCAATTAGCTATGCTGTGTTAGTTGCCCTACACATGAATTTGCTACACGAAGCAGATCAACTTGAAAAATTAATCAATCTTTCTGACTAGTGTAATTGATTTACGTTTACTTTTTCTGCGAGTGATATCACTTAAACTGCAAACAGGTCCGTGTAATATTTCAAGGTCTTTGTTGGCAAAAGTTCTTAAATATGGCTTAAATGGAGTCCACTCTGCTTTTAAGTATATGTTAATAGGTATACTGTGGTTACTTTCCCACCACCAATCATTGGCCAACTCAATAAACAGCTTTTTTAGTTCAGGGTCAGTAACATCACCAAAGTCGTAGATTGTTGTAATCGCGTCATCTCGATTTTGTATAATTCCCACGTATTCCGTCCCTGCATACAAGCACAGAGTTATAAACGGATACTTTTCAGTCAATTTTGTAAAGATATTATCACCCATAAATATTAGTTGGAGATCCAAATGTATTCAACCACTGCCTATTTATATCAGCAAATCCAACAGGTAATTCTGATTGACACGTCAGGCATTGGCTCAACTTTTGATAGAAGGTGGCAACCAGTGTACGCAAAAGACTTAAAATTAAATTTAGGAGTGGATAATGTTATTTTATTCCAGTTCCTAAACCAGGACCAAAAACCTGTAAACATCACAGGCGCAACGTTTACGTTCCGTATGATTAGTCAAAACGGAGAAAATTTGTTATATGCCAAAGAGCTTGTGACACTTAATGCACCAACAGGCAGAGCTAAAGTAACTGTCACTGCCGAAGAGACAACATATTTCCAAGCACAACCCGCTAGTTGGAGTTTAGAAATTACGTCAGGTGTTTTAAATCAAGCAGTATTCACAGACGACTATGCCGGCGCCCGTGGTAATATTGATATTGTAGACAGCGTATTTCCAGCTTTTGTTGCCAGCCAAGAATTAACTATCCCAAGCCAAGCCCCTGACAGTTCTATCCATTACACCAGTACAATTACCACAAATGGTACACGTATTACTACATTTCAAATTGATCCAGTGGACTTTACTGGCACACTTCAAGTACAAGGGTCATCAGATGCCACAGCTAATACTGTTGAGTGGTATGACGTGGACTTTGAAGATTTAAAAACAGGTAATACTGTTTCAGAAATAAACTTCATTCATGCAATTGAAAGATTGGGTATCAATGTTGAAGGATATCATCCTTATCTAAGATTATCATTTGGCATGTCCGACGGGAACATTGATTTAATACAGTACCGATGAAATTTAAAAAAATTGTTGGATTTGGGGACAGTTGGGTCTGGGGCGACGAGTTAATTGATCCAGAGTTGTTAAAACACAATTCTGATGCGCATCCAAGTCTAGTAGAGAATACGTCTTATCGTGAACGAAAATGCTTCCTGGGATTACTTGGTAGACATTATCAATTGCCCACAAAAAACTTTGGCATACCCGGCGGCAGTTTACAAAGCACCATGTGGACTTTTTTGTGGTGGTTACGCAACGAACCCAGTCCCGAAGAATGTATTGTTCTAGTAGGATTAACCGAAGGTAGTCGAATGAGTTTTTATAACCCTAGTCATGAAACTTACCCTAATGCTCCTACGTGGGATAGATTTGTTCACAGTTCGTGGGTACATGCTGGAGTCCAAGACGGTGCTGTGACTCGCGAATGGACCGATATGATTAAACGATACATGGTACTGAGTGAAAGTGATCCATTGTCAATGCTAAACTACGAACAAGCGTTGTACTTTTTTGATGGTGTGGCAGCCAGAAGAAATCTACCAATGTTGATCTGGGACATAAGCCCGCCACAAGAAGAAATTACAGTTCCTTCTAAGATATTGCCAGGATTTAATTTTGTACATTGGCTACGACGACATCCAAACGAAATGGAATTAACGTTTCCGGGCGGCCACCCTAATGAAAACGGACACATAATACTGCGAGATATGTTGCAACAAGAGATAGATTGTGTTATAATGTCTAAGTGATAGACATAATCAATTACCTGCCTGCTAAAAGAAAAACTAGTCCACAGGGCTGGACTAGTTTTAATGCTGTGTGTTGCACCCATAATGGTAACTCACAAGACAAACGTGGCCGAGGCGGCATCAAAGTCACCGACCAAGGTTGGAGTTACCACTGCTTCAATTGCGGCTACACAGCTAGCTTTGTACTAGGGCGTACTTTAAGTTTTAAAGCCAAACGATTGCTAGGTTGGATGGGTGTGCCGGACAACGAGATTGAAATGCTCAATCTTGAAAGTCTAAGACATCGCAACATACACGGAATTTTAGAAGATAGACAACGAGTATCCAACACACTGAGCGCAATTGAGTTTGGTGAGTCCGATGACTTTCCGCCTTACGCAGAAGTAGTTACTCCAGAATTTCCAACATACTGGGACTACATCCGCCATCGCGGCGTGCCAGAAGATTTTCCTGTAATGACTTCTATCAAGACTGATGGAGTTCATTGGACCAGACCGTATGTGTTGATACCGTTTACATACGACAACAAAGTAATAGGTTGGTGTGCTAGATTCTTAGATAACAAGATTCCCAAGTATATCAATCATAGCCAACCGGGCTATGTATTTGGCACAGACCTACAACATAATGACTGGCAGTATGTGATTGTTACAGAAGGTATATTTGATGCACTAAGCATTAGCGGCCTTGCACTAATGCACAACACCATCAGCGACAGTCAAGCTAGACTGATACGTAGCTTGGGCAAGGAAGTAGTTGTGGTTCCGGACCAAGACACAGCAGGTGTAGAACTGATTGACCGTGCTGTAGAATTAGGATATAGTGTTAGTATACCTACATGGCCAGACGACTGTAAAGACGTTAATGATGCAGTGATAAAGTTGGGCAAGTTAGGAGCCTTGCTAACTATTATGCAAGCAAAAGAGACCAGTAAGATAAAAATTGAAATAAGGAAAAAGCAACTTGTTAAAAGATTACGGACTTGATGTCCAACGATTATTCCTAGAGATGATGTTAGAAGACGCATCGAGTTATGTGCGTGTTCAAAATATTTATAACCCAGCAAACTTTGACAAGAGTTTGAGACCTGCGGCTGAGTTCATTAAAGAACACTCAGACAAGCACAAGACCATGCCAGACAGGCTGCAGATTTCAGCCACCACAGGCGTTAAACTTGCACCAGTGCCGGACTTGAACGAAGGTCATTACGATTGGTTCATGGGCGAGTTTGAATTGTTTACTAAACGTCAGGAACTTGAACGTGCTATTCTTAAATCAGCAGACTTGTTAGAAAAAGGCGAGTTTGAACCAGTTGAGAAACTGATCAAAGATGCTGTGCAGATTAGTTTAACCAAAGACATGGGCACAGACTACTTTGCTGATCCTGCGGCTCGCATCAACAAATACTTTAATTCAGGTGGACAAGTGTCAACAGGATGGCCACAACTGGACAAGTTGTTGTATGGTGGATTCAGTCGCGGTGAACTAAACATCTTTGCAGGTGGATCAGGATCTGGCAAATCACTTGTGATGATGAACATTGCATTAAACTGGTTGCAACAAGGTCTCAGTGGAGTATACATTACACTAGAACTTTCGGAAGAGCTTACTAGTTTAAGAACAGATGCTATGTTAACCAGCATGAGTACCAAAGACATCCGCAAAGACATTGACACTACTACAATGAAGGTTCGCCTGGTCAGTAAAAAATCTGGTCAATATCGAGTCAAGGCATTGCCGGCACAGAGCAACATTAATGATATCCGCAGTTATGTCAAAGAAGTGCAGATACAAACAGGTATCAAAATTGACTTTATGATGATTGACTATCTGGACTTGTTGATGCCTGTTAGTGCAAAGGTCAGTCCAAACGATTTGTTTGTAAAAGACAAGTATGTGAGTGAAGAACTACGAAACTTGGCCAAAGAGCTAGGTATGTTAATGGTAACAGCGTCACAGTTGAATCGTAGTGCTGTGGAAGAAATTGAGTTTGATCACTCGCACATTTCAGGTGGTATTTCCAAGATTAATACTGCTGACAACGTGTTTGGTATCTTTACGTCACGTGCTATGAAAGAGCGTGGCAAGTATCAGATCCAGTGTATGAAAAGTCGTAGTTCTACAGGCGTAGGACAAAAGATTGATTTGGAATACAACATTGAAACCATGCGTATTACTGACCCAGGAGTGTCTGACAACGATAATTTCCGTGGCGGTGCAAAACCTAGTATCATGGACTCATTCAAAACAAAAAGTACAGTAACTGACAATACGGCTGAAACCACATCATCAACTAAATGGGAAAGGCCTACAGGAACACCAGCATGGGAACAACCACCTAAGGTATCAGCTGATGTGCAAAGTGCCAAATTAAAACAACTGTTGGGACAAATTAAACAGTCATGAAATACTGCCCGGATGTTTGGAAAAGTTTATACATAGAGAAAAAATCTAAAAATACAATCGGTGTGGGATTTTGTTGTCAAAATCAGGTTGTTTACATTCCGGCCAATATAGAAGAGCTTCGCTCAACTATAGAAAAAAAACAACACGATTTTAAAAACAATTCAGAACCGACGCAATGTAACAATTGCTGGAGAATTGAAAAAACTGGATCACCCAGTCGCAGGCATGCTTCGATTGATTGGTTTGATAATAATCAGATAGATAATAATACCGACAACAAACTAATATCTCTAGATTGGAATAGTGAAAATGTTTGCAATCTTGCATGTATTTCCTGTGGCCCAAAGTATAGCAGTCGCTGGCGTCAAGAAATTTTAAATTATAGTTTTAACAACCTGTCGTCAGAAAAATATATTAACAATCTTAAAGATAATAAATTTTGGAAATCGTTAGATTTGCGCCATCTTAAAAGATTATATTTTAACGGAGGCGAACCGTTGATGAATTCTGATCACAAAGAAATATTGTCTCATCTAAGAGAGATAGGACAGTTATCAGAACTTGAGCTTTCTTATAATACCAACGGAACAATTATTCCCAACGACGAAGTATTAGATTATTGGAAAAATGTTGGACTACTGAGAATTTCTATTAGCATAGATGCAACTACTCAAGCTTTTGATTTTATACGTTGGCCCGCCAAATGGGAGCAAATTTTAACTTTTATTGAATTTATAAATCAGCAATCATTTAATATCATTATTGATATAACTTGCACAGTTGGCATCCACAATATTTTAGAAGTTGATAAATTAATTGCATGGCAAAAAACTAATTTATCAACCAATGCGCAAGGAGATCCAGTAGGTCTTAATTTTCAAATGGCTGGCCCAATCAGCCACGGTGGAACTGTACTAAAATTAAATACTATCAGTAAAAATCTTGCCACATGCATATTACCGCAATTAATTGAAATAAAAAAATACGGCATCTGGTCAGCCATTGAGAATAGCTTATTAAATGCCAACGGTAATGACTTGTGGGTTGAGTACTTAGATGAACTGTCTGCTCGACGACATATTAACTGGAAAGATCAGTTACCAACATTGGCAGAATCATTGAGAATTTCTTAAATTATCAAAACAAATTAACAAGTTCTGGCAGATAGTCTTTGATTAAGATATTCTTTGAAGAATCTTGTAATTTGATATTTTCCAACATTAAATTAAAATTTTGTTGGTCTTGGTCTGTGTGTACTGCCCCCACAAACATGTTATAGTCCATTGGTCTGAGCTTTTCTTTAAGCACTTGTTTGATGTCTGCGGACAAGGCTCTCGGTTGTAACCATTTTGGATTATAAATTGGATTTACAGAATATACTATATTATTTTGGTCAAACCATTTTTTTGTTTGGTTATGGTACAGCACATTCAAGTTACTTAATGTGTAATTTGAACTAACATTTTTTGAAATTTCTTTAAAGAATTGAAGATTTTGGTTCAGCTGGTCCCATTTCAATGGAAATCTGAGATACTCGAACACAGGTCCGACTCCGTCGATACTGAGAGAAAAATTAAGATTTTTAAATTTTGACAGTATTCTTTTTTGTTTATCTGACAGTACAACACTTCCGTTTGTTATCATACTTACAAATAGTTGATCGTTACCTGTATCAATTAAATGTTCTAATAATTCGAAGTTTTTCTTTTCGTACAGCGGTTCACCACCTAGCAAACTTAGCATTTTTAATTCTTTAAAATCTACATCTTGTTTGATTTTTTCTATGTCAATGAATTTGTATTTTTTAATTGGTATAGTTGGGTCTGTCTGACGATCGAGTTGTGCCCAACTACTACTGGCTCCGGCGCCACAGCTTACACAGGTAGCATTACAGGTGTAACTGGTTGTTAATTTTAGTATGCGGGTAGGAGTAATACCGTGTGTGGCATCTTGTATGATTTTTGTTAAGTCTTTATCCCAATAAAAATCTAAAGATTTGTTTTTAACCTGACGATCACTTTTTAAACCTTGATCTTCCAATGACCAGCATTTTTGACAAGCAGATGATCTTTGACCAGATAATAAATCTTTTTTAATTTCTTCAAGATTGTGATTCTTGGGCAATAAACAACAGGGTGTTTTGTTATTGTTATAATCAATTTCTTTACTAAACCACGGTAATACGCAAAATGTATCCATATTGTATTTACAGACAAACTATGTTATAATCAAATAAATAATATCAAAGGTCCTGAGCAAATTATGCAAAAGAAAACACGTAGCATTCTTGAAGAATTAGATGGTTTATACAATGATCGACATAAAGATCAGGATAAACGCTATATCATTGAAAGCCGAGCTGACCATGTTATAGCATCTGCTATAAGATTGATTGAACAAATCGAGTCATCATTTACGCCTGAGCAGTCAGAAAATCTAATTCGTAAACTGTTCAATGCTATGCGGGACAAAGACCCAAGTAAATTTACTAGAACAGTGAGAAGAACAAATGCAGATTCATGAGCTAACAAAACTTACCGAAGCAGGTGTTATGGATTATTTAAAAGCGGCTGTGAGCCGTGATCCTGCATTGGCAAACATGAGCTACGATCAAAAAATCAAAGCCATGCAAAACGACGAGTCAATGAAAAAGTTAGCACAAGTTGCCTCTCAAAATTGGATTAACAAAACTGTAAATCTGCAACGTGCTAATATGGGACAACCCATTAGTGATCAGGAATATACTGCTAACCTTACTGATTTTGTTAACAAAGTTATGCTAGGTGGTCAAATGAATCAACTTGACCCAACCAGCAAAGCCCGTGTAGATCAAGCCATTCAGTATGTTGCATCTAAGAAAAATACTCCCAAGGAGTTACCTGCGGCATTTCAGTCGTTGGCAGTTAGAACTAGTGCCGCACGTATGCAACAAAGACAACCCAAAGGTCAACGCGGCGGAAATAATCCTGCAAAGCCACCAGCAACAACACCAACAACAGCTACTACTCCAACAACAGCTACTACTCCAGCAACGCCACCGGCTACTACTCCAGCAACACCAACAACAGCTACTACTCCGGCAACGCCTGCTCAACCAACACCTGCACAAATTAGACAACAAAAGCAAGCGTCCGCTGCCACCACTGCACAACAACAAATGGCGCCTAATCCAACTACTACACCAGCACAAACACCTGCACAAATTAGACAACAAAAGCAAACCGCTGCCGCCGGTACCGCACAGCAACAAATGGCAAGCGGCACAACTCCAACGGCAACTCCTGCGTCTGCCCCGGCAGCACCAGTAAAACCAAATTCAAATGAGTTTGCAGAAAAGATTACCAAGATGTTTGATGAGTTTGCAGATGCTGATGGATCCACTGGCTCTCCAGCTGTGAGATCAGCCATACGAAATATGTGGATGCGCACAGGAGGTACTGACTTAAAAGAGAGTAGAGTCAAGAAAAAGAAAAAAACAACAGTGGTTGAATCTAAAGGTAAAAAATGATCAACAGGTTGCTAGAAGGCGGCAACGTGTTTAAAGATGCACAGGGTCAGCCATTAACACAGCGTATTAGTCAAGGTGATGTTCCAGCAACCATTAAATGGTTAGAAGGAGTCACAGGTCTTGATCTAAGCGACGACAAAGATCCATCCACTGGATATCCGCGACGCTGGTTGGGCAGTACAGGAAAAAAACCCACATCCGGAGACCTGGACCTTGCAGTTGATAGCAACGAAATCAGTAAACCACAGTTAAAAGCAAATCTAGACCAGTTCATTATTAAAATGAAACAAGACCCAAAAGAATGGGTAAAATTAAGCGGCGAAGCAGTACATTTTAAAACTCCTATTGCAGGAGACCCAACAAAAGGATTTGTGCAAACGGACTTTATGTTAATGCCCAATCTCAATTGGGGTACTTTTTGGTTAGGTGGAGGCGCCGGTTCAGAATACAAAGGCATGTATAGAAATGTCTTGATGAGTAGCGTGGCCAAAGCATTGGGACTCAAGGCCAGTGCCAAAGGAATCATTAGTCGTGCCACAGAAAATGTGTTAACTCTGGATCCTGATCAAGCGGCAAAAAGTTTACTTGGCCCCACAGCTACTGCCAAAGATCTAGCCACAGTTGAAAATATCTATGCCGCATTGTCTAAAGATCCTGACCGTGAAGCCAAGTTACAGGACTTTAGAGAATACCTAGCTAGGGACGGCCTTCAAGAGCCAGGGCAAGTGCAAGAAAGTGATGTAAGTTTTATTGCAAAACTTCGTGACAGAATTGTTAATCAAGGCATGCAACCCTTGGTTGAAGCCGACACAACAATGCCTGCCAAGAAAGATCCAAGAATTCCGCACCCCGAAGATGCTTTCTTTATGGGCAATAGCCAAGCCGCATCTCGAGCCATACAAGGCCTAGAAGCTGCCGCTAGCAATGACAAAAATATCACAATCAAATGGGACGGTAAACCTGCATTGGTCTTTGGGCGCTTGCCCAATGGACGTCTGTCTATAATGGACAAGTACATGTTCGACGCTGGCTATGCCGCACAAAGCCCTGAAGATTGGATCAAATACGATCAACAAAAGAAAAGTGGCAATTTAAGAACAGATTTATATCCTAAGTTAAAAGCTATTTGGCCAGGTCTAGATGCGGCTACTAAAGGTTCAGGATTTTACTGGGGCGATTTGTTGTGGGCAGGCCAGCTAACACCCACCAGCGGTGAATATCAGTTCAGACCCAATTTGGTTCAATATTCTATTCCAGCCAACAGCCCCGAAGGGCAAATTATCAATGGCAAGTCGGGAGGCATTGTTGTGCATCAACACTTTAACAAGCTGGGTGATAAAACAGCACAAGTATGGGACGGACAAGGATTAGAGAATGTACCGGGTGGAGTGGCTATATTAACACCGACCCTGGGTACAAAATTCAAACTGTCTAAGCCCAATCTTTCGGCGGCCAAAAAAGCAGTATCCGCATACGGCACAGCAGTAGACGAATTGTTGAACTCGCTTCCTGGCTCTGTCAGACAGAGAATTCAAACCTACTTCAATCAGCGCATCATTGGCGGCACAACGCTGAGCCTACACAACTGGCTCAAAGTCAATACCAGCGGCAAACAATATGCTGAGTTAGTGGCTGGCAATCCGGATGTTCAAGGACAATACAATGCTAAAACTGACAACCTGCCAGGCAAATTGTTCACTTTAGATCGAGCAGGTAAAATTGTCCCTAGTCCTGCATACACAGGCCTACAACAAATTTGGGATGGCATTTATAATGCCAAGCTTGGCATGGCACAACAGCTTGAACAACAAGTCAATGGATTAAAACAAACCACAGCTGGTAAAGCCGAAGGCGAAGGGTTTGTAGTCAACACCCCGCACGGACTGGTCAAGCTGGTAAACCGTGGAGTTTTTTCAGCTGGGAACGCCCAACAAAACAATCCCAGATAAGCCATTTTTTCTGAATCGACATAAATAAAAGCAGGCCCAACAAGGCCACAAACATAAGGAGATTTTAAAATGGCATATTTTCCACCATTCAACGGTACTGCGCAACCGGTATTTGCGTTAGACATCAACAACGGTTCACAAACTGGCACAATTTCAGCTGATGCACTAGTGCAGATGCAAGGTCCAAAACTAGACTTTTTCAAAGTTCTAGTTAAAGACGGCTCAGCAAGTGCAATTGACCTACGTCCACAACTGGGTAACTACAGTGGCGGCGGCACAGTATTCAACCCAGGTGTTGTTGTTCAACTCAACCAGTCAATCCAGACTACAGCTACTATTGCTATCTACCAAGTAGAAGGCGACAACACAGGTCAAATCAGCTATGCTGTTTACCCAAGTGGCGCTTATACTGCCGCAGACTTGCAGACACAATTGCAAGCTCTTGGCAACGTTCAAATTACAGCATCAGACGGTACTGTAACTGGTGTTAGCGTTGCAGGTACACTTGTTACTAACCCAGGCTTCAAGTTGGCCTAATCAACACTCACCGTGTAAAACTACCCTGGATTTATTCCAGGGTTTTTTTTGGCCGTTAAATACCATATGATAAGATTGAGATGTTATACGTATTTTGACATTACGCCAACTGGTATAAAAAGTCATTTTAAAGCCTCACAGATACCGTTAACAACAAAAACAGGTACAACTGTCAACAGTCAAAGCGACTGGCACCATGCTAGAAATCAACAGAGAAACTGGGAAACAGTTAATCAAATCATTAGTCTTAGAACCTCTCCTGTGGACATTACTGATCCTGTGACAGTGACAGAAGATGGCAAAAAAATCTGGGAATTTGAATTCACGGTCGAACAACCAACAGCCTTACAATTAGGCAACGACAGCGTTGGCGCCCTATACTATGACTGTAATGGTGTTCCTATGCTGGTTAATCTAGAAGAAACAGATAGATTTGATGGTGTGTTAATCCCTAGAACAAACATTGTTTTTGAGTCTGCACACAATAAATAACGTATTGGGGAAACAATCATGGATACAACTGATATTGAAAAGAAAAGTTTAGAAGCGCACGTTGAACTGTGCGCAGAACGCTACAATGCATTGGAAACTCGCATAGACAGCATGATTGTTTGCATAGACGAAATTAAAAATGACATTAAAGAAATGCATGTCATGATTCAGACAATGGCAGAAAAACGAAACTCTCAGTTGATCAATTGGGGCTTAGGAATTATTGGAACACTAACTGCTACAGTGGCTTGGTTAGTGACACAGTATATACTTAAATGAAAAAACAAACAATAAAAAACGCACTGGTTCGTCTTGAGCAACTGGTTCAGCCTGAACTGGATTTGTTGAAAAACAATATGATTATTCCATTAGACGGAAGCAATCAATACCAGGTGTTTGACAAATACTTTATCTTTAAAGAAAACAACGTATTTGTAGTTAAAATAAGAGATACTGTTTGTGGGGAGTTTTCAACCATGCGCTATGCTATCAGTTGGTGCATCTCAGACAAATACAATCAGTATAACTTATCTAATACTATAAAAATGCTAGATGAAAAAATCACACATTTATCTAGGGACGTCAGTGTACGTGAATTACTGGCTCGAAGTTTTAAAGATCAAAATCATAGAGAAATTGCATATCTTAAAGTTCAAAACAAAAAGATGCACATAGTATCTATAAAAGAACAGCTAGACAAATGTGTAAATCTGGCTAAATACTGGCAAATTAGAGGATTCAATAATGAAACTGCAAGAACTGGACGCACGTCAAATTTCAAAACAGACCGAAAAGGTACTTGAAAACCGTTTAGGTTATTCTGTACACTTTGACCGGTTGAACACTGGCCAAACACGCCAGATGCTCGCACAGGTTAGAAACCTAATCAAGGAGCATCAAAGCACTCCTGCTTTTCACAAGAGTGAAAGACAGCCCGCTTACCTAAAGCTGATCATGCTTGAGCAAGGACTTGCTAGTAAACTTTCAGAGCAAATTCCTCCAGCACCTGGCACAGCCGGGGCTGTCCCTGGTCAGCCAGCAGTTAATCCTGCACAGATGGGTATGCAAATTGCCAAGCAGAAAAAAGCTCTACAAGATCAACTGAAGGCAGCGCAGGAGCAAGTTCGTAATATTCAAAAGCAAATAAGCCAACCTAATCTAGGCATGGCAGAGACAACAAGAATTGCAAAACGTCGATTAAGAGAAAGCGAAATTCAACAAGCTCAGGTTGTTTTAGCCGCACAGGACATGGTTGACCAGATTCAGAAAATGCTTGAACAGATCTCTGAAATGCAGTTCAAAGACTTACCAGCATTAACTGACAGCATTCGTAATGACATGGGTGTTGATCAAGCCACCAAGTTCCAAGCTGATGCCACAGCCGCATTGAGCACATTACTAGGTGCTGTGCAAGCAGGCAAAACTCAACTCGAAGGCGCCCAAGCCGTATTAACTGGACAAGCACCTGTTGTTCCTGGCGAAGAAGATTTAGCCGCTGACCCAGCTGCCGATCTTGATGCTAGTGCTGACCTAGATGGCGATGCCGCTGATCTTGACGCAGATGCCGCAGACTTAGATGTCGACGCTGCCGAAGATGATTTACCTCCAGCGTCGTCACTGGGTCGTGATCGTCGATAATGCGACTAGACGAGATTGAACAAGGTGTTAATAATTCTGAACTTGAAGCGTTAACACAATTTTTAATTGGTCGTGCGGGTGACACCAACGCCCAAAAACAAATATCAGTTGATGCCTTTTTAAGATTAGCCCAAAGTATGGGAATTAGTCTTAGTAAGGATCAATTGATAACAGCAATACAACAACCTCCCCTTAGTAATCTAATAGATAATATTCAGGGCAACGACATCGTTTTTGCAGGAGCACAAGTCCCAGACTCTACTATGTCTGTAGACAAGGCTAGAGACACAGTTGACAAAATGGCCAAACGAGCTTTGAACAAAAAAGGTTTATAAAAGACTTGACTTAATCAGTTAAATCCTGTAAACTAATAACAGTTCTTAGGCGTTATATTATAATACTTTTGGAGAAATGTTATGAAAAAATTATTCATCACTCTGGCATTAGCCTGTGCAACATTGCCAGCTGTGGCACAACATCATGGATACCACGGTAAAGGGCTTGGATCTTACCACCACAGACACCACGGCGGATCAAGTATTGGTTGGTGGGTTGCACCTGTTGTAACAGGTATGATTGGTTATGAAATTGCCAAACAACAGCGTGTCATTGTTCAACAGCCGGTAATTGTACAAAATCCTCCAGTGGTTGCGCAACAAAGTTGTAGTCTGTGGACAGAAACACAACACTCTGATGGAACAATCACACGCACACGGACCTGTTATCAATGATAGAAAAATTATTACAAAACAAGATCCTGTTAGTAACAACAGGATTATTGAGCACATACTTATTGTATAAGATAAGTTTAGAGCTATGGTGCATAGCCTACGGAATATTAAATTAAGAAATCACATGGCGTACTCAAACAAGGTAATTGATCACTATGAAAATCCCAGGAATGTCGGATCTTTTGACAAGGCTGATACTGATATTGGTACTGGTATGGTTGGCGCACCTGCTTGCGGTGACGTGATGAAACTACAGATAAAGGTTGATAATGATACAGGTATTATTACAGATGCAAAATTTAAAACGTATGGCTGCGGATCGGCTATTGCGAGTTCGAGCCTCGTTACAGAATGGGTCAAAGGCATGCACATCGACCAAGCCAGCCAACTCAAAAATTCCGAAATTGCCGAAGAACTAGCTCTGCCTCCTGTTAAGATTCACTGTAGTATTCTAGCTGAAGACGCAATCAAAGCGGCTGTGGAAGATTATAAAAAAAGACATGCTAGATGATTTTAAGAAACATTCCAAATTTTTTAACAAAAGATGAATTAGATTTGGCCTGGGCAGAAATTACAAACAATCCAAAGTGGCAATATTCTAAGAGATGTTCTTTTGATAATAGTGTAACTAAAAATGTATGGCGTTATCGTGTGTTTTCTAGTTACTCAGGTAAAATATTACAATCAGACCCTAGCACATGGTTTGTAAATCAGCCCAATTGGCAGTCAACTATATCTCCAATCTGGGTTACAATTCTAGATAAAGTTATGCAGGCATATGGCCCAAATTTTCAAATATTTAATTTTGTGATTAACGGGCTAACAAAAGGACAGGATGATGTAATTCATAGAGACCTGGAAGATGATATTTCCAGCTACGAATCAACTGTGATTTATTTAAACCCAACTTGGGAAAAAAGCTGGGGTGGCCCATTACTCTATTACGACACTGAGTTAAATGTTACAGAAAGAATTTTACCCGAGCCGGGTCAGCTAGTTGGGCACAACGGCTCTTGCCTACACCAACCACTTGGCCCTGTGGTTGATGATATATTACGTGTTAGCTTTGCCTGCGGAGGTTATTTTAAAAATGATTAATATATCTGATGATGCTTCTCAAAAAATACAACAAGCACTAATCGGTCGAGGCAAAGGTCTAGGAATACGAATAAGCGTACACACCACTGGGTGTAGTGGATTAGCTTACCGTGTCGAATTCGTTGACAACCCACTGGATGATGTAGTAGACTATGAAGATCCAAGCGGTTTTAAAGTTTATGTTAGTCCAAAAGATATGCCTTATTTAAATGGACTAACCATGGTATGGAAAAGCGATGGTCTCAAACAAGGCATGGATTTTATCAATCCCAATGAAAGAGATCGCTGTGGTTGTGGAGAAAGTTTCAGAGTGTAATGAGTGTTGAGTACCTGGTTACATCTGCTGGCAGGTCCGGCAGTATATTTTTAAGCAAACTTATCGGATGTTGTGTTGACTGGCACCAAGTTACACATACACATGATCTTGTATTACCGACTATCAATAAAAATTCAGTTTTAGTAATCTGCGATCGCAGAGACCTTCTTGCATCTATTTTATCAATGTGTATTGCTAAACGAACAGACGAATATGTTGAATATTCAGGAAAAACTATAGAACCATTTGATATTGATTGCAATGGTTCCAATTCAGAATTTGCATATCAGTTTAGTTGGCATCGTTGGTATCAACAAAGTTGCACAACTTCTGAAACTGCAAAATTATACAAGAACATAGAAGTTTTTTATTTTGAAGATTTCATCAATAACCATCAAACAGTATTTGATAGACTAAACATTGTTCCAGTTAGAAAAATACAAGAAACTCCAAAATCCCCACATAATATTAAAACTTTAATTAAAAATTATAATCAGTGCAAAGACACGTTTGATTCATTAATGGAATCCGAAGTGTTCAGACCTCACACAGCATACAATCCACTTAAAGAAAATCAACTTGATAAAATTTACAATGACAAAATTAATTAACCGATACAACTACCAACCAATTCCTCGAGTTACTGTTGATGGTAAACGTTTTTATGCCACACCCGATGGCAAGAATCTTCCCAGTGTAACCACAATCTTAGACAAGACAAAACCACAAGAAAAAGTCGAAGCTCTAAATCGTTGGCGCCGAAGTGTAGGGGTAGAAAAAGCACAGCAGATCACCACAGAAGCTGCCAATCGCGGCACTAGAATGCACACATATCTTGAACAGTATGTACGTGATGGCACCATCAAAGAACCTGGTTCAAATCCTTACTCTTGGCCCAGTCATGCCATGGCCAAGGTTGTTGTGGACAATGGTTTAAAAAATGTCAATGAGTTCTGGGGAATCGAAGTACCCTTGTACTTTCCCAGCATCTACGCAGGCACAACAGACGGCGCCGGCATACACTTGAACGAAGAAGCTATTTTAGATTACAAGCAAACCAACAAGCCCAAAAAGCGTGAATGGATTGACGACTATTTTGTGCAGTTGTGCGCTTATGCCGAAGCTCATAATGAAATACACGGCACAAAAATACGCAAGGGTGTGGTGCTTATGTGCGTCAAACCCGATCTTGACGACCAATTCAATATCATTAAACCCCCAGAATACCAAGAGTTTGTGTTAGAAGGTGCAGAGTTTGACCGCTATCGAGATTTGTGGTGGCGCAAAGTAGAGCAATTTTATCTACAACAGTAAGCCTGCGATCCTGAATAAATACTAGAACTAAACGGATCTCACAACATGGCTATAGTACAAGTATCAAGAATTACAAATCGGAAAGGTCTCCAGGAGAACCTTCCACAGCTTTCAGGAGCTGAATTCGGCTGGTGTATTGACAGTCGCCAACTTTTTATAGGCAACGGAACACCCGACGAAGGTGCCCCGGTCATCGGCAACACTGAAATTTTAACAGAATTCTCAGACATCACTGTTTTAAGTAATTACACTTATCAAGATATTGCTGTAGGGTATGCCGCACAGACTGGACCAACCCCCGACGATCCAACCATTAGAACGCTTCAGGCCAAGCTTGATGACATTGCTGACGTACGGGATTTTGGCGCAAAAGGCGACGGCGCCGCTGATGATACAGAAGCTATTAATCGAGCATTGTTCCAACTTTATTGTAGAGACACCAATAGCCAAATACGTCGAACTTTGTATTTTCCTGCCGGAACATATAGAATTACAGAATCACTGATTATTCCAACCTACGCAAAACTAGTTGGCGAAGGTGCCAACTGTTCTATTATTCAACTTGATATCTCTACTGATTTAAGTAGCTTATCTGCTTACGTTGCACGTTACGGTGATAGTCAGCAACAAACCGGTGCAAACATTGGAAACAACGGAGCAGTTGCTCCTCGCAACATTGAAATTTCTTCAATGACTTTTGAAAGTTCAGTGGTAACAGATATTTTCAATGTTGAAGATGCAACACAATGTTGGTTTGATAGTGTTAACTTTATTGGACCATTGTCAGACACTGACATTAGCACAAACCAAAGTCTTGATGATATTGCCGGCGTAAGATTTTACAGTACTACCAATTTAGTTTGCAATCAAATAGTATTTGATAAATGTCAATTCCAAGGCCTAACATATGGTATGAACACAGATTATCAAATCTCAGGTATAACAGTTAGCAACAGTAAGTTTGACACACTCTATAGGGGTATTGTGCTTGGAGAAGGAACACCTATCAATGGAGGTCCTACGGGCTTCCGTGCCGTACACAATATATTTGATAGAATCTATGCCGAAGGCATATATTATGACGAAGTCGGATTAAACGTTAGTGCATATAATGCATTCTTAGATGTTGGTAACAATTACACAACTAGTCCAGCTTGCTCAGTTGTTAAATTTGGCAATGACAATAATATTTCAGTCAGTGATTTGTTTGCAAGAACAGATGCTGACAACAACATCTACCCACGGATAGACATCATTGGCGGGTCAGTGGATACTACTACATTGATTCAGCTGGGTAGATATGCCAGAGAATCAGGAAAAACTTTTACGCTAGGTAATAATCAGTCCAACCAAACAATTTTTAGTGTCAATTCAATTGACACCAAGGCTTTTAGATTTGATTATACTATCTCTCGTTCTAGTTCGATTAGACACGGCACAATGATTGTTACTGCACAGATCAGCGATGACAGTAGTTTAACATTATCCTACAGTGATGACTACACTGAAAACTTAACTGCTGGTGTCACGCTTTCTGCAACACAGGTAGTTAATACTGTGTCTGTAAAATACACCACAACCAACACCGGGGATCCCGGAACACTAACTTATTCTATTGCTCACCTTGCTTAATTAATGTGGCCTGTAAAATTTGAGGACCGTTTAGTACAATGGTCCATTCTTCGAGAAGAGGCTAAGAATCTTAGCCTTGAATCATCTTTAAACAAAATAAACCATTGGTGGCAACAAACACCTTGGTCTCCGTACCACCTACATTGGGACGATCTGGAAACATGGCCAAATCCCTGGGAACTTTTGTCAGATAATCTGTTCTGTGATCTTGCAAGATCACTAGGAATAGTGTATACTACTATGATGATAGACCATCCAGATATTGACAAAATTGAATTGGCCAGTTGTGACGAGACTAATTTAGTCCTGATCAACCAAGGGAAATATATACTGAATTGGTCCCCGGAAGAGTTGTTAAATATCTCTACCGCAAACATCAAAATTAAAAAAACGCTTGACAGCGAAAAAGTACGCTATTTAATAGGTTAAACAATGACACAAATACAAGTAACAAAAAGAGATGGTAATCGAGAACCACTCAATCTCGAAAAAATGCATAAAGTAGTTTTTTGGGCCACAGAAGGAATCACAGGAGTCAGTGCTAGTGAATTAGAAATCAAAAGCCATTTACAGTTTTACAACGGAATCCCAACTGCAAGCATTCAAGAAACTCTAATAAAAAGTGCCGCTGATCTAATCAGTGAAGAAACTCCAAATTATCAATATGTTGCTGGTCGGTTAATCAACTATCACTTGCGTAAAGAAGTCTATGGCAAATATGAACCATGTGATCTTTTTCAGTTGGTAGAACAAAATGTAGCTCGTGGGTTTTATGATCATGAGCTACTAGCTGATTATAGTTCAGAAGAGTGGGAACGTTTAAATGGACATGTTAAACATGATCGCGACGACCAATTGACCTATGCGGCTATGGAACAGTTCCGCGGCAAATATCTTGTACAAAATCGTGTGACCAAAGAGATATTAGAAACACCACAGGTTGCATACATGCTTATTGCGGCAACATTGTTTAGCAAATATCCCAAAGAAGCACGGATGATGTGGGTTAAGGATTACTACGATGCAATTAGCACACATCAAATTAGTTTGCCTACTCCAGTAATGGCTGGAGTTAGAACACCGCAACGTCAATTCAGTTCCTGCGTTCTCATTGAAACAGATGATAGCCTAGACAGCATCAACGCTACGACATCTAGTATTGTAAAATATGTAAGTCAAAAGGCCGGTATTGGCATCGGCGCCGGACGCATCCGTGCTATTGGTAGTCCCATCCGTAATGGAGATGCTTACCACACTGGTGTTATTCCCTTTTATAAAATGTTCCAGGCTGGCACACGCAGTTGTAGCCAAGGTGGCGTTCGTAATGGAGCGGCAACATTGTATTATCCAGTATGGCATTTAGAAGTTGAAGACCTGTTGGTTCTTAAAAACAACAAAGGCACCGAAGACAATCGTGTTCGACACATGGACTACGGAGTACAGTTCAACAAAGTCATGTACGAACGATTACTCAGTGGAGGTGACATCACGTTGTTTAGTCCACACGATGTTCCTGAAATGTTTGATGCGTTTTATGCTGATGTAGATCGTTTCAGAGAACTATACGAAACAGCCGAACGTAATACCAAGTTGCGTAAAAAGAAAGTCAAGGCAATTGATCTGTTTACTGCATTCATGCAAGAACGTAAAGATACAGGTCGTGTGTACTTGCAGAACGTTGACCACGCCAACAGTCACAGCAGTTTCAAACCTGAACTTGCACCAATTAAACAAAGCAATCTTTGCTGTGAAATTGATTTGCCGACTAAACCTCTTAAAGACATACACGACACCGAAGGCGAAATTGCACTATGTACATTGAGTGCTATCAACTGGGGAGTGTTTAGAGAACCCGAAGACATGGAAAAAGCCTGTACACTTGCTGTTCGAGGACTAGACAATTTGTTATCCTATCAAAGTTATCCTATTATTGCTGCCGAACTTGCTACACAAAATCGCAGACCATTAGGCGTTGGCATTATTAATTTTGCCTACTGGTTAGCAAAAAATGATTTAACCTATACTGACCCAAGGGCATTACCAGTGGTTGACAAATGGGCACAGTACTGGAGTTATTACCTAATTAAAGCCAGCGCAGATCTTGCCAAGGAAAGAGGAGCATGTCCCAAGAACAATGAAACCAAATACGGTGATGGTATTCTTCCAATCGACACATATAAACATGAAGTTGACGAACTAGTCCCGCATGTTGACTATGTTAACTGGGAAGGTCTACGTAGTCAATTACGCGAGCATGGTATTCGTAATAGTACACTGATGGCTCTAATGCCAGCAGAGACTAGTGCGCAAATTAGCAACAGTACCAACGGGGTTGAACCACCTCGTAGCTATGTTTCTATTAAACAAAGTAAAGATGGTGTGCTCAAGCAGGTTGTACCAGAGTATCGTCGACTAAAAAACAAATATGAACTGCTATGGAGTCAAAAAAGCCCAGAGGGATATTTGAAAATTATGGCAGTCCTGCAAAAATATATTGATCAGGGTATTAGCGTTAACACAAGTTACAATCCACAATTTTTCGAAGATGAAAAGATTCCAATGAGCGAAATGCTCAAGCATCTTATCATGTTCTTTAAGTATGGTGGCAAACAGCTATACTATTTCAATACATACGATGGTAGCGGAGAAATTGACGCTGAAAGACTGTCGCAAGGAAAGTCAATACTGTTAGAAAGTGTTGATACTACTGTCGATCAATCTGCGGATGATTGTGACAGTTGCAAGATTTAAAAGAGAAATAACATGTCAGTATTCAATCCAATAACAACAAAACATCACACGGAAAAATTAGCTTTTCTGGACCCTACTGGACCGGTTAATGTACAACGATACGAAACACTAAAGTACAAACAATTTGACAAGTTAACTGACAAACAATTGGGTTTCTTTTGGAGACCCGAAGAAGTTGATGTATTACGAGATGCCAAAGACTTTAAAGACTTGACTGATTTTGAACAACATATTTTTACTAGTAATTTAAAACGACAGATCTTATTAGATAGTGTGCAAGGCCGTAGTCCTAATCTTGCTTTTTTACCATTGGTATCAATTCCAGAATTAGAAACTTGGATCGAGACCTGGGCATTCAGCGAAACCATTCACAGTCGTAGCTACACTCATATTATTCGAAATGTGTTTTCGGATCCGAGTACAGTATTTGATGACTTAACCAACGTCGACGAAATCATAGAATGCGCCAAGGATATTAGCAAGTACTATGATGACTGCATTGAAGCAAGTACTGCGTATCAATATTTAGGTGCAGGAAATCACGTTGTCAATGGCAAAGATATTGTGGTGAATGAATATGAACTTAAGAAAAAACTATGGTTGGCTATTAATAGCGTCAATGCATTGGAAGGCATTCGTTTTTATGTTAGTTTTGCTTGTAGTTGGGCATTTGCAGAACTCAAGAAAATGGAAGGCAATGCCAAGATTATTAAATTAATTGCCCGCGACGAAAATCTGCACCTGGCATCTACACAAACATTAATTAAAATCCTACCTAAAGATGATCCTGACTTTGCTCGTATTAGAGAAGAAACCAAAGTTGAATGTGAAAAAATGTTTTTGGCCGCTGCCGCACAAGAAAAATCCTGGGCTCGTTATTTGTTTAAAGATGGGTCAATGATCGGACTCAATGAAAAACTGTTGTCTGATTATGTGGACTGGTTGACCTGTAAACGTATGACTGCAATAGGATTAGACTGTGGAATAAAAACAGGAAGTAATCCGTTGCCTTGGACTGCCAAATGGATTGCCGGCGCCGACGTACAAGTGGCACCTCAGGAAACAGAAATTTCTAGTTATATTGTTGGTGGCACAAGACAAGATGTTGACTCAAACACATTTACAGGATTGAGTTTATAAAATCAGTTTTAATAAGGAAAACAATAATGATAACAGTATATTCAAAAAATCATTGCCCGTTTTGCGATCAAGCAAAAGCACTATTAACAAAATGGGAAATTCCATTTGATGAAGTTAAAATTGACCAAGACACCAGTGCTCGTGAGTTCATTGTCAGTGAAGGACACCGCACAGTTCCGCAAATTTATAATGGTGACAAATTATTTGTTGATGGTGGCTTTCAAGGTTTAAGTAAGCTTAACGCAGACGAAATTAAAACACGTTTGGGTATTACTAATAACCTAGGAACATTATGAAACCAGAAATTAACGAAACTTATACATTCAAACTTATCACCGGAGAAGAACTAGTTGCAAAAATACTTGAAATTCATGCTGATTACATGATTATCAAAGAACCAATTAGTTGCGTACTAAGCCCACAAGGTTTACAAATGATGCCAACTTTGTTTAGTGCAAACAAGGACAAAGATATGCGACTAAATAATTCTAGTTGGGCAATGATTGCCGAAGCTCGTGAGGATGTTCGTAACAGTTACATTCAGGCTACTACTGGAATTGCGCCAATTAGCAAGCAAATTATCACAGGCTAATGCCTCATTGCTTTAAAATCATGGTTAACGGGAAAGTCGATACCTATCTTAGATACGAAGACATTCCCGAAATTCTTGATCACGTTATTGAGTTTGACCCGGAGATTCCTCCGCCACCACACAATGACAAAGATCACGATGAAATTGATCTTTGGAAAAGTAGATTTAAAGATCTTATGGAGAGAGAACGTGCCAGCAGTAGCAAGAATCGGTGATAAATGTGTGGTTGATTGTAGCCCGCCTACTTTAATATCAGGCAGTGGAGATGTAAAAGTAAACGGCGTTGGCGTTGTGCGCCAAGGAGACAGCACAGACCCACACAAACTTAAAAAGGGCAGATGCCCCATCCACGAATCAAAAGTCACCGGTGGGTCAGGATCTGTGTTTGTGAACGGTAAACCCATTGCCAGAGTTGGCGACGCCCTTGGTCCAGAATGCACACAAATTAGTCAGGGATCCGGCGATGTATTTGCAGGATAAAAAATGGGTCTAAGTCCTACTCAATTGATTGCCAGCGCAGGCCTTACAGAAAATCAAGGCATCACTGTCAGTGGCAATCTAACTTTGAATATTACCAATTACAACAACGTTGCTGTTGTTAAGCAGTTTATGGGTGTGGTGGCCAATGCCATTGCTGGCAATATTGGCAATGCCACAATAGCAGATCTTCAGACGCTGGGAGCATCAAACTTTCCTGCTGTTACCAATGCTATTCCATCATCTGCGGCCAATGCATTAGGCAATACCTATACCACTGGGTTCACTGGCTATATCACAATGATTGCCAATACAGAAACGGGTAACAGTGATGTCAGCAAGTTCACACAAATTTTTTCTCAGTCACAGGGGTATATTTCACAGGCTAACCAATTCTTAAAAGCCAACGAAAAATCCAAAACACTTGCAACCACTTTTACCAACATGGATGATCTGACCACTGGTGGATTTTCCAGTGTTAATTCAAATTTGCAAAAGTTTGGTGAAGATCTGCAAAAGCTTGGCAGCCTGATCAATCTTAAAGACCTTAATAGTCTTGGAAGTCCTGCCGCATTGCTAAAACAGTTTGTAAACGTAGCAGGACTAACACCTGCTATCCGTGCCATGGCCATTGCTGCCGGTGCCACTGACAGTCAATTAAACAGTATAGCCAAAGTCGAGTTCGCTGAAAATGTAAACAAAGCCTTGTACGAAGGCATGACAAAAATCACAGGTGATGCACTATCACAGGTCAACGCTATTATGAAAGTTACCACAAGTAATATTTCAACAATGGCTGATTTACTAAATCCTGTCAAAATTTTTCCTACCAGCTTTGGCGGATTTACTGCACCTACTGCCAACGGATTACAAAAAATTTATGTAGACCAGTCAGGCAGCGTTAATCAACAGTTGGCAACACTACTGCCACAGACATACATTGATCTTTATAACACGTTACAAAAAATTATTCCGCAGGACCAGGCATTGGCCAACAAAGCACTGGTAGCATCGCTGATGCAGATTAAAGGGATTTTTAATTCCACGCTGGTATCAATGAGCAAAGCAGTTACCAGTCTAGAAACCAACACAGGTCTTGGAGATATAAATGCTTTAACAACTCCAGTGCCGGCTTCAGTTGGTTCTACATTACAATCACAACTGGGATCAGGAACAGGTCCAGGGAATACTCTTGTATTAAATGATGTGATTGGCACAGCTGCCGGAGCAGTACAAAATATAGAATTGCCAATTGTGACAGCAACCATGTCAAACCTTGCAACGGCAAATGCATTTTATACTCTGACATTTGACGACGGAAATCCAAATAGTGCTGTCAAACTTGGCGTGTTTACTGTGATGAATTATGTGTTAAACGGCGCCTACAATCAATCTAATCCAAATCCGTCGCCACCTCCGGCGGAACTGGGAGAAATTATAATACCAGCACCACAGCCTGGTGCAGGAACGTATGGGCCAGCAAACTCTGCTCCAAGTTTGTATGCTAGTGTTTTTGATGTACTAATCCCAATTGCGGCCAGCGATATTTCAAACATTGCCACAACAAATTCTACCAATGTTGCCATAACAACATCAGCATTTGGTAATATGGCAGCTCAGCTGGAAAGAGAAAAAACCAATCAAGCCAAAGCACAGATTGACTTTGCTAACCTACAGCCAAACGCAACATCTTCTGTACTGTCGTTTGCATCAAGTCTGGCCTCTTATGGCAAGGATGTAGAGCCCGGTCAGGCCGCAGACTATATCAACAGCGTGGCTGATGTCAGCAACCAAACAGGACAGGCAATTATTGCATCCATGCGTGAAGCTAGAAATATCGCCGCTTTAGGTGCTGTCGGTGTCCCCACAGATACCCAATTGTAAGCGGTTACTAACTTAGAGGTTGACACAAAATTGGAATTATTTTATAATTGCGTTATGTTTAAAACTTTAGAACATGGAGCCTATTAAATGAGCAGACTAGCATTGCACGGTCGTCCCTGGGTTGTTTTTAACCCCTACAACAAAGAACATCGACAATGGTTTGCCGAGTTCAATCGCACAGCCAAATGGGGCGACTGTCCTGTTCGCTTTGTTGTCAACGAAGACCATGGTGATTTAATCACACAAATTCAACGAGAACTAATCCAATTTTATGTTGACAAGGAGTTCCGAAATGGCCTGGGTAAAGTTTCAAAAGGATGATCGCTTTTTGCCCCGCAAAGGGTTAGAAGGTCCGTTTCATTATGTCAATGGCAGGGTATTGTACTATGACCCCAAAGCCGGTGAGTACTACGATAGTACTACAGATTTCTATGTTCCCCGCGAAGAAATCGACGATCTAAATTCCCAATTATTTCGTTGCTTGTCAACCTAAAATTGTGGCTTTTTTACAACAAAAACCCTAGTAATTCTAGGGTTTTTTCTTTTGGTTGACCGATAATTTCTCTTTTGCTATAATACTTGTATAGTAATTAAAAAGGAGTTAGAGATGAAAGCACTTCAAGCATACATTGACCAAAAAAACAAATGGAATGCGATTTTTAATGGTCGTCAATATGAAATCACCACAGCCGCCGGTCGTCAGCAAGTTGCTGACAGTTTGGATGCAGATTTAAGTCCAGAGAACTTGACCTGCGATGGCGAACTGCCCCGTAGCCAGGTCCAAGCCCGCTATCGTCAATTGTCTGCCGCGGCACGTGAATTGCAGAAATTGGATGCCAGCGTTAAGTTTTACGAGTTTTCGGAGTAAGATTATGAATGGTTGGGAAAATAGTAGAGGGTATCTCACAACAATGAAAGCGGAGGCGCATGACCGCAATCCAAATCTCAGCCGTCGTAATGCCAATCCCAAGGTACGACTACAGTTTGACCCCAAGGAGGATATTGGATGTTTCCATTGTGGCACTTTTCGCAGTTATAATTTTGAATTTGACAGCAATTATTGTGACCCTTGCAACAAGTGGTTGGAAGGCACATGCAAGGATGCTGACTGTCCCTTCTGCCCCAAACGTCCCAAGTACCCCAAGTACCCTGGTTGACCGATAATTCCCGTTTTGTTATAATACTTGTATTGCAATTAAAAAGGAAGCTACCAAAATGAAACACACTATCCTATTAGACAATGGTACCTACTTGCAGGTCAATGACATGGGCTGGACTGAGCGTAAGACGCCCAGGCAGTACAAGAATCTAGCAGAAGCCCAACATCATTTACAATGGGGAATTGACATGTGTCATACTAATGTTAAACTTAGGACAGACTACATTGCAACCTATCACAAAGACAAAACTAAATTTGAAAAGGCTGTGGCCAAAGAACAGTCCCTAATCAAAGAGCTAGAGACACAGCCGTATAACAAGGTAGCAGATCAGATTAAGAAAGCTCACTTTAATATTGATCAACTCACTGTCAAGTTTTATCCCGAAAGCCGTCTTGCAGATTTTAAACGTGATACCAAATTCCTTGCAAGTGCCAAAAAGGTACTGGCCAACAATCCCAGGGTCATTCCTTTAGGTTGACCGATAATTCCCAATTTGCTATAATATACATATACTGAAACACAAAGGAGCTTGATATGGGTACTCGTAGTCGCATTGCAGTTATGCATGGTGATAAATGTAAATCAGTTTACTGTCACTGGGATGGCTATCTCGAACACAATGGTCTTATTCTACAGGAACACTATGACTCAGCAAAAGCAAACCACCTTGTGGCCCTTGGGGACCTCAGTAGCCTCCGCCAGAACATCGGCGAAAAACATGCCTTCAGTCACTTTGACCTCACGCCAGCGGAACGTGAGCAATACAAGTTGGACCACGGAGATTCATGCACGTTCTACGGTCGTGACCGCGGAGAAGAAGGCTTCGACTTTGCAGTGGATTTAACCTTTGCCAAGTTCTTTGAACGTGCCGACGGATGCTGTGCAGAATGGTATTACATTATGCAAGATGGGGTCTGGTATGTGGGTAACACTTACGAGAGTGATACAAAGTTTTACAAGAAACTGGTGTTGTTATCAGAAGCCTTGGAAACTGTAAAGGAAACAGCATAATGATTAGAATTATGATTGGGTTATTGATTGCCTTTGGTGCAGTTGGTGGCATTGAGCACAGTCAAACAGATCTTGATTTATTTTATGCCGCATTGACAGCATCATTTGGTCTAATGATAATGGCATCAGGTGTGTCGTTTGTTAAGGAATAATTTATAATGAACTGTAGCCCTACACTCACTGCTGAAGAATTCAAGACTATACATAACGCCTTGTGGGAGTTGGATCAGGTCAGAACACAGCTTGAAGAAGTACTCAAACCTGAACTGTACATCAAGCTGGCCCGTGCCGCAACAGACATTCGCAAAGGTCTTACCAGTGCATACGAACAAGACAGCAAGTCGTTTGAACTTAAACAAGAGCATTATAGTGATGTTCAAAATCAACTAGGATTGTCAGCTGTCTGGAGTGTCTACGACGCAAACAATCTTGGCGATCGTCATCCCTTTGAAGGTGTGGATCGTGTGTTATACAAAGACCATTGGGGCGACGACACAGTGAGTTCTGAGATCAATGGACTAACTTGGTCGGCATTGTATGTTGCGGCCAATGCCTGTATCCGTGACAGCGGTGATGAACATCACATGTTCATTGAAGGTTTTAAAATTGCCAAAGATGATCCACGTACACTTATTCTTTCTACAGGAAGTTAAATACTATGCAAGATATTAATTTTAGCGACGAAAGGTTTGACAACACAATGGCCGCAGGCTGGATACGTGATCTGGAAAGTTCGGACAGTCGCATACACAAAGAAAAAACTATTGAAAAAGCACTAATGGCGGCAAGACTTGGTAGTGCCGATGCACAATGTTTCCTCTTTAATTGCTACCAGGCCTATAATCCTTTCTACACTTTTAACATCCGTCAGGTACCCGAGACCAACGGGCTGACTGGTATGCCTAACCCCTGGACTACATTTTGGGCCTTGTTAGAAAGTCTACGTACCAGAAGCGTCACCGGTAATCGTGCAAGAGAAGCAATCGAAACTTGCAGTCAAATGTTTGACTCAGACGAGTGGAATAACTTGGCTCGACGGGTGTTGATCAAGGACTTGAGATGCGGTATCTCAGAGAAAACTCTAAACAAAGTACTGGGCAAGACTGAATGGAAGATACCAATCTTCAGTTGCCAACTGGCCCAGGATTCTACAGACCAGCCCAAAAAGTTAAAAGGTATCAAACGCCTGGAAGTCAAGCTGGATGGTGTGCGTGTGTTGGCAGTTGTGAATGGATCTGCTTGTACATTGTACAGCCGTAATGGCAAAGAGTTTGAGAACTTCCCACAGATTGCAGACTTTATCGAAGAACATCGCAAAGCATTCCAGCGTGATTCTGCCTTTGGTGGACAGTTTGTGTTGGATGGCGAGATTGTGGGCAAGAATTTCCAGGACTTGATGAAGCAAGCACAACGCAAGAGCAATGCTAAAACAGACAACATGGTGTATCATGTGTTTGACATCTTGCCGTTGACAGAGTTCCGTGAAGGCTTTTGTAATTTGCAACAGCACAAGCGAATTGATCTCTTAAAACGTGCTCAAGCAATGTTACCAGAAAATGGGTGTGTGCAAATCATGCCCGGTATGGATGTGGACTTGGACACAGCAGAAGGACATGATGTCATGCGCAGGTTTGCCGAAGCTTCAGTACAAGAAGGTTATGAAGGCATCATGATCAAGAACATGGATGCACCTTACGAGTGCAAACGTTCAGACTTTTGGATGAAATGGAAACCTACTATTACTGTTGATCTCGATATTGTGGGTTTCGAAGAAGGAACCGGTCGCAATCTTGGCCGGTTGGGTGCTATAATTTGTGAAGGAGTCGATAATGACCGAAATATTAGGGTTAATGTTGGCAGTGGTTTGTCTGATAGCGATCGCGATGAGTATTGGACCGCTAGGGATAAACTTTTGGGGTGCGTGGTTGAAGTTGAAGCTGACGCAGTTACGCAAAACCAAGACGGATCGTATAGTTTGAGGTTTCCTCGATTTTTGCGATTCCGTGGATTTGAACAAGGAGAAAAATTATGACTATGCATGAAAATTTTATTAAAATTGCTGATAATGCTTTTAAAGAAAAACTCAACGAAGAGGACTTTCTTGATGCATTTAAAGCAAACCCAAGTTTATTCTGTGCCTTGCGCCTGGATGAATTACAGTTATTTGCTGAAGGCATTGTTCGAGAATGTGCCACAGTATCCGGTAAGGAAAAAGCTTTACTCAAACATTTTGGATTAGAATAATATAGCCATTCTTCATTATGAAGAAACTTTATTATCTTAAAGAAGGTCGCAGATAAAGATATGGATGGAAAATAAAAAATCCCACAAGTTTTATTTTGCAATAAAAAACTCTCAGCAATGGTATAATGTCATGGCTGAGTGTCGCCGCTTGTTTGGTAAAGAATGGTCTTGCCAGGGAAAGGTACGGCGTAAACTTGATAAAATTAGATGGTCAGATAACCCTCGAGTTGATGTTTGGTTTGAAGTGCCTGATTCTAAATTTGGCGTGTGGATTACGCTCAAAACAGGAGTTGAGTTGATCAAACAAGAGATTAAAAAACCGGTAAATAACTAACTATGTTTTTGTCACTACTAACTTTAGCAATAGCCCTGTCTTTATCTGCCATTGCCGCTTTCTATTCAATTGCAGGTCTTGCGGCTATATTTGCCGCGGCAGTAGTGCCTATCATGATTATGGGGTCGATACTTGAGGTTGCTAAACTAGTTGTAACAGTCTGGCTACACGAATACTGGCACCGTTGCCGGTTAACCATGAAATTGTATCTAGTGCCTGCAGTTGGTATATTGATGATAATAACATCAATGGGTATTTTTGGCTTCTTGTCAAAAGCCCACAGTGATCAAAGCCTAGTATCAGGTGATGTGCAGGCCAAGATTGCAGTCTACGATGAAAAAATTAAAACAGCCAAAGAGAACATAGATGCAAACCGCAAAGCTCTTAAACAAATGGATGAGGCAGTGGACCAGGTCATGGGCCGAAGCACTTCAGAAACAGGTGCAGATAAAGCCGTGGCTCTCCGTAGGACGCAACAAAAGGAACGTGGGCGTCTCCTTGCTGAAATCGAAGCCGAACAGAAAAGAATTAGCATATTTGCTGAAGAGCGAGCGCCGATTGCCGCCGAGGTTAGAAAAGTAGAAGCCGAAGTAGGACCAATAAAATACATTGCTTCATTTATCTATGGTGATAACCCTGATGCCAACTTGCTGGAAAAAGCAGTGACCTGGGTGATCATTATCATTGTTGCTGTGTTTGATCCCTTGGCTATCATGATGTTGTTGGCCGCAACTGAAAGTTTAAAGTGGCGTAGAGAAGATTTAGAAAAAACACCAGCATACGAAGAAGACGATGGGCCGTTAACCAACGATCAAATTGATCAAATCAAAGAATCAGCCAACGAAGATTTGCCCACTGGTGACTTGATAATCAAAGACGAGTTATTTCCGAACAACCTACATCCTCCAGGTTGGATGTTTACAAATCCAGAAACCCATCCAGTTGAAACACTATCAATTGAATCAGATCCTATACCTTGTGTAAAATGTGGTACACCACTGGTCGATGTACCCAGCATAGGATTAGTTTGTGCTAACCCGGATTGTGACCCAGTTAATGAAGAGGTCGAAGAAGAGGTCGAAGAAGAGGTCGAAAACGATTCAGACGCAGTCAAAGAAGCTAAACGTCGTTGGAAAGCAGATAACCCCAATGAAACTTTAAAAAATCAACGGCGATTAGTTGACGCAGGCTTTATCGATCATTACCCATGGGAAGATTACTTAGATATTGGCAATGAAGATTTAGACATTCCTTATGGAGACCAATTACCCGAGTCTTCTGCAAAAGGAGAAATGTATCTTAACACAGCATACCAACCAACCAAGTTATTTAAATACAATGGACAAAAATGGATTGAAGTTGATAAAAAATTAACCGACAGATATGTATATAATGACTCTTACATTGATTATTTAATTAGTAAAATAAGTTCAGGCGAGTACGACCCTGAACTGCTCAATGACAGTGAACGTTCCCAAATCGAAGAAAAACTTAAACAAGGACCAATTTAATGACTGCTGTACTGCAACAACACAAACACGCCTGTAGCTTTTGTGGCAAAGAAAAAGACGTAGTAAAAAAACTAATTGTCAGTGACGATGTTGCAATCTGCAACGAATGTGTCACATTATGCCAGGACTTGTTAGAAGACCAGCCACCTGCAGAAATTGTTAATGACGTAGAACGCATGGATCCCATGAAACTCAAAGAATTTCTTGATCAATACGTCATTGGTCAAGATCGTGCAAAAGTTGTTCTTAGCGTTGCAATTGTTAATCATTACAAACGACTACAAAACATAGGAACAGAAATTGAACTATCCAAAGCCAACATCCTCATGCTTGGCCCAACTGGATCGGGTAAAACACTTCTGGCCAAGACAGTGGCAAGATATTTAGATGTTCCTTTTGTTATTGCAGATGCTACCAGTATTACTGAAGCAGGCTATGTTGGTGACGACGTTGAAATGTTGATTAGTCGGTTATATGCGGCATCGGGCAATGACGTTGAAAAAGCACAGCGTGGAATTGTATTTGTAGATGAGATTGACAAAATTGCACGTAAAAGTGAAAGCACCAGTATCACTCGGGATGTGTCGGGCGAGGGCGTTCAACAGGCATTGCTAAAGTTAGTTGAAGGTACTGTATGTCGTATTCCAAACTCCGGTGGTAGAAAACACCCTGGCGGCGAGATGATTGAAATCGACACTAGTAAAATTTTGTTTATTACCGGTGGTGCATTTGTTGGACTTGACAGCATTTTAAAAAATCGTATCAACGGATCAAATATTGGATTTAACACAGAAATGATTTCTAAGAGAGATGCTGACCTAACTCAAGTTACTCCTGATGATCTAGTGCGTTTTGGAATGATTCCTGAATTTGTAGGACGTTTTCCTAGTGTGGTTACCTTGGAAGAATTAGATGAGCACTCGATGACTCGTGTGCTAACCGAAGTAAAACACAATATCCTGGATCAATATCGTTGGATTTTTAAACAAGATCAAGTGGAATTAAATTTTGAATCTAGCAGTATTGACGCAATTGTAAAACGTGCAATTAATTCAGGAACTGGAGCAAGAGCTTTGCAATCAGAAGTTGAAAGAGCACTAATGCCACACATGTTTAAACTAAGAGACTATGTCAAACGAGAAATTAAATGCGTGAATATCAATGCGGACCTAATAAATAATCCTGATAACATATAAGGGAGATATTTTGGGGAAAGCAATGATTGTCACAGACGGCAACATCGAAAAAGCACTAAGAAAGTTCAAGAAAAAAATAGCCAACTCGGGACTATTACTCGAACTTCGCGAACGTGAACACTATACAAAGCCAACAGAAGAAAAAAAACTTAAAAAAAGTCAGGCTAAAGCACGTTGGCGTAAACATCTACAAACCCAAGAGCTTCCAAAAAAACTTTATTAATGTACATTGAATTTGATATTTTAAAAGCAATGGACAATTTTGATGACCTTGAAGATGCAGTTGCTCTTTGGGCAAAAAAACACAACATACCTTATACAACTAAAGTGGCCAAGGGTTTAAAATATCGACTCGGATTAAATCAAGCCGAGCATTTTACGTTATTTTTTATTACCTGGTCAGCCTGCGAATATCAAGTCAAAAACGTCAAGAACAATGCCGGAGAATAATCAGTGACCATTTGGAAAAAACCCATATCTTTGGATTTACTTAATGCGTTGAGTAAAGGAAATAGTGGAGAACATGTGGGGATTGAATTTACAGAAATTGGTGACAATTATGTAACTGCACGTATTCCTGTTGATCATAGAACTATGCAACCGTGGGGTGTTATAAACGGCGGCATAAATGTGGTATTGGCAGAGACTGTGGCATCTTATGCTGCCTATCATGCAATTGACCCTGGCTTTCGATGTGTAGGACTAGATGTTAATGCCAACCACATTGCTCCAGCAAACAGAGGATGGGTAACTGCAACAGCTCGTCCAATTCAATTGGGCAATTCTATTCAGGTGTGGGCTATTGATTTAAAAAATGATGCTGGCAAATTGACTTGTGTGGCTCGTCTTACTCTTTCTGTTTTTAAAGACAAGCGCACCTGTACATCTAACATAGCCGAACAACATTGACTTATCTAGATATTTCCTGTATAAATATAGTTTGTAGCGCCGATGGTCGGGCTACAACGTATAGTCAACTTGCTTAATAAAGGAGAAATGACATGACTAAAATCACATCTTTTGATATTACCCCCTTCTATCGTAACGCTATTGGCGTTGATAGACTATTTGATCGTATTGTTAATCAAATCGATCACGCCGCAACTAATTACCCTCCATACAACATTGTAGAAACAGGTGAAAACACCTACGAAGTACAGGTTGCTGTGGCTGGATTTAATCAAGGCGATCTTGAAATTATTGTTAAAGACGGTGAGCTAATTATCACCGGCGAAAAAACAGAAACAACGCCCGAAGGATATATCTTCCGTCATCAAGGCATTAGTGCTCGTAAGTTTATTCGCATATTTAGTCTAGGTGATTATGTTGAAGTTAAGGATGCTGTGGCCAAGGACGGAATCTTATCTGTCAAGCTAGAGCGTGTAATTCCTGACTCAGCCAAGCCAAAGACTATTGCAATTAACTACGCTTCATAATATAATAGTTAATGTTAAATACTTGTAGGGCACGGTGCCCTACAGTATCCGCAAAGGAAGATAATAACAATGGCCGACATTAAAAATAGAATTAAACCAAACGTAAAACTGGCAGAGCCTCCAATGTTTAAGGTTATCTATATCAACGACAATCAAACATCTATGGAATTTGTGATTGAAAGTTTAATTCAATATTTCGAATATAACGCAGTTACCGCTGAAAAAATCACAACAGATATTCATGACGCTGGATCTGCGTGTGTTGCAGTTTTGCCATATGAAATTGCTGAGCAAAAGGGAATTGAAATTACTATTAGTGCTAGAACCGAAGGGTATCCCTTGCAGATTAAATTAGAACCCGAGACTGCTTAAAAATTAACTTCAATTCGTAGAGGATGATACACTGACTTTTTCCATTGTGTATCGCCTCTTCCTCTACAGTTGTTAACATATCGTATTCCGTCAATCACACGATCAACGCTGCCATGATAATGTCCAAAGCACCAATGGCTAATCTTGTTTTCCGAATCTTCGTGTAGTATTTGTTGAATAAAACTATTGCCCATGGTATTGTATCTATGTGTTCCAACTAATTCAATGTCATGGCTAATCAAATCTTTAGACGGTACTGTATGTGTAACAACAATAATTTTTTTAACATCGCTAT